TAAAAAAAAAGGGGGGGGGGGGGGTTCAGCGAAAAAACTACGCTGGTTTTCAAAATCAGCCAAAAATTGGTTTAAAAAAAATAATACCTATTCGCCGCGCGGGAGGGGTTCAGCGAAAAAAATACGCTGGTTTTTGTTTTGAAGCTCAGGGGTTCAGCGAAAAAAATACTACCGTCCCAGGGGTTCAGCGAAAAAATTGATGCGAAAATTTTTTGTACATATTTTTTTCTCAATAGATTTTTTTTCGTTCTACGCTAAAAATATACTAAAACATTACAATTATTTCTACTTTTATTTTGCAAGCAGAAAAAATTTTTCTGCTTAGTTTTAATTTAAAGGAGCAAACTATATGCTAACAATTTCAGATCTTGACGAAAAACAACTTATAACTTTGCAAAAAGGCCGCTATAATATTATAGGATGCGGTATTCGCACAGGTAAAACTTTTTGGGCTACACATAGCCTATTAAAGTATACTCGTGATAATCAGAATAGCCGCATCCTTTATCTAACCAATACAACTGCTTTGCGCGACCAGATTTGCGCGCAATATGCAGACCGCACCATTGTGGGTGATGATCTATGGAAAGAGTCGGTTGATGCTTGGGGTGAACATGCCAACAAAATTGGTGTCATGTGCTACCAAACATTGTCCGCCTGTATTATGAAGAAGCGTATGAACTGGTTGGATAATATTGATGTAATCGTTTGGGACGAGTGCGACGATATTTTTTCATTTGCCGCGCAAGAGTTTGCCAAGGCGCGCAAGCGTATGTCACGTGCAGACGCTTCTGTCGTCCTTCATATCGTACAAAATTATAGTACAGATGCCGATTACACTTCTTTAATTTTGCTCAGCAATTGGAATCGTTTTGTAGCGGAAGGCCGTATCCTTTGCGTTGGACTTTCAGCCACGCCTGAAAAAGCCTTCCAATACTATACGGATATAGTAGCTCAGAGCATTAAGGGTTCCTATCAAACTGGGTTTCGCGCCCGCGGAGACATCTTTTTCTATGATATTATGGCGCTTATATCTACCTTTACGCCGGAGCCTACAAAAGGCTACTGGTGCTATTCACCTTGGATAGAAAACAATAAGGCGATTGTTGAAGCTGCCAAGCAACGTGGCTTCCACGCTATTGAGCTTCATTCGCGCAACAATGAAGATAAGCCTTTGGATGCCGAGCAGCGTCGTGTGTTTGACTGCATAGTGAATACGGGGATGGTTCCGCCTGAATACGACTTCGTAGTCTTCAATAACGCCGCTTTGCGTGGCCTGAACCTCCTCGACACACGCTTCGACACGGAAATCATTGACTCTCTATTGCGTGAAAGCCGTGAACAGGCGGGCCGCCAATGCTTTCCCTACCAACGTTACCTTAAGGTCTACATTCCTAAGGTTCCCGAACAATATTACAATCGTTTCCTAACCTTACAGGAGTGCAGGGAGTTGGCAGAAAAGATGCAGGTACGCGAAACAGTAGATACCGATAGGAGCCATTCAGGTCATATCGTGACGTGGAATCGCCTCAAGACTCTTTTGCCGCAAGCTGGGTATGAAATTGAAAATAAACCGCAGTATGTGCATGGCGTTCGTAAGGTCATGTACCGGATTACCGGTAATTGGCAATATGCTGAAGCCGCTGATGAACCATTTATGAAACTGGTGGAAGCCAAGGGAGGGGACTCCGCTTCCGTTCCTCCTACTGGCAATTGCGATGTCAGCTACGATAGCAACGTCACTATTCCGCCTGAGCACCAGCACATCATGTGGACTCGCTAAGTTGCAGCTTCCAGCTTGCCTTAGGCAGGGGTGGGTTCCAGCTTTTCAGCTTATAGTGGCGGTGGTATGTTAAAATTGGGTTGCGTTTTGTTTTCCTCCCTTTTGTTAAGTTTATTATACTATAAATTTAATCGAAAGTCAAATGGTTGCGGATAGTTATTTAGACATAACTAACTGGGAGGGGAGGTTATGTTAAGGGGAGGTTAAAAGTGGGGCCGGCTCTGCTTTTTACCAATTCTTAACTTGCTTTTTCGTGCTGATGGTGCTATAATACTATCAGAACGAAGAAAGGAAGGTACTCAAGAATGAAGAATGATTACGTAACGAGGGCGCGCCAGTTTGTGAAGGAAATTGCTCCGATGATGGACAACCGCCGGGATTTCTATTCTGTATCTCGGGCTGTCCATGAGTATGAAACCAAGCACATCTATCGTAGAGTGACCTTCTGTCATGGTGCTGTTCGTTGCGCTATTATTACTTCCGATTATGTTATCAAGTGGGACTATGATACGGAGAGTGCGAAGGAATATGGCGGGTGTGTGGCTGAAAGTCGTCTTTGGAAGAAGTTGAAAGATAGCGAATATGCCGACCTGTTCGCGCCGATTACGTGCATCAGAGAAAGCGGTCATTATTGGTACGTTATGCCGCGTATCAATGGTGAGACGCCCGAGCACCGCATTTCCTATTATGTAAATAATGCCGCGAACGAATTTCTTGGGAGCAATCATATTTGCGACCTTCACTGTCAGAATTGGAGATTGGTGCGCGGAAAGCCTGTGATTTTTGATTATGCCTGCTCGTGGTGAGCAGGTTTTTCTTTTTGTAGAGAACTATTTTTCATGGCTGTTTTGGCCTGTTTTGGAGGCGTTAAAGCGTATTAAAAAATCGTCTCCGCAATGACAACACGCGGAAAAATTTTTTCTTTGTTAATTTTGGCGCCGGCTTGTAATTTAACATAAAAATTACGAAAAAAAGACCGCTTACGCGGTCTTGATAGAATAGGTCAGGGGATTCTTACCGTTGTCGTGCCTGACAAGCTCATCGCGCATATCGTGCGACAGAATGTAGGAGACTTCGTTGCGGTTCATCGCGCAAACATTGGCAACCTTATCGGTAATCTCCTGCGCGGTCAGAGGAATGTTGGAGCTGGACAGGGCCGCGAGAATGGCGGGGCGGCGCTCGGCCATGACAACGGCACGCTTCTCGGCGCGCTTTTCACGCTCGCGTTCGGTCTTAGCCGGGCTCTTGGTGTGCGCCTGAACAGCATCGTACAGAACCTTGAGAACACTGGTACGGTCAACCTCATGTTCCAGACCGCTCACCTTGAAGGTGGCATCAGCAGGCATGGCGGAAATCTGAGCGATAGCAACACGGATAGCATCGGCCTGAGTGAGAATGTTCTTCATAATGTGGTGTCCTTTCTGGTTTGGTGGGTGTCCTTCCCATTCGCTTTCTCGTTCCTTCCCTCGGAACAATTATATAATACCACATGGGCGCGAAAAAGTCAATAGGGAAGATTGTAAAGAGTTGGTTAAGTTGCGGGCCGGCTTTCGATTTAACAAAAGGTTAAAAAAAGAGCGTTTGAGCGCTCTTAGTATATATGTAGTGCTCTTAAAATATCAATTGGTTTTAGGTCAGTGTGTTTAAGCCAATGAATAATATTGTAAATTTCGTTCATGTTAGTAATACGGTGATTTTGAATAGCGTTAACAATATATTTGTCCATAGTGCTTATTCTCTCTGCTTCATGACGTAAATTTAATTCTTGTTGTTTTAATTCGTCAAGTATTTGAACAATAGGTGTATTTTTACTATAAAGGTCCCCATCTTTAATAATCATATCCATGAGTATTATCTCCTTTCTATTTTCTTAGCTATATTATAGCAAGAAGCAGATAGAAAGTCAAGTTAATCATAAGTAAAAAGCCGCGCCGGCTCGTGACTTAACATAACATTAACTTGTTTTTTTGTACAATAGGTGATATAATATAAGCAGAAAGGGGATGAATAATAGTGTTGAAAATTGGTCAAAAGGTAAGAATTAAAGGTGATTATGTTGTGATAGGTTATATTGTTGGGATTACCATTGATCCGATTGAAGAATATGAAGTTAATTGGGAAGCTCAAAATTATGTTACATATACGATACGACGCTATGATTCTTCTTTGTTTAAGAATGGTTTTGTGGATTATCGGCGCACGGGCGATGAAATTGAACCTATTACTAATTAAACAACGTCCGTAAGGACGTTTTACATCTATGTTAATTTTAATGCCGGCCTTCAAATTAACATAACAGTTACAAAAGTGGCGGCATCCTTACATGCCGCCTTACCTTCCTGTCTGGTGCGTTTCTTGTCCTTCTTGCGGTCATGTACAACAGAAGGACGAAAACCGACCCAGGTGTCGCGCTGCGGGTCTGGCTTTTTCTTTGCTTTCTTTTTACGCATAATCACTCACTCCTCATCCAGATTTGCGTATTCAATATTTGCATAATACTGTTCGCCAAGGTCAGTCTTAAAATAGTACCAATAATTACCGCTATCTACCCAGTGGGTGATGTGGGGGTTTGCCAACAGATGCTCTTCAATTGCGTGCCGCGCTTTCGGTAGAGAAGAATATACACCATAGACTGAATCAGAACCATCCAGAAAATTCGTAGAAACAACAAATACCATCATTATTTTGTCCTTCTTTCTCTCATTTCGTACCCTTATTATACCACTCGCGCGCCCTCTTGTCAAGAGGTTCTTTCGTCTTTTCTGAGGAAAATTTTTGAAGCTGAAAAAGTAGCCGGGAGATTGGTTATTTTGAGCTCCCGGAAGCTTGTTCTGAACACTTCTTCGCAAGAAAAATTTTTATTTGTTAATTTCGGGGCCGGCGCTAAATTTAACATAAGTATTGCAAAAAAGAAGAGGCTTACGCCTCTTCATCATCGTGGAAAGGCTTTGCTTCCCACTTCCAGTAGCCGCGCTCCTGCACCTTCGTCAGGAAATCCTCAAGATCACTGCCGCAAGTGACATCACCCGAATCCATTTCGGTCTCGGAACAACAGTTGCTCAGAGAAATCTCATACAGGTCTTCTTCGGTCAGATTGTATACGTCCAGAACCTTCTCATGCGCTTCGGTCATATCGTTAGCGTCAACAAAACCCCAATCCTTAAAATCATCACCGAGAGCTTCGCAGTAGTAGGAAATCATGTAACCATACTTCGTCATAATGAGTTCTCCTTCTGGTTTTAATGGGTTTTCCTTCCCTTTGTTGATTTTATTATAGCATAGAGCGTGCAAAAAGTCAAGTTAAGAATTGATGTTGGTTGGCTCCCATGATGCGTCTACGGCTTCGATGCCGTTGTCCTCACAGTAGTGGCAAACTGCCGCAATAACGTTTCTCCAGAATCCGGTAAAGATGTGCGTGCGATTGTTGGAAAACAGAACGGTACATTTGACTTCCATTAGCTCTTCTTCCTTTCCTCTCGTTTCTGGAAATAGTATAGCATAAATTGGGATGAGAGTCAAGTTAAAGATAAGTAAATTAGCGGGCCGGCTTGCTATTTAACCATTGTTTAACTTGCTATTGGGTCGCAAGTATGATATAATGAGTTCAGAAAGTGAGGGAATGATGATGCTGAGAATTTACAAGAAGTATGTGGATGTCTATTTGAACAAGCACCCGGGTGGTATGGTTAAAACTGAGGGCTGGTTTGTTATTGAAGATGAAAATAATACACAAGAAGAAATGACTTTTTGGGCGGGGAGGGCGGCGATACGGGATTCTTTAATGTCAGAGAATCCGGAAAATGTTAGTTGGAGAATTACTCTTTTCACAAAAAAGTTGCAGTTGTGGTCTATTTTTGAGGATAAGTTTGTTGCGGTTCAGCCGCATGATATTCTATATAAAAAGATTTGGTATCGACCTGTTTCTATCTCTATGGAACAGTTGATGAAACTTCCGGCAGAAAAGGTTGCGGCATATCTTCGACAAGAGGGTCTTTCGGTGGGCGCATAAGCGTCCATTTTTTTTGTAAATAAGAGGTTAAATAATGGGCCGGCGATTAATTTAACATTAGTATCAAATAAAACGCGGCTATGAAGCCGCGTTTAGTTTAATCAATGGTGCAAAACGAACCCCAGTTTTCCTTGAGCCGTTCAATATCTTCTTTATAACTATGCCAAAGTTCACCGTCGGAGTCATAACGCCAAAGCTCATGCCCTTCAAAAAAAGTTGGGATGCTGGTTTGAGTCTGTGTACTAAAAAAAGTGTATAGAATACGCCAATCCGCAGCAGTACATTTTGGGTTAATACGTAAAAACATTACGGTACTGTCTATTTTTTCTTTGATAAATTTAACAAATTTTTGGGGTTCTGTTTCCGGGTCATAGCGTGTAGAAATTTTTTCGCCTTTGTAATTATACATAGTAACATTATTGTGCCACAGCGGTGCAATAACGTTCTTTTTAAGCACGTTCAGTTCATAGTCCTGACATTGCTTCTGGTTGGTAAATGTCTTCCCGTCATCGCTCACATATACAGTCTTCTCAATCATCTTCCATAGCCCCTTTCATTTTTCTGTAACTATTATATCATAGTATATTCGGTTTTGTCAATACTTGTTTGTGTTAAAATTAAGAGATTGGGTAGTCTCCCCAATACTTTTTTACCTGCTCCTCGCTCCATTCTCGAACTTCAAACCATTCATCGAGATCGCAATCATTGTTGCGCCGGTCGCAATCTTTTTTCGCGTCCTCTTCGTTGTAGAATACATCGTGCACATCCTCGTTGCTAATGCCATGCCAGTTACCGAATACTATTGCGTAAAACTTCATTTTGATTACTCCTCTCATGTCGTTGTCCTAATTATAGCATAAAGAGGCAAGTAAGTCAATAATTAAAATGTCAAGATTATGTTAAATTCAAGACCGGCCCGTGATTTAACATAAATATTACAAAAAGAAAAGGGCTTATGCCCCTTCCTTTTCCTTCTTAGCTGCGCGGGCGGCCGCGTCTGCGGCGGCCTTGGCCTGCTTTTCGGCGGCCTTTTCGGCTTTCTTCGCCTGCTTAGCTTCGTAGTCGTTCGTTTCCTTTTTCATGAGTTCGGCGGCGGTCATATCTTCGCGCTCTTCGGCAACTACGGCGTTAACACGGACGTAACGTTCGGTACCATTGACATCAGTCAGGAGAATACCAAAACTGCGGTCGTTGATACGGGTGAAACCCTCAAGGTTCAGACGAGAAAAAACTTCGGCACGGAGAGCGGCATCAGTGGTGATTTTGTTCGTCTTAATGGGCATGGTGTTCGCCTTTCTGGTTTGGGGTGTTTTCCTTCACCTTTCGAGAATATTATAGCATGAGATTTGAGAAAAGTCAAATTAAGAATGTGTAAAGTTGCAGGCCGGCCCCAAACTTAACATAACTTTAACCAAAGAATAGGGTGGACGTTAGTCCACCCTATTTACGTCAAGTGAAGTAGTTAGCGGCAAGTTAAGATACATTTCAAGTCCATTCAACTTTCGTCTAAGTGAAGTCACATACCCCATAAGATTATCATTATCCACCAGTTCATCAACTTTCTGCTGATAGTGATTAACCATGCGATTGTAAACCGTGCGCGCTCCTTCTTCATTCTTCTTTTTGTTATTCAGAATGTAATCAGGTGTTTCACCCAACATTCTAAAAGGAAACGCTTCAATTCCTTCTTCAATCTTATGGTAACGCGCAATTTTTGACAGGATGAAGGATTCAATGATAGCATCATCCAGAGCCGTGTGCGATTCATTAAAATCATACTGCTGTTGAAGGAATCGGAAAGTGCTTTCTGCACTTGTCTTAAAGTACATTCCACTATCAGTCAACATATCATGCGCCAAACATTCATTCTTGTATTTCTGCGTGTTTAACAGATATTTAGTAGCAAGTCCCCAAAGGTCGAACAGAGGATAAGTTTTGCCACGAAAACGGAATACATCAGGTTCAAATTCGCGTTCTTTGCGCGGACAGGCATTTTTGGCGATATTATCACAAAGCACTGTCTGATTGTCATACCACTTCTGAAAATCGGGTGAATACAGTTTCTGAATATACAGTTCCGTGAAGGGGATTGCCTTTTTGAAGTCGAACATGGAATTGAACGCACCAACGGAAGTACACTTTTCAAGGTCGTTCAGATAAATGTCCATGATGTCGTTCCACGGAAGGACAGAAATTTCGCCGCGCTTGAGCATATCCAGATAAATGGGGCGCTTTTCCGCATAATAAGCGGTATTGAAAACATCTGGAACAGAAAAGGTTTCCGCAACAAGATACTTCCGCTTTTCCACGATAGTTCCATCACGCTGGACAAGCGTCCACCCCAGATCATAAATGAGCGGTCGCGCAATAGCAATACGCTTCTTCATGTCGGGTCGGTCGTTGTAGCGAGAAGCATAGGGCAAGGTCGCGGTTTCCGTGTCGGTCACACAAAAGAGCTTTTTCTGCATAGGGGTTGAATCTCCTTTCGGTTTACGAGGTTTCCTTCCTCTCTTGCGTTCTTTCTCAAGAACAGGTATAGTATACCATATGGGAGGCCAGAAGTCAATAGGAATGAATGTTAAAGGTATGTTAAGTTGGTGGCCGGCCTTATATTTAACATAGATATTACAAAAAGAAAGGAGCCTTATGGCTCCTCATATTTTATATCACTTGATTCTTCGAGGTCGCTATCGCTGGGGAGGATGTTTTGGTCATCAAGCCAATGAAAAAAGGATACCTGCTGGTCAGTGAGCTTTACAAAATATGTATTATCACATGAAGTCATTCGATAAAAATTTCGTTGTGGGGTACATTCGGCGTGCGTACCGTCCATTGCTATCATCATGATTATTTCTGTTTTACTGTATTTTCGGGAAGGGTCTACATAAATATTACGAGTTTTGCAGATTTCAAGAAGTGTATTATAAGGATGGTCAAACAGTGCCACATACTTACTCGTCTCATACTTTTTCATCATATCTTTTCCCTTTCTGGTTTTATGAGGTTGTTCCTTCCTCGTTTCTGTAAGTATTATAACATAAGGCAGATTGGAAGTCAAATTAAGATTGTGTAAAGTTAGCGGCCGGCGCGCCAATTTACCATTTCTTAACTTGACTTGCGTGAAAAATCATGCTATACTATACGTGTTGAAAGGGGATGACATAAGTGATTGATATGGAACTGAGTCGGTCTACGTTTGAGAAGTTGTATCGTGATGTTTTTTGTCATTATCCTGTTATTGATTGGGATAGGCTGAATCCAATTAAGCGCGCATTGCGGCTGTGGCAGTTGGAACACCATATTAAGGATATGTCGATTCATTATGGTATCAGTCGGTTCGTTATTGTGTTTTCCTCTTTTGTGCTGAAAATTCAGATGAATAGCGGCCACGATAACGAAATGGAAGTAGACTTCTATAAGTTCGCGGAAGATGAAGGCTATGGCTACCTTTTCGCGCCTGTGTATCATTTTGACGCGCATGGTTTTTCTGTCAATGTGATGCCTACTGTTGAAAATATTAATGATGAAAATGATGATTTGATTAGTAGTGATTTTATTGGAGATGATGAGCGTGATTGGCTTGAATGTCATGTAACCGATTTGCATAGTGGTAATTATGGTTTTGATGAATATGGTAACGTAGTAATCTTTGATTACGCGATGTGTTCAGAAGAAGGAGATATTTCAAGTGAGAACTATTAAAGAAGGTTGGGTTTTCTTTACGCCTGATGGGGTGTGGATTGGAACCCCACATTGTTTTCCGAATTGGGCGCAGGCGCGTGAGGATTTTTTGAAGTTGGCTGAGCGCAAAGAATGGAAGCATGATTGGATTCCTTTTGAAGAGCCGGACAAGTTCAGAAGCTATAATGCGACAACTGATGAGGGCGTTAGTTTTAAGGTTAATTTTCAGAAGGTGTCGAAGTGACGCCTTCTTCTTTTTGTAATGAAATTGTTAAGAAGTGGGCCGGCGATTGATTTAACAAAAGGATAAAAGAAAAAGATGGCTTATTGCCATCTTTTTTTAGGGCTGTTGATACCGCGCTTCAAGATATTAGTATATTCAATACGATACATCTTAAAGTTTTTGATACGTATATAATATAACGCTTTTGCACAACTATTAGCTCGTCTGGAATAGGGTGTAGTCTTTTTCCAGAAACGTTTATTGTATTTTCGACATGCTTTATTCCATTTGCTGTAAAAGCCAAATCCGATATTGCGTACACATTTCATAGTCTATCACTCCTCGCTTTCTAAAAATATTATAGCAAAAGCGCACACGAAAGTCAAGTTAAGACTTGGTAAAAAGAACTGCCGGCGCCTGTTTTAACATAAAGGTAAAAGAAAAGAGGGCTTGGCGCCCTCTTCTTGTTATTATAGTTTCTTCTAAATAATTTCTACCTCTACCATAGAATAAGTATCAATTTCCGGCCAACGCTCATTTACCTGTTGATGACAAAGCGCGTCTATTTCATTGTCTGAATAGTCTACCATAATTTTCCTATTTAGTTCTTTAAGATGTGCGAATGCCTTTTCGTAGTCAAGATAGATTCCTTCTTCATAGGCCGGTTCGTTATCTGCGCCAAAACCATCTACACCGAGAATAAAAGCGTATCCAGTCATCTTTTTTAAGTCCTTTCTTTATTCATTGTCCGTTTCATATACATTACAGCCGCTGTAAGGGTCATAATTACTTTCGTCGACGTCATCGTCTATATCATCATCCCACTGGTCGCTCAGATATACGGTATTTGTGGCATCATCATAGAAAATTGTTTCCGATGAAGAGTAGCAATCGTTTGAACAGACTACTGTAGCATCAGAAGGCATGGAATTGAGAATTACGATCAGTTCACTTACAGTCATGTCACAAGCCCTTTCTGGTTTTAAGTGTTTTCCTTCACTTGATGGTTATATTATACACGAAGATGAACGGAAAGTCAAGTAAAGAATATGTAAATTGGGCGGCCGGCCGCGAATTTAACATAAATATTACATAAAAAAAGAAGCCCCGTTTGGGGCTTCTTTCTGGTTACAGGCAATAGGTGTTCGCGCCCTTGCCGCTATCGTCCTTCTTCACCTTGTCCGCAAGCTGATGCAGAAGCAGATACTGAACCTTATTCTGCGTGAAGTCATCGGGCAGGTCGGCCGCGCAAGCCTCGTAAATTTCCTTGGCGGTCATGGGCTTGTCCGACATAGCCGCAAGCACAATAGGCGCGGCAGTGGCATACTTGTCCGCATTGGCGCGAGCCTTAGCGGTCATGTGGTCAAGCTCGCCCTGAAGCTCGTCGCGCAGAGCAGCAGTATCAACATCAGCGCCGTTCAGGTAAGCAATCATGGTCTCGATGGTGTTCTTCTTCATAAGGCAAATCCTTCTTTCTGGTTTGGTGGGTTTTCCTTCCCTTTTCTGTATTTATTATAACAGATTCTCACTTGGAAGTCAAGTTAAGATTCTGTTACAAACTGGCGGGACGCGGAGGAATTGAACCTCGTTCCTTGCGGAACCGCTCTGCTTTTGCACTGAGCTACGTAATCGTCTTTCGACTTACCACGGCGGCTACCCTGATGCCGCTTTCGCGCCCCTCATTACGATAATAGTATAGCAGAAAATGCGCGAAAAGTCAATCATTATGTGTGTAAAGAATTGGTTAAATGTGCGGCCGGCCTGGGATTTAACTTTTATTTAATAAATAAAAAACGGGGCTGAGCCCCGTTAGGTATAATCTGCAATTCTTTTGAGTAGAGTGATTAGAATAGATTTTTCCAAGCTACTCATGATTTGCGGCTTATCTTCTCTATTTTTAAGCCATGTGCTAATGGTATCTATTGCATCGGCGAGATCATCAGCGGGGTTATATCTTGTTAGAATAAGTTTGTTTCCAAAACAGCTTAGCTCCATCGGCGTACCTTCATCAATACACAAAGCTTCACGAATTTCTATTGGAATAGTCACACGTCCCTGTTCATCAAGATGTCGAACAATAGTATTCGTATTCATAAGTTAATCTCCTTAAATATTATTTGCGATTCTGTTCAGACAGTTTGTAATCATATTTCGTGCCGACTGGTTTAGAATTTTATTGCTATCGGTAGAATCAAACCACTGCTTAATAACTGTAATGGCGCTGTGCATATCATCTGCGGAAACAGTCGGCTTTTTGTTGGAAGGCTCATCGGTGGTTGTGAGATGTACGAGAAGATCACCAGTTTCTGCTGAACAAATTTGAGCTTCTGAGAAATTATGCTTATTCATAATTTCAGTGTCACGCTTGATGGTTTCACTAATGAAATCATCATCGCGGCGTAGAGCAATGAATGTAGTGCCGTCATAGAAGAATGTTTCGGTGGTAGTCTGCCAAGTGTATTCTACGTTGATAGCCATAATGAATTTTCTCCTTTCATATTCCCGTTGCCCTTTCAACGTGTATAGTATATCATAGCATTACAAAAAAGTCAACTATTAAAATTGTAAAGAATTGGTAAACTTGCGGGCCGGGCCGTAACTTAACGTTACTGCCACCTCTTTTTGTCATCATCCCACTTATTATGTACTCTTAGTGCTTCGTAAGAATAAATGTGAGTATTATGCGTCATTGACCGAAGGGCTCGCGCACACAGTCTCCACCGCCGAATATATGGAGTGGCGCGTTTGAGATAAAGTTTGCAATAACTCTTTTGCTCAATTTGAAATACAGAGTAGGTTTTGCCGCAAAACATGATGCGCTTGTTTTTCATTCTTGTTTTCCCTCTCTTTCATAGAAAGTATACCATAAATCGCGCACGGGGTCAAGTTAAAGGTTAGTAAAATTGCGCGCCGGCGGTAAAATTAACACAAAAATAAAAATAAAATTGGGGCGGTATTATGCCGCCCCTTCTTTTCAATACTTCGCCGTATAGGTCATCGGGTTCTTACCGTTCATATGACGTTCCACGTTGTCTGCCCACAGGGCGCGCAGACCGTACCGAATCTTCTCAACCGTGAAGCCAGCGGGCCACTGGTCAGACCCCTCGAATAGCTGTTCGGCCGTCTGCGGCACATCCGACAGCAGATTGCACAGGACTTCCTTAGCCTGCTCATAGGCGTCTGTCTTGGCCTGCGACTTGGCGAGCATCTTGTACCATTCGGCATTGATTTCGTTGCGCAGGGTGTCCATGTCCGCAACAGGCTGACCATTGACCATCGCGACAACCATCTCAAAAACATTCTTCTTCATAGGGCTTTCTTCCTTTCCGGTTTGAAGGGTTTTCCTTCCCTTGATTACGTACATATTATAGCATGAGCGCGCATGAAAGTCAATAACTGGGGATGTTAAATAGGAGTAAACTTGTGCGCCGGCCTTTAATTTAACATAATATTTACAAAATGAAATAAGGGCGCTTTACGCGCCCTTAATGTTATCTCGAATTTCCTTCTTCATCTTCTCAAAGTCTTCCACCTTGACCTTCTTAGTACGAGCGGCGGCTTTGCGTGCCTTTTCGGCGTCCTTCTGCGCCTTATTCTGCGCCTTAATCTGTGCTTCCAGTGCTTTTGTTTCACAATCTACTTTCCATGCTTTTGCGGCTTCATAGCCATTATACGGTTCATATCCACCCGGGATACGCTTGCCGCGCGGAATTGCAACCTGAATAGTAGCATACGATTCATTGCCTTCGGGGTCGGTAATAGGCATCATTACCACACCAGACCCGACATATTCCACATCGGTTTCATACTGAGATTTCATGAAGTTCACAAGGTCGGTCATGATACTGTCGCGCACTTTCGTCATATTGATTTCCTTACCCATCACTCAATCCCTCACTTTCTGAGAATATTATATCTCAAATTTTGAAAAAAGTCAAGTAAAGATTTTGTTAAGAAGCGGGTCGGCGCAAGATTTAACTTGCGCTTAACATAGATCGGACGCATAGTGGCTTTCATAGAGACCTTGAGTGATAAGGAAACAAGGGTATGCAAAATCACAAGTATATTCTGAACCTTTAATAGATACCGTATTTTTCTTTCTATATCTACAATTCTCGCATTTATTGTTACACGATACGCACATATCCAGAAAGGCGGTAATAGCATCAAAATCGGCGGCAGTGAATAGCTTTGGATTTTTCATCGTTATCTCCTTTTTTTTACAATGTCAGAAAATAAATATTCATCGCAATAACTGCCAATCGCATCACAATAGCATTGATATGACAACGGTCATGAATGTCCCAAATTAAGCCGCCAATAGCCACCGGTAATCCAACATACGCGCCCTTATTGTACACAATAATAGCGATAACATTCACTATCATGAGCGCGCTTGCTAAATCCATTCTCTCAAAACGATATGGCCCATACAATTCAAACCATTTGCGCATAGTTGCATGCCTCCCTTGCTTTCTGTCATTATTATACTATAGACTTGCGATGGGGTCAAGTTAAGTGATGGTTAAGTAGCGGGCCGGGCCGCAATTTAACACAAAATTAAAAATGAAATAGGGCGCTTATGCGCCCTGTATCAGTTTCTTGAGCGTGGGGAGAATTTCATTTGGCGTAAAAGCGTTCTCGCCCCAGTCGTTTCTATTTTTTTCTTCATCATCAAAAAGGATACCAGAGCCGCAAACCGAACGCTTGTTCGTCCCGTAAGGAACTATGTGGATTTCATCCCATCTCACGGAATGTAGATGGCGTGCCAGCCATTTCCTTTTAGCCTGCGCCACAGCTTCATGATAGCGTTCCGTGCCACTTTTAGATGTCCAGCTGATAATGCCCAGCTTCCAGCCAGCTTTCTGGAGCTTGTGTGCAAGACGCGCGAATAGAGCAAAGTTCAACATTGGCGCAGCTTCCAGATACGGACGCACGATTTCGGCTTCAAGGTCGGCAAGCCAACCTTCAACTTCATAAAAACGGTTCAAAGTACCGTCCATATCGAAATAAATCTTTTTCTCCATTTGCTTCCTTCCTTTCTCTCATCTGGCAATAGTATATCACACAGCGGCGGCGCAGTCAAGTTAAACGTGGGTTAAAAGCGGGGCCGGCCTTGAACTTAACATAATTTTTACAAAAAGAAAAAACGGGCAATAATGCCCGTTTCCTTTCAGTCGTAAAAGTAGAGGTTGAGAAGGGCGATGGCGTCTACCATATTCACTATGATTGAATCGTAATTGCATCGTCCGTTGTCATCCAGTTTATAAAAGAAGAGCTCTACTTGCTGTAAGGTATTGTCGCGAATGACCACGGCTGGATCGAGCAATGCGGAGCAAAAACGGAATATCGTCTCCCTTTCGGTTCTGTAGATACGGTACTGTGGAATGTTCGGACATTTCGCCAGCAGCTTCTTGAACAACTGCACCCGATACTTCATTATTTTAGCCCTCCTTGCAGCTTTCGTCCGCGCTCAGGCGGCAAATGTCGAACATGATAGCCACGTTGGTATAGGGATGCTTCTCCTCGCAGTAGCGGAAAAACCTGATGGTCTGCGGGCACTCCATGCCGTAGTTAGTCACCATATAGTCCTTCATCTGCTTCTTGGTCATCATTTTTGTTCCCTTCCTTTCCCTTTTCTGAGAATAGTATAACATAACGTATCCACGAAGTCAAGTTAAACGTAGGTTAAGTCGGCGGCCGGCCCAGCTTTTAACAAAAAAGATGCCATTAGGCATCTCCAGCTTGCGGTTGAGTGGTCAGGATATGAAATGCTTTTGCCAGCTCACCAGCGTTTGGGTGACGGCAGGCAATGTTAAAAAACGAAATGGTGCGATAGTCCTCGAAACCGTAGTTGCGCACCATGTAGTCCATCATTTCCTGCTTACTCATTGTGTTGCCCTCCTTTTCATTCTGGTATTAGTATAGCATAAAATGCTCGGGGTGTCAATATGGTTTTAGGTAAAGGTTTGGTTAAATGTAAGGCCGGCCCGCAATTTAACATAAAATTAGCAAAAAGAAAAGAGCCGATTAGCGGCTCACGGAACGAATATCGTGATAAACTGCCAGCCAAACATTGCGCGGCTTGCCGCTCAGCATAACGTCATACAGCTTACCGCCTTCATGATGGTACAGGGCAACATTGTAGCGGCCGGGACGAATTGGTGTCAGAATGATAGAGTAGTCGCGGGAAGAAATGGCGGCGAACGTTCCGTAATTCATGATTTCCATTTGTTTATCCTTCCTTTCTCTCATCTGGGAATAGTATAGCATAGATGGGACAGCAAGTCAAGTAAAGAGTTGGTTAAATTGGCGGCCGGCCCACAATTTAACATAACTTTTACAAAAGAAAAGAGCTGGTTTACACCAGCCCGTAGAGGTTGAACGTGTGGTCGATGATCCACACCTTGCGATCAGCGTCCCACTTGTACCAGCCATTCCAAAGAAGGGCGTCCCCTTCGTCCGGCAGCTCTGTCTCATAATACTCCGTGCGCACGATGTCGATGACGTTGTACTTACGCAGCGTGGCCCAGCTCGGCAGTCCCTTATGGCCTTCCATCATGGCCATGATGTCGTTGTAGGTCAGAGCTTTGTTGCCGATGAGAGCCTTGAAGTTGTCGATTTTGGCTTTGGTCGCGTTCTGCATTTTCGTCATTTTGGTTTGCCCCTTTCCTTTTTTCTGTATATAGTATACCACCGACCGCCCAGAAAGTCAAGTAAAGATTGCGTTAATTCGCGGGCCGGCCCTTGATTTAACATAACTTTTACAAAAGAAAAAAGCCGCTTGCGCGGCTTTTGTTAAACGTCAAGGTCTTCACACGCTCGGTCATACACGGATTCCCATCTATCCTGAAGGTCGGGGTCGTCATCTATGATTTGGCGCAACTCACGGATAGAGAAATCATCATCGCTTTCAAAATTTGCAATCATAGCCTCATAGGCTTCATTGTAAATCTCATCATGGAGGTCGTCTTCATCCATATCTTCACTATCGTCGATGTTATCGACAACCTGCTTAACAAGCTCTTCAATACCTTCATCACCGTAGCACCATTTGCGCGCATCCAAATAGCCAACCTTGTACATCGTTGTGTCCTCCTTTTCTTTTCTGGATATAGTATAGCATAAGGCAGCGGCAAAGTCAAGTAAAGATTATGTTAAATTCGCCGCCGGCCTTGAATTTAACAAAATATTTACAAAAAAGGATCGCTTAGCGATCCCAGTCCATGATAAGCTTGTGCTTGTTCCAGTCGTAAATTTCAACACTAATACAGGTAGGGTCTTCAACATAGATTGCTGCGCAAGCCAGCGCAGAAGGGAAGTTCGCGGTCGTTTCAGTCTTGCTGGAACAGTCATCCCACATAATAATAATCTGATACATGTTGGTTTCCTCTCTTTCTCTTTTGTGATTATAGTATAGCACAAGGCTGAACGAAAGTCAATACCGGCTTGGTTAAAGGTATGTTAATTGGCGCGCCGGCCTTGGATTTAACATAAATTTAAAAATAAAATTGCGCGGATTACTCCGCGCAATAGGCCAGATTTTTGCGTGCCCAACCGAAAATTGAAATTTGGTTATGCGCGCGACCGATTTCAAGGGCTTCATGTTTGGTCTTGACACGATAGCTTTTGTCGATGTAAAAGATACCATCGGACAGCCAAATGCCGCAATCGCCATGATAGCTTTCAATGGCAGCAAGGGCTTCTTGCGCGTCACACGTTTCAATGCCTTCCGTTGCAACCTGCCAACCAGTTTTGTACTCAATGGGCTGGCCGGCTTTCAGGCTCATTCCGTCATTGTTTTTAAGATTCCGAAGCTGTTCAATGGTAATCATGTTGTTTGCCCCTTTCCTTTTTCTGATAGTATTATACCATAGCGGGGCCAGAATGTCAATAGCGGGATTGGTTAAAGGTGTGTTAAAAGGGCGGCCGGCCCGTAATTTAACATGGATTTAAAATAAAATAAGGAACGCATGGCGTCCCTTATAGTTCAAAGTAGTCGCAAGCATTGTGCTAAACATATTCGTGCAGTTCTTGAAGTTCAGGATCGTTTTTAATAATTGAATCACGGATATTATTTTTAAGATAGATGTCGCTATTGAAATACATGCTCATAACGTCATAAATATTGTTATGAATTTTCTCGTAAAAATTTTTTCGGTTGTCTATTGTCTGAATCAGTTATTCGCCGTATTGAACAACAGATTTTATCAACTTATCAACATTGGCATCAAATATCCAATGATGGCCTTCAATCCAACCAGTTTTGAACGCCTGTATAAAACTCCCGTCGTTTCTTATAGAAGCATAACAGTGATGATAAAACCGAACACGATGAGCGGTAGAAGAATCTCGCCAGTCTTCTCATTGTTGGTACTGAGCGCGCAAGCGCACAATAGAATCATAACCAGAGCCGCAATCAGAAACATTGTTCATCCTTCTTTCTTTCCTTTTTCTGAATATATTATACTACGAATGGTGGCGGAGATCAAGTTAAGATTGTGTTAAATGGCGGGCCGGCGCGTGATTTAACACGCGCTTTACATCATTTAAGATTACGCTTTATCATTTCTTTCTTGACATCATTGTCGATATAATCGTGATGATTAGGCGTAAAGTACGCAATAACGACACCAGTATACGTATCAATTATATCGACAGTATAATGTTTCGTATCACGTATCTTGCGTCCACAATAGATAGCGCCATAGGCCGTCCTAAAGAGATAGGAAATTTTGTAGCCCTGGTTCTGATTATCGCGATAATAAATTTCGTACATTCTGATTGCCCCTTTTCTTTTTCTGTACTTAGTATAGCATAGAACCGTGAGGAAGTCAAGTTAAATGGCTGTTAAATAACGGGCCGGCTTTGAATTTAACATAATTTTTACAAAAAGAGAAAGCGGGTTACACCCGCTCAAACTCCAACATGGGGTCGATGTGCACCAGCTCGTCCCAGCTTGCACCACGTTCCAGCTCGTAGCGGATTGCTGCGGTGATGCGGGAGTTGGCTCCGTACCTGCGCGTAACGTTTTCGATAACGGTTGCCGCCATGATCGCGTCCTGCTCGTCCTCGTCTATCTGATACTCGTCCTCGTAGACCTCGCGTGCGTCAATGCTGTACAGTTCCTCAATGCTCATTTCTGTGTCCCTCCCTTTCGTTCTGGATACAGTATATCACACATTGAGGGGGGAAGTCAAGTAAATATTATGTTAAATGCAAGGCCGGCCCTAGATTTAACAAAAGCTTTACAAAATAAGAAAAGCGCCGCTCAACAGCGGCGCTTCTTGTTGTTAAACCATGGGGCTTCTTGCTGGTAGCGCTCATAGGCGCTAATTTTAATAAACTCGTTGTACTCTTCCAGCTGAATTTCGCGCGCTTGCAGGATTCCGCGTGTGTGTTTCACGGAAGGCATCCGCTTTGCTCTGTCCATCGCTTCAATCATGTTAGCGCATTTGAAAGCGAATTTTATGTCGCTTTCGTGACCATTACCACAGTGTCCACGCGGAACAGTTACCATGAAATAACGTGCCATTTTCCAGCTCCTCCTTTACATCGCCATAACAATGGCGTTCACGATAGAGTAAACGATGTAGAGCGCCAGTAATGCAATCGTGGAACCCATCAGAATCAGAATAGCCTTCATTTCAGCCCTTCCTTTCTTTCCCCTCGGTACATACATAGTATAGCACCAGACGCGCCAGAAGTCAAGTAAAGATTGTGTTAAATCGGCGGCCGGCTTTTGATTTAACGTACATTTAACGTAAGAAAAGAAAAGAAAAAAAGCGGCTTGCGCCGCTTTCTTTCAGAAGTCCAGCTTATCGCTGAGAATGTCATCTCCCTCCCAGCGTAGCAACATGACGCCTTCCCACTCAGAACCGTCTCGCAGCTCGCGCGCCCGATCCTTAGCTTCGTCAATGTCATAATAGTCCTCCCAAAGCTCGTCCATGAAACCATCAGACGCTTCCTTCTCAGCAATCACCGAATACCTGTACCACATGTTTTTGTTCCTCCTTTTTCCTTTCGTTCTGTGAACATTATACCACATCGCGACCGCCTTGTCAACCCTCTTCTATGTAAATTGTATGTTAATTTCAGGGCCGGCCCTTAATTTAACATATCCTTTACAAAAAGACCCTTATGGGTCTTTACACGCAAATGGTTTCTACGTGCCACGGCTTGCCGGTGAGATTCGTGCGCAACGTGGCGGCTTGTTCGGCTTGTTCGCGCGTGGGGTAGTATTCGGAACCGCGGAAACCATTCCATGAATAGATAACATACATGATTCTCATTTTGAAATCCCCCTTTCGTTCTATGAATATGATAGCACAAAATGGATAGGAGGTCAAGTTAAGTGATGGTTAATTTAGCCGCCGGCCCTCGATTTAACATACATTTTACAATGAAATTGGCCCGCCTAAGCGGGCCAATTTTCTTTCATTAGTTCATCAAATTCAGCAAACGTAATTTCTTCATCGGTGGCGGCGAGATATTCCCAAAACATGAATATCTGTTCTTCATCGCTCATTTCTTCCCATTTCTTCATGTTACTGTTCCTCCTCTTCGGCGGTCATGCGGCGCATCCAAATGTTAGTCATGGTCGTGTACATGTGTGCCTGCGCGCCCAAGGTAGCATCCGGATGACGTTCCATCCAATCGGTATACTGGCGGACTTCTTCGGTCTCCTGACCAATGGCACGGATGAGCAGATTCAGAAACATCATTGTGTTTTCCTCCCTTTCACTTTCTGATAGTATTATAACACGGGTAGGGTAAAAGGTCAAGTTAAACGTATGTTAAATGGCGTGCCGGCTTTGAAATTAACATGAAATTAACGAAAAAGGGCTTACGCCCTTTTTAATTTCTCTGTTAGTGCCTTGAGTTTGGATTCGATGACATCCAGTCGCGCGTTCTGGTCTTTGAGCTCTTGTTCAATCTCACGCAAGTTTTGTGTTATCTTACTCAGGATTATGTATTCGTGATTGCCAACCGTGATATACTTGTTCTTCTTCATGGTCTATCCCTCTCTTTCATTTATGTCTACATTATAGCATAAAAGCGTGTATTTGTCAATATAGAATAAGGTAAAGATTGTGTTAAAAGACGGGCCGGCCCTGAATTTAACATAGATTTTACAAAAGAAGAAGGGCGGCTTGCGCCCTTCCTTTTATTCTTTGTTGTTGTCATCCGGCCACCGGATGGCAAATTCATACCAAATTTCAGCAAGAAATTGGTCATTAGGCGCCATTTCCAGACACTCGAAGAAGTAGAGGGTAGCGGGATGCTCAAAGCCGTAGGTGCGAATGATTTTGTCCTGCATTTCCTTGATAGTCATGGTGTCAACCTCCCTTTCACTTTCTGGTAATAGTATACCATAGGGCAGAACGAAAGTCAATAGGAGGAATGTAAAAATGGTGTGAACTTTAAGGCCGGCCCTTAATTTAACATGGATTTAACATAAGGGCGAAAAAAAGAAAAAGGCGCTTACGCGCCTTCTTTTTTTTCCCATTCGGTGAAGAGGGCTTCCAGTTCCTCTTCGGTCAGTCGGGCCGCCATAGTGGCTTCTTCCATAAACTCGCGCGCGTCCTCGTCCCTAAGGGTCATGTCGCCATTCCAATCAAACATTGCTTGTTCCTCCTTTTGCTTTCTGGATATATTATACTACGGGGTGGATTATAAGTCAAGTTAAGACTATGTTAAATGCGCGGCCGGCTTTTGATTTAACATTGATTTAACATAGTGTATAAAAAGAAGGCGCTTATGCGCCTTCCTTCTCTGCGATCGGACGGATTATTAAATCCAAACGATCAATCTGGAACATCCGCCACTTGAACAACTGATCGTAAGTCAACCCCGACAGGATAATTTTGTTAGTACGGACATTGTAGATTTCAAACATTGGTTTTTCCTCCCTTTCATTTTCTACATATATTATACTGCGGGGCCAGTTTCATGTCAAATTAAGATTGTGTTAAATGTGCGGCCAGCCCCTATTTTAACATGAAATTAACACTCATGGTAATTAAAAAGCCGCCCGAAATGGGGCGGCTTTTCGGTTGCGCTCATATTTAGCACGGGCGCGCAAGCCGTGCCAGAACAGAATCAAGTTAGGGGATATGGGCGTTTCTGTTCGGCGTTTCCATAGAGCCCTTGCCTTAGTACAATGGAATCATTCCTTTCCCCTTCGTTCTGAGAATATTATACTACGGGCGGAGTTCTAAGTCAAGTTAAAAGAATGTTAAAAGAGGGGCCGGTTTATGATTTAACTTGAAATTAACACGAAGGCGCGCAGCTTGTGCGCCAAAAATGAAATTCGCAGCTTGCAGCTTGCAGCTTGTGTTAAGTTTAGGTTAAATTTACGTTAAGCGCTCCGGTGCGCGAGGAGGTGGATTAGCAGCTTGCTTCCAGCTTGTCGCCGCGAAAATGTCGCGCAGACAGAAACCAGAGCTTGCAACAGAGCGCCCCAAGGTTAAAAATAAGTTACGATTGTATTTCATTATCATATCGTTCCCTTTTCCTTGCTATCGTTTTGTGCCTTGCCCTTCCATCACCCCTATTATACTGCAACGGCGTGTATGGTGTCAAGTAAAGATTATGTTAAAAAGAAGGCCGGCCTTTAATTTAACGCACATTTAACAAAATAGGCAAAAAGAAAAGCGGCTTTCGCCGCTTTTATTTCACTTGACACTCCCAGTCCCAGCTATCATTCACAAATCGTGTGATCCGAATATGGTCCCAGCAGCCTTCCTTCACCAGCTCATTGGCGTAGAAGTCCGCATCTTCGTAGGTTTCCAGCTCTTCTTCTTCCTCATCATCATAAATGACGTCATCATCGTGGTGGGGCGCGTAGGTCACGCGGTAGGTGATTTCCTGCTCATGAGTTCCAAATTCATCATTCCAATACTGCATCATGATTGTCAACTCCTTCCCTTTTTCTGTAATCATTATACCACGCCCCACCCCAGAAGTCAAGTAAAGGTTTCGTTAATTCGCGCTTCGGGGCTATGTAAATTTTATGTTAATTTGTGGGCCGGCCTTCTATTTAACATAGATTTAACTTTGAAATTGGAACTTTCAGGATTGTTAAGATGAAGTTAAATAATAATTTTTAGGATAAAATAAAATTATAATTGGGGTATAATTATTAGTGAAATTAAAAATGAAATTACGGGAATGTTAAAATGCCGTTAAAAAATGAAATTGTTATGGGAAAATAAAATGAAATTCCCGAAAGTAATGGGAATGTTAAAAGAAAATGAAATTCCTAACATTGTTAATAAAAGAAAATGAAGTTAACAAAGGCGCGCGAAGCGCTACGCGGCAAAATTAAATGATGGTTAAAAAGAAGGCCGGCCCGCTATTTAACATACATTTAACATAAACGCGCCAGAAAAATTTTAACTTAAACTTAACATAAGCGCGCTGTTACGATTTAACGTAAACTTAACATTCGACCCGGCGCGCCTTTTAACGTAAATTTAACATAAGAGCCGGCCTGCATTTTTACCTAAACTTAACATAAGACCGGCGCGCGATTTAACATCAATTTAACATGTTGTTTTGTGTTAAAAAAGGAGCCGGCTTTCGCCGGTTCCTTTTCCTCTCAGTCCTCGTTGAGGATATCGAGGATGTCGGGGCGGAGGACAATGTCCTCGATGTCCTCGACCGTGTACTCAGCCGCCTCATTGTCCATGATGCGGGCCAGCTTGTTCAGCTGGGCGTCGGTCAGGCTGTTGATGGCCTCGATGGCCTCGTCGTTCATGAGAGCGGTCAAGGCGCGGATGACGGTGACGGGGTTGTGGCGGCGGGTCTCGATGGTGATGTTCATGTACATTGTGGTTCCTTCCTTTCCTTTGTTCTGTGGTTATTGTACCACAGATTCCTTTGTTTGTCAACCCTTTTCGGTGTTAACTTCTTGTTTTCCGGGCCGGGCTATGGGGCTCAGCGCCCCATAGCCTTGTCGATGGTCTCAAGTGCGGTAATGGTCGCATCATCCGCCTTGAGACTCAGCTTCATGCCATACAGCGTGACATCGCTGTCCATGTAGTATGGCGTGGAATCCTTCACCCAGCTTTCCAGCGGCTGGTTCAAGTACGTCATCTTGAACCACGCTTCGAAGCAGTCACCTGCGTTCCTGCCCGGCAGGCACTTGAAAACCTCATCCGGGTCGGATGCGATTTTTTTGGAGTGCCCCAGCAGCTTGCTCTTGCTCTTGCTGTGCAGGCGCAGGCGCAGTACAGCTTTCCCTTTTGTGTTCGCGCCCAGCTCGACGTCTTCGAGCAGCTTGCGCAGGTCTTCCACGCGCGCCATATACGCGTGGTGATTGTACACAAAAGCGACTATGGTCGCTTCGTGGGCGCGCGTGATCTCATACTCCGCCAAGTACTGCTTAATGATCTCTGTTTTCATGTCGTTGCCCCCTTTCACTGTAACCATTATAGCACTTTTGCCCCTGCCTGTCAATAGCAAATCGAAATCTTAATAATTGTAACAAAAATGACATAATTCATATTTATGCACTTTCCTGCATAAATATGCAGATGAAAATACTTATAGATGCAGAAATAAGTATCCGCGCGGTTAGAATAGTCTAACTGATCTTATGACATAATAAATATTCGCTTGTTTGCCGCGCCTAACCGTTATCGTATTATAAGGATCAGTTAGACATAACTAACCGCAAAATACTTATTTTTGCATAATGATCAGTTAGTCATAACTAACTTTGCCGCTTTAGTGTGCTAAAGTAGGTAGTTAGTCATAACTAACTGGGACGCGCTTTGGTGCTTTAGCACGCTAAAGCGCCGGCGGAGGTTAGTTAGTCATAACTAACTGAGACGACGTTGGATGTTAAATTTACGTTAATTTGCTGGCCGGCTCTCCTTTTAACACATATTTAACACCATCGGCGCGCTGATTGGTCTTAACCTAAGCGCAACCTTTTCTTTCGACAAACTTAACATAAAGCCGCCCGGGCCGACTTAACGCAGCTTGCGCCTTTTCTTAACCAAAACTTAACATTCGCTTCGCTTTCAGCTCGCTTTTTCTTAACCTAAATTTAACATTGCTTGGTGCGTCCCAGCTCGCGGTGGCGTTTTAACATAAATTTAACACAGCCGTTACCAGCTTGCCACCGGAATTTAACGTAAATTTAACACAACTCGTTCAGCTTGCCAGCGCGTTAAAAAAATGTTAAATGCAGCTCGCCTCCGCGTTAAATAGGCCCCAGTGTTAAAAACAGGTTAAATTTTGGTAAAGCGGATGTTAAGTTTTTGTTAAGTTAAGGCGGAGCTCAAATTTACATAGATTTAATAAAGATTTAACAAACATTTAACTTGACAAACTTCTTATACCGGAGCAAAAATTAACAAAAATTTAACATAACATAAATTTAACAGAAAGGCCATAAATGTTAAATTTAACAATTGTGGTTAACCTAAACTTAACACAAGAGTGTTAAGTTTAGGTTAAGTGTTAAGTTTGTGTTAAGTTTGTGTTAAGATCAGGTTAAGTCTGTGTTAAATGTTAAGAATATGTTAAACGTTTGTGTTAAGTCTGTGTTAAATGTTAAGTTTAGGTTAAGTGTCTGTGTTAAGTTTTGGTTAAGCGTTAAGTTTAGGTTAAGTGCTTATGTTAAGTTTACGTTAAGTGTTAAGCTTGTGTTAAGTTTAGGTTAAAAAAACGAACACCAGGTTAAGTTTGTGTTAAGTTTGTGTTAAGTGTTAAACCCAGGTTAAAAGCACCTCCGCCCGAATGTTAAGTTTAGGTTAAGTGTTAAATGTGTGTTAAATGTTTGTTAAATGCAGGTTAAAGGTTAAATGTTTGTTAAATTTTTGTTCAGTGTTAAAAATGTGTTAAATGTTTGTTAAGAATGTTAAATGTTAAAAATATGTTAAAAGTTTGTTAAGTTTGTTAAGTGTTAAATGTTTGTTAAATGTTTGTTAAAAATGTTAAGTGTTAAAAGTGTGTTAAATTTTTATGAAAAATGTTAAATGTTAAATCTTTGTTAAATTTTGATGACGATTGTTAAATGTTAAATTTTTATGAAATTTTTGTGACATTTGTTAAATATTAAATTTCTGTGAATTTTTTGTTACAAAAATTTAATATTAAATTTTTGTAACATTTTTAATAAAAATTTAATATTTCGGTTAGTGATGTCGAATACTTATATGAGCAGAATAGTAAAGGAACAAAACTATTATGCAAGCAGAATAGTGAATACAGCAAACTATTATACTGTCAGAAGGATCATGTTAGCTGTCTCTAACTGCTATGACGTCATAAAAGTAAAGAGACTAAATTATTATGCGTCTGTAATAGTGTAATGAGTAAACTATTATAGTCTCGCAAGAGTTTGACGTTGCTAACACTTGTATGCACATATGTATATACAAGACTGTATAATGCTGTATATACATGTATGTATATACATGAAAAAATGGAATGGGTATCATGAAAAAAAAGAATGGAAAAAACTATTGACAAAAACGCGCCACGGGTGTATTATACGCATGTACCGCGGGCGGGAAAAGCCGCCGGGTTAAAGGAGACTTAACAATGTACAAACTGAGCGAGAACGACAATATCGAGAGCCTGCTGCACTTGCTGGATAAGTGGGCGGCGCAGCCCGACTACGCGGCGATGATTCGCGGCCGCCTGCCCCGTGACTATGACGCAGTGCTGGTCTATATCGCTGCTGTCAACGATTAATGCTAAGGGGCTTGCGTGATGTGAACGTCACGCAAGCCCCGCCCCAACAACAATAGAGGAGGAATCATCATGAAAAAATCTCTGTCTGAACTCATCGCCGAACGCAAGGCGAACGCGGAGCAAATGCGCGACTATATCGCGCGGATGGTAGAGCGCAACAGCGCGCGCTATTACATCATTGCCTATGGCCGTGACGGCGCGCGCGAGGGTGGCAAGCTGTACGCCATTACAGTGGCGGCTGCCGACTTGCCTGATGCAATCGCGGAGGACTGCGTGATGTCGGTAACAAGCGCAGACCACGGTTGCAAGCCTTGTATCCGCTTTTGTCCCCTTGCGGCGCGCGTCGACGCAGTGCGCATGTCGGGCCGCGCTCATGTCGTTGTCGTACCGGATGGCAAGGGCAATAAAGGCGAACGCGCTGAGGTTGAGTTACTGCGCGAGTTTGGTTTGGAGCGCAACCCTCAGCCGCAAACGTCCCTGTACGCGCCGGACGGGTTTTCCCGTTGCGGATGGGCATTTCAGATTAAAACGCCCGGCGCAACGGTGGACATTTTGACGGGGCTTTAAGCCCCGTTTTTTTTGACGCCGGGCATTTATTATCCGATAATAACTATCCCGGGCGTATGTTTCGGGCAAATCGAACACGTGTTCGGGAGTAAGGGAGCCCGCTGCCAATTCTTCCTCATGAGTCAAAAATTTTATCTTATGAGTCAAAATTTTCACCTTCATAACCAAAAATTTTTACCTATAATTCAAAAACCTCTTCACCCCAACCCTTGACTTTTTCACCCTTTTATGATAAAATAGAAACATGGGTCAGTAGACCCAAAAGGAGCGACCAATCGCTATGAAGAAACCCTATTCCCTAGACTTTACTATTGACCTCGAGCGCGACCGCTTAGCTGCCGTGCGCGAAATTTTGGATACATTGGAGCGAACGCCAGCCGCCAGCGATCTCGAAACAATGGCGTCCTACATCCTATACGGCAAAGACGAAAATGGCCAAAACGCAATCCAGCGTCGCGACTGCATCGACCCCGATCGTCGCTACGGCAGCTTTCGCCGCACTGAAGAAAAAAATGAATCCCTAGAAAAAGTGCTGGATAATCCCATGACGGATCAAGCATCACTAAAGCCAGCGAATGAGCGCTACATTTACACAAAAAAGACGGAGCCCATCCACCGCCCCAAGTACGACAAGCGAACAGGCGAATTGATTGATCCGGGCGACAGCACCATTCCAGGCATGACGCAACTTTGGGAATCCATAGACCGAATTGCCCATACCGTAGCCGTAAACGAAGGCTTAGTATCCGACCCCGAAGTAGAGCTGCTGTCCAACTATCGGCTTATGCAGTTGCGCCACCAGCTAATTGACTTGCGCCGCCATCAATACTACCTGCGCGACAGCTATCGCCCCACAATCCATCCTTTGCATCTCGTGCCGCCCAAGCCGCAAACAATAGATTGGGAATCCGACTCCCAATATTGGATGCCAATAGACGCGTGGGAGCGTAAACTAGCGGCGTCATGGCTAAGCTCCCTCTCAAGGGATATACGCGACTATGAAACCAAAATTGCGCCCGATGGCACCATTATGGTGCGTTGGCACGTCCGTTCCCATGTCTTCAATTGGGAAGACCCCAAGCATGTGCGCGCCCTTATCGACAATTATAGCGCGATCGCGCAACAAATGCACGACAAGCTTTATGCTGACGGTCGCTACCTAGTGATGGATTTGGATCGTTACAGCACTGCCGCGCACCTAAGTGACATTCGCCAATACTGCATGGATAGGAAAGTAGATAAGGCATCATGCGAAGAAATTCAAAGTGAGCTGACCAAACGCTTTAACGTCAATTACGCCCTATCCCACATTGCCCACATTTTGAACATCGAGATACCCGAAGAAATTGCGAAGGCGGCCCGTAAGGCGCACCTTCTTGCGGACACCCCCGCATCGGCCCGCAAGCGTTGTTCGCGTTGCAAGCGTCTATTGCCACGTCACGACCTTTTCTTTGCGCGCCATAAGCGCCACGCAGACGGCTTCTCGTCTTCCTGCAAGGAATGTGAGCGCAGAGGGCGCATGTTGAAAAACGGAGGCGAAGTTTATGACGCAAGATATAAAGATGCGCAGATGCGTCAAATGTAGGGAGGAAAAGCCTGAATACCAATTTCAGCGCACGCCATGTCCATTCTTTCCCTCCCATCGTTCTATCATTTGCACATCCTGTTTGGAAACGATGGTAAAGCAAGATAACCTAGGTGAAGTAGACCGCCTAATGCGCTATCTTGACCTTCCTTTCGATCTAAACAAATGGACGCAACTTTTTGCTGTCCACAAAGACCATACCCTAACTGCCTACTTCAACCTTTTGGATACCGATCAACACTACGAATCCTTGAAGTGGGCAGACGAAAATGAGCGTTGGCGCCTAGCGCGCGAAGAACAAACTACCGATGAGCAGATTGCGGCCCTAGCTGAATCCAAGCGCCGCAAGCTGCAAAAAGAATGGGCGCCAACCTATTCCTTCGATGAACTTCTTTTTTTGGACAACTATTACAACCAAATTATTTCTACCCAAAACGCATCGACCCCTATTTTGCAATCGCGCGCCCGCGACCTTTGCGAGCTAACCTTGCGCGCCAAGAAGGGTATCCGCGAAGGAATAGATGTGAAGAAGGATTTGGATGCCATAGACAACATTATTAAGACGTGCCACTTTGACGCTTCAAGCGCAAAGAACGCGGCTGATTTTGAATCAATCGGCGAGCTTATGGTGTACTATGGAAAGAAAGGGTGGCATCCAAAATGGCACACCGAGCCGCAAGATAGCATCGACTTTATGATGCGCGACATCCAGTCCTACTTGCGGCGGCTTGTGCAAAACGAAGGCAACATCGCCGAGCAAGTAGAGGACAGGAAACAACGCTACAACCTAAATGAACGTTTAGAAGACCTTCCGTCCGAATCGGATAGCGACACTACTGTTGAATACGAAGACGAAGCCGCCTTTGACGAGGAGGTGCGCTAATGGAGGGGGAGGTAGCGTATAGGGATAATATTCCCATTGAAAAAGGGGTAGTGCTGACGAGGGAGTTCTTGGATGCCAATCAGGAGCTCTTCACTAATTACCTCAACTATTGGCTTTTGTATCCTGACCTTTTGTTGGATGCGATAAAGCAAGCACACGATAATTTCAATCTTTTGCCCTTTCAGCGGATTGACAAAGCAGTCCCCTTTCTTAGTAATAAGGGAGCGTAAAGATGCTTAATTGCTGGGAAGTTTTAAAGCCGGTTTTTCGGATGTGGCGCAAGCTTAAATAAACAATCAGCAGCCAATGGTGCGCCATTGGTTCAACGACTAGTTCTCAGAACGTAGCTTCAAAAGAAGCGAAACAGCATCCATCCATGTCTCACATGGATGAAGATATAGTCTAAACTATATAGATATATATAGATTAATAATATGTGCATTACGGGCAAACATGCGTTACCGTTACAGTAGCCAAACATCAACGCGCGCAACATCCAAATCATTCATTGCTTACCTTAGCTCCTTTTTGCGCGCCATGTTGCTACCAAATTCTAACATTATGATTTCTTCTGATGTGAAGGGCACAGTAGTACAAATTGCCGAAGCAAAATTCAACGAAATTTTCAATCACTGGCCCTTATTGCGCAACGAGCTAAAGACTCAAGCGGATGACGGTAAGAAAGGTGAGAAAGCCAGTAAAGATTACTATGAACTTCACCTCAAAAATGGCAGCAACATTACAGTTGTATCGAAAGATAAAAGTAGAGGCTTGCGCGCCACTGCAATGGTGCATGAGGAAAGCGCGCTAATAGACCAATACAACTACACGGAAGTACTGCTGCCGCAGATGAATATCAAGCGGCGCGAAGTGGATGGTACATTGAATCCAGAGGAGCCATCCAGTCCTCAAATCTTTATCACCACCGCTGCGCCAAAAACGACATTCATGTATGGCAAACTTATTGAAATGGTTGTGGACGAGGTATTGCGGCCTGACGAGGTATTTGTTTGGGGTTAAGTTAGCCCCGCTTACCAGTAATGGTAAGGCAATCAGCATCTTAAAAGCTGGGAAATCCTAAAGATATTTATGCTTATAATAGCCGCGAAAGCAGAAACAAATAAATATATGGCGCAATGGAGTAATCCTAATGCGCCCTTAGAATGGACAATCAGCACCAGAGGTAAAATATGAGCCGAGCATTTAATATAGAACAGGTAGAAATGAATATTAAAAAAATTTTTCCTGATTGGAATTTTAAAGTATTAACATATACACGTTCTGATCAGCCATTTACTATTCAATGCTTACAATGTAATACTATAAAAACTTATCAACAATTTAGTCATTTAAGTCATAAAAAGAATCCTTGTATATGTAACTCTACTTCTAGCCAATATAAGTCGATACAGCAAATTAATGAATTAAAAAAATTTTTTGCTGATTCTGAACAATTTTCTGTAATAGAATGGACTACTACAAAAGATGCTAAAAAGAAACCTATGGTTCACATTCTTTGTAATTTATGTGGGCAAAGTTTTACTAAACGTACTAGTATTTTCTATAACAAAAGAGAGTGCCCATATTGTAAAGGAAAAATGCCATTAAATCAAGGTTGGTTAGAACAACGTGTGAAGGCCAAAGGTTATACATTACTAAGTGAATTTACGGGATCTTTTAATGATGTATTTTTAAGGCACGATAAGTGCGGGTATATATGGAGAATTAAGCCATATAGATTTAGTAAAGAATTAGACGGCGATTGCCCTAATTGTAATAATGCTATTTCAAAAGGTGAACGCCGCATTTTAGAGTTTTTACAAGAAAAAAATATTAAGTTTTTTCATGAATATAAATTTTTATGGCAATCTCATCCTTTATATAGATATGATTTTTTTCTACCTGACTATAATCTTATTATTGAATATAATGGAATACAACATTATGAAACAACTTCTTTTTTACATTTATCTTTAGAAGAAAACATCGAACATGATAGAATCAAAAGAGAAGAAGCTTTAAATAATGGATATAATTATTTAGTTATTCCATATACGAAATATAATGCTATCGCTCAAATCTTAACTGCATGGTTCAACGACTATCTTGATTCAAGAGTAGATAATAAGCTAATGATTATCGAAAGAGATGCTACCTCTTTTCAAGGGGTAAAAATATAGTCTCATCTTTATAGAAATATAAAGGATATTAAAATTTGCGATTTTAATTTAAGAAAATGTCAACTTACGAAATGCCCCTCCACTACGGTCTAATTGACAAAGCAACTATTTTGGATCAACGTTATTCTACTACTATGGACGAAGACTCGTTCGCAAGGGAGTCGTTGTCAATTTGGACTGGCGGCTCACGCGAAGCGTGGCTCGACAATAAACAACTTTTGCGCCATCGTAATCTCCTAAAATGCGAGCGCAAGGCGCAAGTAAATCCAACGAATAAAGACACGTTTTATATGATTGGGGTAAAATTACATCTGCCCCGCCATCTGGTAACAGATGGGCAATAAACTCTTTAAAAGCTGGGAACTCCATTTGGACAATCAGCACCTATTAGGTTCAACGACTATTCCGTAAGGAAGTAAGCTATAAACTATTGATAGCTGAAAGAAGAGTTGTCTCTTTTATGAGATAAAAATATAGTCTTATCTATATAGAAATATATAGCAGTTTAATTAAACGCATATGAAGTAGTGCATCATATGGAAAATAATAAGGGATGTTGCGAGGTATAGCGCAAACACCGCAATCATGGTAATTAAAGTATTACCATCTGAGGATGGTTTCCGTAAAAACGTGGTTTATACCGAAGTCATTCATGGCGCTAATTACATTACCGAACAAGCGCCACGTTTAAAAAAATTGATACAATTGTATAATCCAAGGGAGATTGTAATTGATGGAAACGGGCGGAGTAACACCTGGCCCGCAAGATAAGTAATTATCTTGATAATACTCTTCTAATTGCGGGAACATCCTATAAGGACAATCCGCAGCCAAGCATTATGCAGGTTCAACGACCAGTCAATATGACGTAGGCCGCAAGCAAACGGCGGTCGAAATGGAGAGCCCCTCGATAGAGGGTGAAGATATGGTCTGAGCTATATGGAAACATATAGACGGTTTACCGCGCAAAAATTTGCGTTTTTTGCGAAACAATATGCGGGCATCGGCCTTCTCGATGCAATGGCGCTTCCTTCCATCGATCCAAAAACGGGCGAACAATTTCCTCCCTATTATGCCTTTAACAATGACCATCATTTGCCGCCAGAGAAAAAAGCGGAAAGTGATATGCCTTGGCCTGAATACAACGGCATAATCTATGACATCAAGGCTGGTTCTAGCAACAATGATGCCATACACGCTAATCTTTTCGCGCAACTGAATAACGGTAGCGTAAACTTTTTGGCTAGCGAAAGAATCGTGCGCGATAAGCTAATGGCTACACAAAAGGGCCGCAATATGACCATGTACGACCGCAAAGTTTTTCTTCTTCCATATGAAATGACTACGCGTCTTATGGATGAATTAAACAATTTGCGCATAAAGTCAACCGGCGCGGCCAACCAATTTGTGGTAGAGCGCATTTCTTCGTCTCTTCAAAAAGACCGAGTATCTAGTTTGGAATATTGTCTATTCCGAATTAAGTTTTACGAAGATCGCGCCTTACAGAAAAAACAAAAGCATGATTTTTCAAAATACCATTTCTTTACTGGACGTAAAAGAAAATAAGGTAGGTGAGGTTGATTGGGTCAGCCACATAACTTTGAAGCCTTTAAAAAGGCTGCACGTGAAAAGCGCCCGAAGGGCTTAGCGCCAATCGACGCTCGCACAATTAGGACTCATTCCTATTATAAAAATGAACCAGTAGCTCGAGATTTTACCCTCGATCAAATTCTTGACATTATTCGTTCTGGCGACCTAGAATTAATGAGGGAGTTATCTCGCTATTATTATAGAACCAACGGTGAATATCGTAATAATGTAGATTTTCTCGCGCATTTACCATTATACGACACCGTGGTAGTACCTCTTGTTTCTGACAAAGGATCAAAAAATAGTCACCTAAAAAGTTTTCAACAGGCTTGTACGTTTATTGAAAACCTCGATCTTCCTAACACCCTAGCCCGCATTACCACCGAATGGCTAAAGGTGGGTGAGTATAATGGGATTCTAAGAACTGATGGCGTGCGCGCCACTATTCAAGATCTGCCTCTTGAATACTGTCGTAGTCGCTTCAAGGATTTAAACAATCTTAACGTTCTTGAATTTAATGTCACCTATTTTGACCATATTTTTGATGAAAAATTGCGGGCTGACCTGTTAGCGACTTTTCCAGAAGTAGTGCAAGTAGCTTATCGGCGTTGGTACAAAAGTGACCGCAAGCTGGACCCTTGGGTCATCATTCCAGCGGCAGATGGTGGTATAAGTTTCTTCTTCGCTAATGATCGCACTCCTCTTTTGCTGGCTTCCATTCCTGACTTGAAAAAGCTCCAGGATGCGGTGGCGCGCGAAGAGAAGCGTGACGAAAACGAACTCTATAAATTGCTTATTCAACGTATGCCAATAGATAAGCAAGGTGAGCTTGTTTTTCAACTAGATGAAGTTGCAGAAATTCACTCGTCTGTTGCCGATATGCTGTCCGATCTCGATACGGTAGACGTTCTTACTACTTTCGGTGAAGCATCACTTGAAAGTTTGCAAGAGACTTCTGCCGCGACACAATCTGCTGATCGTATTGCAAAATACAAGAATAATGCGTATGATGCTTTAGGCCGTAGTTCTCTTATCTTTAATGCGGACGGCAGTTCTGCCCTAGCCTATGCCATAAAGAAAGATGAAGCATTAATGATTGCATATCTTAATGTTTATGAAACGTGGCTAAAGTTTCATCTAAATGATAAGTTCGCGCGCACAGGCATTAATTTTGATTTTACAATCCTATCTACAACTGTTTTCAATCGAGAAGACTTGCAATCTACTTATTTCCGTGGCGCACAATACGGATATTCAAAAATTTTTGCTGGAGTTGCAATGGGTATTAAGCAGCAAGATCAACTTAGTCTCATGGAATTTGAGAATGATTATTTAAATATGTCAGAAAAAATGATTCCCTTGCAGTCGTCTTATACCACGTCTGGTTCAACAGTATCACAAGAAGCGCAAGGTAAAACTCAAGTTAATGGTAACAATACGGGCGGTCGCCCTGAACTCCCCGATGAAAAAAAGTCTGAAAAAACTCAGGCAAACATTGCGGCCGCAGGATAAAGGAGCATACAAATGGATAGACAAATTCCTATTTATTTTGATAGTGTCCTTATTGCTGATGCTCCCATGCAAGAAATTCCAAATACAAATTCAACCACTTTTCGCCTACGCGTAGGTGCGTTTTATAAGTATAAAAACCGCAATGGTTCTTACATAACTGATGAATATGCCGAAAAGCTGATTCAATCGGCCACCAGAGGTAATGTTCCAGTAATTGGTTTTTTCGACCCTGAGACGCAAGATTGGGCTTCACATACTGGTCCAACATTAGCTAGCGCCTATGGTTATGTAGAAGATTTTCTTGGTTGGGAGCCAATGACAGACACGGATGGAGAGACGCGGGAGTACGCAGTATTCTCGGTTGTTATCTTCTCCGATTATTACGAGGAAGCGCGCAAGATTAAAGGTCAGAATCAAAGCATGGAAATCAATCCGGATACGATTGAGGGCGCATGGGCTGATTTTGATGGCGAACCCTATTTTGTGTATACACAGGGTGATATGTTAGGATTTTGCGTTATTGGTTCTCATGAACCTTGCTTCTCTGTCTCTTCTTTCTTCTCTAAGAAGGATGATGAATATAAAACTCAATACGACAAATTCTCTTCACTTCTGTCTGAACTCAAGGCACGAGTGAACGAGGCAGAAAAAGGAGGGGAACATCCAATGGATGAGACTCAAGTTGTAGTAGAAGAGGAATCTACTGCTGTGGAAGAAACTCCTGCTACCGAAGTCGTAGAAGAGGTTGTAGAGCCTGCTGCCGAAGAGGACACTCCTGTGGTAGAAGAGCCTGCGACTGATTTTGAAGCCATGTATAATCAGCTGCGCGCCGATTTCGATGCGCTTCAAACCAACTACGATGCCGCTCAGGCCCGCATTGGAGAACTTGAAACCTTTCAGGCGGAAAATGCTGACCTCCATGCGCAGATTGACACCCTACAAGCGACTATTGATACTTATGCGGCTCAAGCACTAGAAGCCGAGAACGCGCGCAAGGCGACTCTTCTTGACACCTATGAGAGCCGTATTACCGATACAGACGCTTTTAATATAATTAAAGAGGGCGCAAGCGATTTCTCCTATGAGGTTCTTGAAAGTAAGCTTGCTATTCTCTTTTCTAACGAACAGCTTAATAAAGCTGCTGATGAAACTATTGTTCCGCTTCCTGAGCAACCAAAATCAAGTTTTGCTCTACTAATGGAAAAATATAAGAAAAAGTAATAAAGGGAGGAAACTATTATGGCACTAACACGCTTTCCTCGAGAGCAGTATGCTTCTCTCGAGCTAAATCAGGTAGCCTTTCCTCAGAATACTCTAGTCGTGTCTCAGACTCCTCTGGGCAACGAGTATACTGCGGCGGCTCCTTGTGAAAATGGTATGTGGGTACTAGCTGATAAGAGCCGTGGATATATTGGTTCTATTGCTGCTGTTACCGATAAGCCCCTTGGCATTGTTTACACTGCTGAAAAGGAATATGATTATGACCACTATGGCCTAAAGACCTTTGGTCGCAAGATTAAGGGCGACTATCCTCGCGTTGGCATTCTATCCGTAGGCGATACCGTAACTACCAACTGCCTCCAGTATGACGATACCGAGTTCGCTACTGTGGATGCTCTTTATGCTGCTCTTGCGGCTTGGGAGACCAAGGCTGTTTACGTTGTTCCTGTAGCTGGTTCTTCTGTTCCTAAGCTAACCTGGGCTAAGCCCAATTCTGGCGCTTATGCAAAGGTTACTAAATTCTATACTGTACCTAACGGCGAAAAGGGCGTTAAGTATCAGATTATCAATCTATAATGGAGGTGCGAACTATGAATACACTACAGATTCTAATGAATGGTGTTTTCGGTCGTGCGGTTCCTGCTGAGTTCGCAGCCGAAAATTATGATTATGAAGCCGCCCTTCGTGACGAAATCGCTAAGCTAGTGTGTGACGAACGCGGCAATATCAATCGCTATAAGTTTATGCGCAATCAGTATGATCTATTTGAGCTACTTTCTCAGAATCTAGAGGAAGTCCTACCTCAGAGTGTAGGCGCGGCCCTAGATATGTTCACTGAGATTATTCGTGTGCCCCAGGGCACTCGCCTTGAGTTCCGTGTTACCCGTGGCAAGCAGCGCGGCAAGCAGTTTGTTACCCGTGCTACCGAGTCTGGTAACTACGAGACCTTCCGTCTAGACCGCGATAAGTTCGATGTCTATCCTATGGCTATCGGTGGCGCCGGTCGTGTTGATTTCGAGCGCTATCTTGATGGCGTTGAATCTATTACCGACATTTATGAAGTTATCAATGATGGTATTGTAGATCGTATTTTTGAGCTAGTGCAAGAAGTTCTACTGGCTTCTTGGAATCTAGCGGGTCGTCCGGCGCGCAATAAGGTTGCCGTTACTGCCTTCGATCCTACTGCTATGCGTCAGCTTTGCAACACCGTTGCGGCTTACGGTGCTCCCGTAATTTATTGCTCTCCTGAGTTTGCGTCTGAAATGGCTAATGCTATTGTCTATCAGACTGCTATTAAGCTATCTGACGCTGATATGGCTGACGTGCGCGAACGTGGTTACATTGGTAAGTTCTATGGCACTCCTGTTATTGTAATGCCTCAGTCCTTTACTGACGAGACCAATACCAAGACCGTTATGAATCCTTGCTTTGCTTACGTTATTCCCGCTGGTCGTGAGAAGCTTCTAAAGCTAGCCTTTGAAGGCTCTCCTTATTTCCGTGAGTGGGATGACCACGAAGGCGACAATTCTATTGTCCTACAGGCTTATGTCAAGGTTGGTGTTGGTATTGTTTCTACTCCTAACTATTGGGGTATCTATTACAATAGCGGCATCGACGATGGCGGCTGGGCCGCTTATAACACCGCTCTAATTGGTGGCTAATTTAATATAGGGTGGATGGATTTACATCCATCCACCCATTTTCTTTTATGGAGTTAAAGGAGGAAAATTTTATATGGGTAAGATTACTGTTAAGAACATCAGTTCTGCTAAGATTGTACTACTGGCTGATGGTGGCAAGTTCCGCCGCGAACTAATGCCTGGACGTATTGTCCCTCTTAGTCGTATGGATTATGAAAACCTTATGTATGAGCCGGGCGTTAATGTCCTTCTAGATGGCCATTACATTTGCTTCAATGGTGTTGAGGATGAAGAAGCCGTCAATGATACTAGTCGTCAGACGAATGTTGTGACACGCGATGAAATTCGTGATATGCTCGTGAAGCGCGATATTGCATCCTTCATTAAGTTTTTGCCCGGCGCACAAGCGGCAGAAAAGGATACCGTCGTGGAACTTGCAACTGAATTGAATGTTACCGATGCGGCTTTTGTTGGACCAATCAACAAGTATTGCGGTGTTGATATTATCCAAGCTATCGCTGTAAAGCATCAAGTGGAAGAGAAGTGATAACTTATGGCAACTCCATGTGTGGCAGTTTATGATGCCTTTTTAGCGCGAATAACCGCCGATGAATGGACTTTGGAAGAAGAATTGTCAATCGTTGAGCGCGATTGGCAAGAGTTGCTTCGTATGGCAGTTTTTCGCTTTAAGTATCCCCGCATTGGGTTAGAAATTGAGGAAATTACATCCGAAGATGGTAATGTTGTTCAGTACCAATTTAAGAATGACATTACGGATGATGAGATACAAGTACTTGCGATTTATATGAAGCATGAGTGGATTAAAAGATGTATCGCAAGTTGGGAGAATATTCGGCAACTTTACGCAGATTCAGATTTCTCACAGGCGAATCATTTAGATAAGCTTCTAAAACTAGAAGCAACTACTGAATTGGAAGCTCGGCGCGCGCTCGGTATCTATGATCGCGCAAGAGAAAAACGTCCAGCAGACCTTTTTAAGAAATTGGCAGGTAAGAAAAATGCCCTGTGATGAAATGTTTGAAGGCTATTGCCGCAAACTAAAAGGTCGCCTATATGGACTGCTTTGTGAGAAAGAGAAAAATGGCGAGTGGGAAAAATTTCTTGATTCTATCATTATTGAACTCATTGGATTCAATAGTGCGTATCCCTCAATTAACTATTGGCCGCTAATAGGTAAACTACAATCATTACGTATGCTTTCTTACGATTATTTTCGTAAGACCGTATTTGAATGTATGAATCTTGTTGGCGGACTGGAGCCGCCTAATGAATTATCTTGACGTTTATCAGTCTCGCTTAAACCATTTAGGAGAAACAGTTGCCGAAAGAATCCGTAATGGCGGTTCGCGCTCTTTTGAAAAATGGAAGGCAGAATCGCCGCATACAATTCGTAACTTGTCTGTGGAACGTGGTATTTATTTTGACGGTATTCTTATTCGTAGTAAGGATAAGGAATATGAAAAAATTTTGTTCCTGCATGTGTCCAACAATATCCCGCTGCTAATTGGGGATATTATGACTTGGACGCAAGATGATGGCACAGATGAGAAATGGATTATAGTACAAGAAGAAAAGAAGGTAAATGGTACTTATCGTTCTTTTTGGGTTATTCGTTGTAATTATGAGTTAAAATGGATTGATGAACAAGGGCACTTGCAGAAATCATGGGCGTATGTGGTGAGTTCTGTAGATTCTAAAATTAAAGGAAACTATAGAACGTGGCACAACCTAAAGTAATTGGGCATATAGCTTGCAAGAGTTATATGAAAAGCTACTGAATTGCTGGGAAGTTCTAATGCTTTTTACACTACAGCATAAAATTTATGTGATAAATTTAGGTGCGATAGTAATGAAAATAAAAAAAGTAAAAAGATGGTATATGCTGAAAAGCTAAGTATCGTAGAATGAATTATCAGCAGCCAAGCTCGAAAGAGAAGGTTCAGAGACTATCCAAATGGAGTAGGGATTATCCCGAAGCGGTAGCCTTCCTAAGGGAAGAAGATATAGTCCGAAAAAGAAACGCTTCTTTTTGAATTACGCCACAGCCTAACAAGTATGCCGAAATTCTGATGCCTCGTTATCCAATTGCGCGCTCAACTAACTTCATTATTGAAGATGAATCTTGGGCTGTTATTGAATACGATCATACAAGTGTGCCCGGCACAATTTATCTATCCCTTACTGAAAATAAAATCAATCGATATTATGATGATACGGTTGCAAATATTGCTGATACAGATAGACGCGCAGTATATAAAGCCGTATTTCCAGATATACCTCATTCATTTAGCGTTGGGGAACCTATTGTTCCAATTCATTATACTTTAATGAAGAATGGCGTTGAGTGTGATACTGTTGAGGTTGAGTTTGATTCTACTGATAAAACTATTGCGCGAAAAGTTAATGGTGTGCTAACTGCTATTAAGGAAGGCGATGTAGATTTACATCTAACGTTAGTAGGCATCAATGAGCCTATTGATCCTGAGTACATTAGCATCCATATCGGTGAAGATTTTACGCCTAGCGCCTACATTGATGGCCCTGATTATATTAGAGTTTCCGAAGATGGGCAATTTAGGTGCGTCGCCACAGATAGAGTTGATTCTAAGGGCGATGAATCAGAAACAGAAGTTGTACCGATGGAAGTTTCATTTAAACTTGGCGCGCAATCGGAGCCTAATTTGGTAAAATTGAAAAAAGATACCGATAATCCTTTACAAAATAGTTGCACTATTTATGCGAACAAGAAGGGGAAACTTGGTACGTTTGAATTAATTATGACTTACGAAAATGTTGATTATATAAAAACCATTTCCGTAGTGCCATTGTGGCGGTGATAGTTATGTACGATATTAAAGACCCTAGCCAAAGACGTTTTGCTGTTATGGGCACGAACATTTTCCATATTGCGGAAAAACTTGTTCATAATCAAACTATTTGCCGTCTTTTAAAATATCCAACCAAAGATGCTTTAGATACAAACAAGTATCCAAATGTTGATGGTGTAGAATTAATTAATAAACAAATTCTTATCGTTCCTAAAATTTATGACGATGAGAATACAAAAATGTCATATGTTGTCGCGCTATTTAATAACTTTTCGGTGAATCCGTTCAACAGTGATTTTAAATATTCCACGATTCGTTTTGATATTGCATGTCCTTACGATGAGTGGATTTTGGATAACGAATCCTTGCGGCCTTACTTAATAATGCAAGAAATTGACCGCGAATTTAATGGCGCAAAAATTGGAGGTATTGGAAATCTGGCTTTTATCTCTGCGGACGCATTAACATTGTCTCCGTGGATTGGCGGTTATACTATGAGGTATCAGGTTAATGAATTTAACTGATGATGATATTCTCAAGTTTCAACGCGGTACTCCAATACTTTTAGACGACATATGCGCGATACATAATCATACAATAGGCGAAATAATTGATATTGGTTATGACAAGTTTCAACAGTACTTAAATGTTATACTAATGCACAAACCAGTGATTAAAGATAAAACGCCTATTGCCGAAGTAATACAATCCTTAACGGATTTTCAATATTTGTTAATGCTAGTTGAGACCGACATTCAGATGCGCGATTTGGTCAAAGAAGCTTTTTACTTCTTTCTCCAAGATGATGTTACATTTTCTTTGGAGCCAGCGCAAATTATAGTCGGGCCGCTAAGCGAAAAACACTTTCTCGACGAAGGCAAATTCTATGACTTACAGAAGATTGTGCGTCATATGTATTTCATAGATTTGGACAAGGATGACATCATTATTGATCCTAATGATAGTCCTGCTGTCCGCGCCCTAAAAGAAAAAATGCGCGAAAACCGAGAAAAACTACAAAAAGCAAAGGCCAAAAAGGCGGCGCAATCTAAGAATGAATTAAAATTTTCTGACTTAGTGGGCAGCGTTGCTTTGGTTTGCGGCTTGCAGAATACTTGGAACATGACCTATTATTTTTTTAACGATCAGTTAAAACGAATGGGTTGGCGCGAACAGTTCGATATTAATAATCGAGCCGCTATGGCCGGAGCGAAGTTAAAGAAAAGTCAGTTGAAACATTGGATTCGTTCGATTGACAGTGTAGATAATAAATCATGATTTATTATTGGAGGTAACTCGTAATGGCTGATGTGAATATTTTTGAGAAGTACGGTAAACTAATGCCGCATTAAAATTATTTTAATGAAAAATTTTGTGAATTGCTGGAAAGTCCTAAAGCTTATTTACTACAACACAACGTGTAAACGTAATTGTGAAAGTTTGAAAAATAATAAGATTGGATAATCAGCAGCCAAGCTAAGTTATTACTTAGAAGGTTCAACGACTAAGAACGAACAAAAGCCTGTTTCGTCTGCGCAAAACTTTAATGATATTAAAGAAGATATAGTCTGAGCTTTTATGAAAATAAAAGAGATCGTAAAGGTGCGATCGTAACATACTGATTAAAGAGGTGGCTAACGTCTATTTCGAGGCCCTCGAAACCGACACTGCCGCTGGCGTCTATAAGGACGACATCGTGCTATACCTAGATTCTCTAAAGGTTTCTACTATTGAAACCACCGCAGAAGATACTGCGGCCCAGGGCGGTTGGGGTAATCCGCGTCTAGTTGTGTGGGACTTCAATAAGGAAATTAACATCACTCTTGAAGATGCTTTAATTTCTTTTGAATCTCTGCGTTTCATGGTCGGTGGCGCAATCCATAAGCCGAAGACCAAAGAACCTGTTATTGTACGTCATAGTGAAGAAGTTGTATGTACCGCTGGTGGTATCGTACCTAAGCCCAAGGAGCACCTCTCTCTAGTAGAAATGACTCCTAAGGCTACTGTAAATCACCCGATTCGTCTTATTAACCTAACTAAGGGTACTCGTACTCAGCTAGTTGCTGCAAGCGCGAGCGACACCTCTAAGGTTATTGACGGTACTACTGCTATTGACTTTAAGAACTCCGCTCTTATTGACAATGCTGCGACTTCTGCTCCTACTACTTCCGTAACGACCGCAGAGGGCGACCACATTCGTATTTTCTGGGATGAAATTCTTGTCGGCGACAATGCTGAGACTGAAAGCGCCGTTGAAGTTACTATTTCTCCCAACACCTTAGAATATGCCTGGTGAGGTGTATAAAAATTATTAATTGCTGGAAACTCCTATTTAGGACAATCAGCAGCTAGGAGCGTAAAGATAATGAATAAACAATTACCAAAGAATGGTTATGGATATATTTACAAATATACCTCTCCATCTGGTAAGTCATATATAGGACAAACCATTACAAGTTTATATAATCGCGCAGGCGGCTCGCGTGGTAAGACTTATATTAAATGTCCTGTATTTTATAATGCAATAATCAAGTATGGCTTTTCTAATTTTGATGTTGAAATTTTAGTTGAAGCACCAATTTCACAATTGAACATCCTAGAAAAAAAGTATATTGAAATTTTTAATACTTTGGTGCCTGATGGATATAACATTCAAGAGGGCGGTGAAGGTGGCAATACCAAAATTGTTTATCAATATAATATGGATGGGCAATTTGTGCGACAGTTTAATAGCGTGCGCGAAGCCGCTGATTCAATAGGGCGAGAGCCACAAGGAATTAGCGATTGCCTGCATGGGCGCGCACTTAGTTGTGGTAATTATTATTGGAGCCTTCAAAAATTAGAAAAATATCCAATTGCCGAAAAAACTGATTTTTTAAAGATTCGTAATGATAAAAAACAGGTTCGGATGCTAGATTTAAATGGCAATTTGATTCGTACTTTTAAGTCGATTGGTGAAGCGGCTAAATTTTGTAATGGTGAACGAAGTGCGATTAAGCGCTGTTGCCGCCATGAATTACATACCTATTGTGGTTATAAATGGGAATGTAGCGAAATTTTAGCTGAAAAAAAGTACAATAATAGTGCGCGCGCAATAGAGCAATTAGATAAAGAAACTGGTGAAGCTATTAAAACTTTTCCTTCTATTAGCGCGGCGGCGCGTGAATTTCATAAGAATGGTACTTCACTTTTTCGACGTGCATTAAATGACATTCATTATTCTGCTTATGGATATAAGTGGAGATACGCTCAGAGTTCAACGACTATAAGCCTTTAAAATGCTAAAGGTTAATGTAATTCTTTGATGATATAGTCTGAACTTCATAGAGATATGAAGATGCTTAGCAAGCGATAACATAATGCCCAGGCACGTATCGTGTCATTGGCGATACGTTCATGCGTTCTGAAAAGACTGGTAAGGACGAAGCGTTCCAGTTCGTCATTAATAAGGCTGAGAGTACTTTGGCCGCTTAATAAGTAATTATTATGAATAAATACACTGTGAAATGCTGGAATTTCTAAAGCTAATTTGACCACAACGCAGTTAGACATAACAATCGTGATGGTTTTAAAAACTAAATTAGATGTAACAATGAAAAAATCAGCAGCTATATAGATGATATGTAGTTCAACGACTATCTCAAATGAGAGTACGTTTAAGCAAACGGAAGCGCAGTGCTCCACTTCGGTGGATGAAGATATAGTCTAAACTTATAGGAAACTATAAGCCCTATGGGTAAGATTTAGCGAATCTTATTAAATATAATGAAGGTTCTTTCTGACGTAACTATTACGTTGGAAGCCGAAGGCGATCCTTCCACGAATCTATGGCTTAGGGCGGCATAATAAATGTGGAAGTAAAAATATGTGAATTGCGGGAACTTCCTGAAACTTTGATTACCAAATTATATTAGCAATAATATAATGGCTTAATTAATCATTAAGGTATGGTAAAAAGATTAAAGTTTGGACAATCCGCAGCTAAGAATCTATAAAATAAGCGAGGTCAAATATGAACTACTTAGATTATAAACAAGCACCAAAAGATGGTTATGGATGGATTTATAAATATACTAGCCCATCTGGGAAAAGTTATATTGGACAAACTATTTATTCTTTATATGATCGAGCCGGATTAAATGGTCGATGTTATAAAAATTGTTCTGTATTCTATTCTGCTATTCAAAAATATGGATTAGAAAATTTTACAGTTGAAATTTTAGACCAAGTGCCCAAAGCATTGCTAACAGAAACAGAAAGTTATTATATAGAAAAGTATCAGACATTATTACCTAATGGATATAATTATTATCGAAAAGGCAGTGGGCACCGAGAATTATTACGAACAAAGACGGCTGTAGATGTTTATGATTTAGATCTTAATTATATTAATACATTTGATAGTTTGATCGAGTGCGCAAAATTTTATAATATTCCTTATCAAGCCATTTCTAGTTGTATTAATAATAATATAGATCATTATAAAGATAAAATATATACAAAAAAAGGACAATCACCAGTGGCTGCGCATGTTCATTTAACACATGGTAGAAAAACAGCTCAGTATTCTTTAGATGGTACTTTAATTGCTATTTATAAATCCGCGAATGAAGCAGCGAGATGTATTGGAAAAAATTCTAATGCCGGTAGAAATATTCGTGCTGTTTGTTCAGGAGATAGACAAACCGCTTTTGGCTTTAAATGGAAATTTATAGATTAAAGTTCAACGACTACGTAAGTTCAAGCGAACTTCAGTGCATATCCCAGTAAAATGGTGATGATATAGTCTCACCTTTATGGAAACATAAAGAAAAAGGCGTAGCGAGCCTTATAAAGATAAATGATTTGAAATGTCCCTACAGGTTCTAAAGGCTACTAACGAGCGCGGCGAGCCTGAAATGATGAAGTTCATTCGTTATCAGATGGGTGTTGGTGCTTCTACTGATGCCGGTAACGATGAAGGTTCCATTCATCAGTCTTAATTGACTGTATAAATACAATGCCTGCGGCTTTGCCGCAGGCATTTCTTTTTGAGGTAAAAATAATGCTTATAGACGAATACGCTGGTCTAAAAGAGTTGTATGAGGTTGTGGTAAAAGCTACCGCACCAATTACAATCAATGGGCGCCAATTTGAAATTGGTGAGCCAGTGATGTTTTTTGAGCGTGTCAATATGTCATTATTAACTCAATCTGCATCACCCATTTCCGCGCGCGGTGGTTGGGATAATTTGCCGCGTGTTGTGTGGGAAAATCGTTCTGACGTTAGTTTCATGATAAATGAAGGCGTAGTATCTAATATGAGCTTAAATTTTCTTTTATCTGCTTCAACAGATAAAAAAGAAAATGATACTAGCTTTTTTGTTCACAAAGTGGATAAAGTGGACGAACCTATTTTTGTCGATATAGATGATGACAACACTATCTGTATTGTGGAAACTTCCCATGATCCACACTTAAACCCTCCCTCCTACAAAGCTTTTATTTATCGTGACGATAATGATGTATTGCAGCAAAAATATTATGGGAAGCCGCTGGATGAAGAACATGCGCGTCATGATTTCTCTGGTGCGGTTATTCCTAGTTTTCAATTATTTCGAGATAAGGCATTAACAGAACCGGTTTTACCTGGTGACGAAGATGCCAGTTCTCCCTATGTTGTGGATTACTATTATTCTTATGGAGAAGGCACGGCTATTATTTACACCGTAAATAAAGAGCGCTTTAATGGAGTATTTGCTTTAGAAGGAAAGTTTTATTCTAAAGACGAAAACCGTGGCATTAACAGAACGAATTTAATCTATATGCCACGTATGAGAATTGTAAGTGATATAAACTTACGTTTGGGAGAAAGGGCCGATCCAACCACCGCGTCATTCCACATTATTGGTATGCCGCAATCTACAACTGACTACAAGAATATGGTATTGCAAATTACCTCTCTTGATAAGGATATAGATGAAGAAGAATAAGCCGCTCTCTTAGATGTAAGAGGGCGGCTTTATTTTTTTATATGTGTGTAAAAGGAGTGAAAAACGATGGCTAATAAAACACGTACCGTGTCTTATGAAGTACAATTAGCGATAGAAGGAGCAACAAAACAAATTGCACGCTTGAAGCAACTTTTGAATGATAGCGTGCGGCCCGAGAGTAACTCGTACAAAACATTACTGAATATGCTTAGTGCGGCCCAACGGCAAGCTGAACGTCTGCAAATGACGGCAAGCACGTCATTGGAATCCTCTAAAGGGTCAAAAAAGCTAAGCGCCGATCTATTTAAACTTGGCGATTCTATTGATATTATTGTAACGCGGATGCACCAGATTGCTTCTGGTGACATAATTGCATCACCAGAAGAGTTGGCGCGCATTGAAGAAATGAGTAACTCAATGGTGAAGATTCGTCAGCAAATGGACGCCTTACAAAATCTTAGTGTGGGCGATATGTTTGACGAAGGCACCGCTGAAATGCAACAAATGCAAGAGGTTGCGAAACTTTTGGGGCGCGATCTTGACACCATTAATGCTGATAAGATGCAAGGTGCCATTGGGCACGCATTGGATAAAATCAATAGTGACATTGACCGCACCTCGGCGCGCATAGATGCCCTACAAAAAGTGCTAGATAAAACTACTGGCATTAATGGGCCGACCGCTTTAGCTGAGATTCAGGCCACCGGTAATAAGTTTGCAACAACGGTAGCCACGAAGGATCAGCAAGAGCGCCAACGTACAGCTAATGAGATTAACAAAATACGGACTAGTTTCCGTGATGAAGCTGCTGCTCGTGGTTTCCTTTCTCCACGAGACGCTCGACGCGATGTTACAATTTCAGCATCTAGCTTTGATAATAAAAACGACCAAACAATTCTTGAAGATCAAATGAACGCGATAGAAGAGTCTGTTGCTGAGCATACCGCAGAATTACAATCTCGCGTCCAAAAATATAGAGAAATTGAACAACAGCTGGGTGAAATTTGGAAAAATGCGCCAAGAGGACAGCGCACTGAGTATCTTACTCAATTCGCTCAGAAAGAGCCGCAATTGGGTGCTATTTTAAATCAATTAGGTTATGAAGGAAATGTTGATGAAATTATTGCTAATCGTGGTGGATTAGGAAATACAAATGCTCTTATTTCTACGGTTCGTCATCAGTTACTAGAACAGGCAAATAATGATGCACAAACTGTTCAAGAAATGGTACAGAAATTAGATCAATATCGCCAACAGCTTGAAAGCGCTATTTTTAGTAATTTAAGTGAAACGCAAATATTGGAAAAAGCCAATATTAAACCTTTTATTACAAATTTACAACAGTATGTAAATGATTTGTTTGGCGAAAATAATCCGCTTTCCCAAAGTATGGGACAATGGTTAAAGGATCACGTACAAGCTGGTATGGATGTCCAACAGTTTTATCGTGATTTCTTACAAGAGATTATACAAAAACGTAGCGAAATTGAGCAACAAATTCGTTCTGAATCGGATGCTCTTAATAACTTGGGCGGTCAGAAGAATTTGTTGGAAAGCGCTTCTACTTCATTAGATGATCAAGTAAAAAAGTTAAAAGATGAGGTTGAGCAGCTCCGCGAACAAATAAAAAAGTATCAGGAGCAACTTGACGCGCTAACAAAAGGGAAGAAGGCAAATTTTCAACGTGAGGTTGAGACGCCTGGTTCGCCAAATGAGCCGACGCCGGCTGACACCAGCAAGAGAGTCAAGGATACGGGTAATCTCGTAGGTGCCAACAGCGACAATCTTGCTAACACCGAAAAAGTTACTTCACAATTAGGTAATATTAAATCAGCAATAACCAACTGGATGGGCTTCTATCAGGTACTAAATATGACGCGTAGCGCCATTACTAGCATGAAGAATCACATCCAAGAACTAGATCAAGTCATGACACAAATTGCTGTGGTCACAAGTATGACACAAGAGGACTTGTGGGCGCAGATTGGTACGTACAGCGAAATCGCCCGTCAATATGGTGTAAGTATTAAGGGAGTGTATCAGGTTTCGCAGATCTTCTACCAGCAGGGTGGTAGTTTTCTGGAAAAATTTCTTTCATTTTCTAAGATTTGACTTTTTGTGAAATTTCTGCTATAATATTTTTGTAAGGCGAGAGAAGAACAAATAAAAACACCAGCCTTACAAGGAGATTTCACAAAATGCAAGAGAAAACAATTTATATCAATGGAGAACCAACTGACTACACCGTTCGAGACGACGGAACCGTATGGAGCAACAAACGACATCGTGAACTTAAAGGTACCTTGGCGCGCAATGCTTATCATACTGTATATCTTATGTTTCACGGTGAACAAAAATGTTTGATGGTACATCGACTTGTTGCTGAAGCCTTTTGTCCAAATCCAAATGGTTATACGATTGTTCATCATAAGGATGAGAATAAGCTAAACAACCGTGCGGATAATCTGGAGTGGGTTACGAGTCAAGAGAACGCCGTAGCTAGTGTACCTAGTCGCAAGCCATATAAAGCTTATGATAAGCAGTTAGCTGATCCGCAAAAAGAATGGCGCGTACTTTCGTGTAATGAGAATTACCTTATTAATAATGAAGGAGAAGTGGCCAACAAAAAGACGCTTACTCTATTACACCAAGCTGATCGTAATGGTTATAAAAGAGTAAATCTTCAAGACACTCTTTATAGCGTCCATCGTCTCGTCTATGAAACTTTCATTGGCCCTATTCCCGAAGGCATGAAAGTTGACCATATTGATGGCAATCGTTCCAACAACAATGTTGCGAATTTGCGCCTTGTGACGCAATCGGATAATATGCACGCAGCTATGACTAATGGTCATTCTGGTCAGGTTCCTGTTCTTCAATTTGATAAAGATTGGAATTTTATTCAGGAGTTTCCCAATATCCAAGCGGCCGCAGATGCGGTGCATCGCACGCATCCCGCTATTCGTTCAGCGATTGAGCGTGGCGGAAAAAGCGCTGGATACTATTGGAAACGTAAAAATAGTGAGCCTTGTGACACCCTTTAATTGCTGGAACATCCTCTAAAATCATGCTATAGGACAATCAGCAGCCAAGCCCATATATGGGAAGGTTCAACGACTAGCCGACTGTCAAGGTCGGGGTAGGCGCAAGCGCGCCGAAATGGGGGTGGCGTTTTACACACGTTAAGATATAGTCTGATCTTGTAAGAAATTACAAGCTGGAATAATTCCGCTGGCGGCGCAGCGAACCGTCAGGAACGTAATGCTACAAACAAATGATGTCATGACGTTAACAACGGAAACGTTGAAGATGGCGCGCATTGCGGGCATTGATTACGCAAAGGCGGCCGATTATATGACAACCGCTTAACGCAATAGGTGGTTTAAAAGTGTTTTAATTGCTGGAAAACATTAAAGCCCAAATGCCACAAATAAAATCATTCCGTTTTATATTGTGGAACGAAAGTAGAAACAAGTTTTGGGATGGCGCATGGTATTAAACCTAAACGTTAAAAATATGAAATCAGCAGCCAAGGAGGAATATATATGGCTAATAAATTTTCTCTTGAAGAATATAAGAATCGTATTGATATGTTTTTTCCTGATTGGAACTATGAGATTTTAGAGTTTAATGGTTATAAGCAAGCGGCTAAAATTTTATGTAAAAATTGTAATAATATTTTAATTTATAAGAAAGCTTGTGATATTAGCAGAAAATTAAATGTGTGTAAATGTTATCACAAATTTAATAATTATCACGAAAAATTAATATATCTTGGACAAGTCAATGGTTTTACTATTCTGCATGATGAACCAAATAATATGATAAAAACAATTCGTTGTGACAAGTGTAATACTATTATGGAGCGCTCTTTAGTATCGCTTCTTAATACGCCATTTCATTGTGATAAGTGTAATGCTTATCGAAAAGGGCAATTTCATTATAACATTGAAGAAGCTCAACAACGTTTAGATACAGCTACTAATAATGAGTATCAATTATTGCAGTATAATGGTATTAATAAAGAAGCCGTTTTGCGACATTTAAATTGCGGTTTTATTTTTACTATTCGTGATTTAAATGATATTTTTATTGGTAGAAATCGGGGTTGTCCAAAATGCTATCAATTTAAGTCTAAAGGTGAGCAAAAAATTGCAGCTTACTTAGATAACAAAAATATAAAGTATATACCGCAAAAAACATTTACACCATTAAATAAAAGTAAATATCGTTTTGATTTTTTTCTACCCGATTATAATTTAGCAATTGAATATCAGGGAGAGCAACATTATCGTGACAATTCTTGGTTCAAAGATGATTTAAGTACGATTCAAAAAAGAGATCAAATTAAAAGGCAATATTGTCAAGAAAATCATATTAATTTATTAGAAATTAGTTATAAAGATTATAATATTATTAGCCAAATATTAGACTCACGGTTCAACGACTATCCTTTTATGGGAGTAGAGGAAAGCTCCTCGAAATAAACACTACCAGATGGTAAAGATATAGTCTGATCTTATTAGAAATAATAAGCCGTATGTTATACGCGCATAATTTAGCGAATTATGTGGAACATTAATGATCCGCGGTTTCAAATTGGAAATGACCGATGCTTCCCACGTTACTGACGTTTGGAGTGCATTGGCAGCAAAGACAGCATCAGATACAGAAGAGTTGGCAGTCGCTATCAGTAAGACGGCATCGTCCGCCGAAGCTGTGGGCGCAAGCTTCGAAGCTACTTCTGCAATGATTGCAACGATGGTCTCCGTAACGAGAGAGAGTGCCACGAACATCAACATTTGACTTTTTATTAAATATTTAATAAGGAGTTACCGGTGTCCTTATGAGATAATACATAAATCATAAGTGAAAACCTTCTCTGATTGACTTGGAGTTCCTAATAATAGAGGATAACAGGGCGGAAGATTGGTTTAAATACCTTTCACCGTGAACGACTAAGTGAGAAGGCACCTTTTCTGAAGGTGGTGCGATAGTCTAAACTCCTACTATAACTATTATATTTTTTGAAATAGGGGAAGAAGGCAATTTTGTCTTCTATAATGCGGTACGTCACTCAAATCGGTTATCTCACGATACGGAGAAATGACAAGTGATCCCTCAAAGCTAACCGACAGTGAAGGCGAAGCAATGGATCTGAACCGTGTCGATAAGGCTTTGAAAACAATCGGTATTACGTTGCGTAGTGCCACAGGACAATTCCGTGAATTTGATGACGTCATCCTTGAATTGGGTGAAAAGTGGAATCAAATTGATGTAAATGCGCAACGTTATATCGCCACGATAATGGCTGGCAACCGTTATGATTTGTTGGCGGTTGCGTGAGCAGCCTTAATAATGAACTCAAATTAAAATGACGTGAATTGCGGGAACATCCTTAAAACTATTTTCACTAAGCACAAGCAGAAATGTGTTGTGTGGTCACAGTAATGAAGTTGGGTATAGTAAAAGCAGAATAGTTTGGACAATCCGCAGGCAAGCATCTTTTATGTTTGACTTTTTTCTTTTTTTGTGATATAATAAAAGAAAAAAAGGAGAACAACGCTAATGTTTAAAAAAATAATCTTAGATGGCGAAGTAACACGATGGTCAGTAAATGAAGAAGGGCAAGTAAGGAATGATGAGACGGGGAAATTTCTTACGGGTAGTATTCTTCAGACTTATAGATACATAAATTTTAGATGGAATCATAAGCAAAAGAATAAAGCAGTTCATAGATTAGTTGCTGAAGCTTTTCTTCCTAATCCTGAAAATTTACCTTATGTACATCATATTGATGGAAATAGGTTAAATAATAATGTAGAAAATTTACAATGGGTTACTCAAGAAGAGAATCAATCTCATAGAAAAACATATACAATTCATGCGCCTCAAAATATTATAATTGAAGGCCAGGAAGAGTGGCGTAATTTTAGAGATACGGTTTATCAAGTTTCTAATTATGGACGCGTGCGTAATACTAAAACAAATAAGATACTTAAAGGTTGCTTAGAGGATTGCGGGTATTATACAATTAAAATTCCGTATAACGAGAAAAAGCGTAAACGTTTTTTCATCCATCATTTAGTTTATGAATGTTTTGTATCTCCTGATTATGATGTGATAAATCACATTAATGGGGATAAAACTGATAATCGTGTAGAGAATCTAGAAAGTGTTTCTCATAAAGAAAATATGATCAAAGCTGCAAATGAAACTAATGCTTGGCATTTTAGAAAAGTTGCACAATATGATAAAGAAGGAAATTATATACAAACTTTTCTTAATGCTTCTGACGCTGGACGTGCCATGGGTATTTTACCTAGCAGTATGCGTAATTGCATTAGATTAAGGGGCGGCCGCCATAAAGATTTTATTTTTAAATATATAGAAAATGAAGATGAAGCTTCATCGGCCATCTCAGAATGAGAGTAAAACCGGTAGGGTTTGAAGGACGTCACACTTATTTAAGTGATAATATGGTCAAAGCTAAAATGAAAATTTTAGAGACGTATTTATTAATACGTCTTTTTTATATATTGACGCGGAAACGCGTTGAGTGACTCTGCAACAGAGCCGGTTCCTTGCCCTCGTCAGCAATATTGATCAGTACAAAAATGCACTATCTATTGCACAAAATGCCGAAGGCGCAGGTGAACTACAAACTTTAAAGACCTTGGACTCATTGGAGTCTAGGATTGAAAGGCTAAAGGTTACAGTACAAGAGTTCTACACCAGTTCTGGCCTTGAAGCCTTATATAAGAGCATTATAGATATTATTACTAACGTAGTCGGCGCAATGAATAACTTGCCAAAAATTGGTGAGAAATTCCCTGCGGCGGCTCTTTCTATTGGTTTGGGTATTATTGGTAATGTTAAGAATGTATTGACAACATTAATTAATGCGATTAAGCAAACTTTTGATAATATTGAGGAGGAACATAAAAATCACGGAAAGCGTACCACAACTCAAGCGTATAAAGATGGTAAAGCATCAGCAGAAGCCTTTGCAAGAGGGCAAAAAGACGGAGCGAGTGGCGTTGAGGGTAGCGCTGAGCCTAGTTCTGGTGAAGTTGAGAAAGATACGCGTACTTTTTTGCAAAAGTATGGCACGGCGTTGTGGCGGGGTGTTTCGGTCGCTCTTTCTGCAACCAGTATGTCGCTTAACACAATAGGTCTAAATCAGTATGGTGCTTCGACCAGCATTGATGAAGATTTGTCTGCGGCTAAGAAGCTAGGCTGGGGAACGTTAGTCGGTTTAGGCGGCGATGTCGCTACTTTTGCTACGCAATGGATAACAAAAGATTATATTGGCGCGATAACCACTGCTGTTACGGGAGTAACAAAAGCCTTTGCTGGATTGTCTAGTGCAATTTCTATGGCGACGCCCTCAATGGAACGTCAAATTGAGTTAGCAGAAAAGAGAGTGCAATTGGCTCATAATGAAGCAGTTCTAGCTCGTGGTGAAACAAATGATTTACAACAGGCTATTATTCAGTTAAAGCAATTAGAAAAACAACAATATTCTTCTAACGAAGCCATGGAAGAATATATCAATTATCGTAATCAAGTGGCGACACAATTTCCTCAATTAATTGATGGATATGATAATGAAGGTAACGCTATTATAGATTTAAGTGATGATTATTTAATTTTAAATAATAGTATATTAAAAACTTTACGTTCAGAACAAAAAGAACGTAAATTACGTGTTGAATCGCTAAATATACAACAACAAGCGGCTCAGCAAATGTTAACATCTAGACATTTCTTTTCCGGTTCCTCTACCACCCTTCCAGAGGCACTACGAAACGCTTTTTCGTTAAATACTCTTCACAATTATGAGACTGGTATACATTGGAACCCTGATAATAAATATGCTAGCGTTACAGATATAGATGCGTTTTTAAAATTTTTAAACGATGATTTGGAAGATACTAGTTTAGATGACTCTTCTACTAAGGTACAAATTTTACAAACCTTATATCCTGATTTAATGAATGGTATCGCTCTTCCTGATGCGACAGATGCACAAAAGGTTGCTATTGAAGCAATTGCAAGCGCCAAAACAGATCAAGACAAGGTAGAAGCTGCTGCACGCGCAATTACGTTATTAAATGATAGTTTATCAGAATATTATAAAGTACAATTTGAATTAGCAAATAAAAATTATGCTATTATAACTGCTGATTTAAATATACAAGAATCTATTAATAATAAAGAATTAGGTAATTTATTAACAACTAATAAAACAGTTGCTGCTATATATCAAGAAATGTTAGATAATTTTTATGAGACGCAAATGTTTTTTAACGAAGCAACCGGATCTTGGAATTTAATAAATGATGCTGAAGGTTCATGGAATATTTTAAAAGATTTAAATATTTCTTATGAAGAGTTTCTTGCAACCCAAACAGAAAGTTTTCTGACGCAATTTGCAATTTTGCCCAAAAAAGCACAAGATGCTATTGAAAATTTATATAATGAGAGAGATACCTATTCTTCTTTTGATGTTATAGAGGCAGAATTAAAAAAATATAACGTTTCCGAATTATATATTGCATCTTTTCGTCAATCTTTTATAGACGCTCAAGAAAAAGCAACTCAATATTTACAGAATGTACAAAATTATTATTCTACGCATATGCCTGATCTTAATTTACATTTAGATGATATTTTAAATTCAGAATCTGCTGTTTTACAAGGATTACCCGCTGTTATACAGACTTGGATAGGTTCTATTTATGAAAATATTGCTAATCAGGTGGAAACTGGTGCGTTATCAATAGATGCAGCAAATAATTTAAGTGATGCTTATTTTGATTTATTAGAAAACATTCAAATTATACCAGATGAAAATATTAAAAAAGCATTATTACAACAGTTGTCCTCGGTTGATATGTTTGATGCATATGCTATAGAAGATTTTGTTAAAAATGCAGAAGGAGTCCCGCAAGAAACTGCTCAATCTTTATTGGATTGGGCTGGACAAGTAGGCAAAAGTTTTTTAAGTATTCGTGATCGTGCAGAAAAAAATATTAAAGATGCAGCAGAAAAATTAACAAAAATTAATCAGCAAGCAATTAATGGCATGGATAGCTATGATGACTTGGATACGTGGTTGCGCGCACTACGGTCACTTAACGATAAGTCATTAGGCATTATTAGTATAACTAATTCAGACTTGTTTAATTTTAAAGACGGTAAATTTATTCCAACCGCTAAAGCTGTTGCAGCTTATCGCACTTCTGTTATGGAAAAATTAAACAAGCAACAGGAAGATTATTTAAGTATACTAGATCGTATTGAACAAGAACCAGAGATTCTTCGTGATTGGAATGATAACGCTGATAGGCCGACAATTTTAGACTGGTCTGAATCAGCTTCGGAAGCAGAACAGCGAATAGCCGAAGAAGCCGCTAAAGTTTGGAAACAAGTACAAGAAGAAGCGGCAGACAATTCTTACTATAACATTCAAGATAGTTTTGAAAAGCTCATGAAAGAGCGTATTCAAGAGTTATCGCTTGGTTTAGACGCTAATTCTATTGAACGTATGCTTAATTATGCGTCAGGTATGGCAGTACAGTGGGTTGACTTTTTATCACACAATGGAGTTACAGAAGCTGATTTAAGAGAACAGTTGGGCGTTGCCGGCTATACTGATGCAATGACTGATGCCTTTATTGCGAGCATTACACAGGGCGGCGAAGCTGCTATACGTGCAGTAGAGGACTTGTATAAAGGCAAGGGTATAAAATTAACTACTGACCAACGCCGCACTCTTTATCGCGCAACAATTGACCCTTTGATGTCAGTTTTCGATTCTTTCGATTCTCTGTCTATTGGTCAATTCGTGGATGACGAAGTAGCTAACGTTATTTCAAAATATGGTCTTGGGAGAGTAAACGGCAACGTAATTCAAAGCCTTATTGCCCCGGCCAAAGCCTATAAGATAATGTTAGATGCTATTGCAGCTAATGGACAGGCGACTGCTGATGAGGTTTTGAAATCAATAGCATTTGAAAAGACTCAAACAGCGGATAAGCTAGACAAAGTATTATCAGGCTTAACTGGTGGCTTTGATATTGAAGAGTTCGTAAATATTTTTGGCGCAGATTTAGCTAAACAATTCCAAGATGATGACCTATTTGGTTTTAATGAAGCTACGGGAAAAATTGTCGCAAACGCAGGCGTGGATATTAGTGCAATTCTTAGGCAGGCTGGTTTCGACGATAATTTGATCAACACGCAGGCCGTAAAAGACGCGCGCGCATCTATTCGACAGAGCGCAATAGATACTGCAACTAAGGCTGCGCAAGATGTCGCCTCTGCTATTGATAATTTGGCTGGCGCGCAAAATGGTGATTTAGTTGACATTTCTGCTTTAATAGATAAATATGATTTGAAGCTAGACGACAATATTATTGATGGTGTAGTATCTATTCAAAATGGTGCAGTTGAGATTATCCGACAAGTTATTGCACAAATAGAGCAAAGTAAGAAAGAAGATGATAAGACAACTGAATTAGAACTATTGAAGTTGAAAGATGCGCTCAATTCTATTATCGCTCAGTACACTTCCTTAGTTACTAATGGAATTGCGGGTTCGTTAACGCATGAGGGCTTAGCTCAACTTATGGGCGGCGGTTTTGAAGAATTGAAGATTAATCCAGCTGGGCTACAGGTACAAGAAACTGCCGAAGGCTTGAAATTTTCCAATGATTCCTTATTACAAATTTACGATGCCGTTCGTACTACTCATGTAAAAATTGCCGAAGAAATTAGTAACACGCTTATTCCTCAAATGACGAAGACCGGTGCTGTATGTGAAACCATTGAAAAAACAATGACTCACATGCGCGACCTCCAGCAAGAAATTGCTAAGGCAGATGACACTCGTAAATCTGCACTGAGCGCGCAATTGGCTATCACAAGAGAAATCGCATCTCAGCAACTTGCTGACCCCAGTTCCTTCAACTTTATGGATCGTAATCTACCTAATGGTATGCAAAATGCGATCAACTGGTGGAACAGCGGCGCGAAAGCCTATTCAGCGATGAACAAGGCTTCGGCTTCCGGATATATGGCTGTTGAAGATTACTATAACATGGTTACTACCATGAGCGAACTTATTCAACGGTCTAATTCTGATATTGAATGGATGGGCATTAGTGCAGAAAATGCTACTACCAAAGCAGCAGAATTGATTCAAGCTGGTTTCAGTTCTTTTACTGCGTTAGATGATGGCGAAGTAAAAATTAGTATGCAAAAGTTGGCTGAAGCGATGGGAACCGGCGCAATAGATATGAAGACCGGTTTCGATGAAGCGTTAAAAATTATGGCACAAGAGCAGGTTGATATGCTTGAAGGCCAAATTAAGATGCTAGAAACTTTTGCAAAGATTGAAGAACTTGGCGAATCCTTAGAAACTGATGGTGTTTTTGATTTTAGTAAACTTTTTACTGATGACCGTACAGGTTTCACAGATAAGGGACAGACATTTGTTGATCAGTTGTTACAACTAGAAGGCATCGGAGATATTAAAATTCGTGTTGGCGTAGATGGCGAAGCAATTTCAATTAAAGATCTAGTTAAAGACATAAGTAAAAATGGTTACGCTGATGCCCTTACTAACTTTATTCGCGTTGCCATATCCGATGGTTTTGATGGTGATACGATTCAGGCGCAATTAGAAAAGTATACAGATTCAGATGGCATATTAGATGTTAGCGGTTTGGCGCAAGAACTGTCTGCTACTGAAACGACTGGAGTAGAAAATTGGACTACGGCAACAGAGAAAGCGCTAGATGCTTATAAAACTACGGTAGATGCACAATTACAAGAGCTGGATACAATTTTAAGTAGCTATTTTACAAAATTAGAGTCGAATAATCACAAACACCAAGGTGTCGAACCTAGGCCAATAGCATTGGACGATCCTTACGGCGCATCTAACGCAGATACGTCAGTTTCTTTAGCTCAAGATAATTCTGCTTTATTAAAACAACATGAACAAGATGTTCAAGAAAAAGCTACTTTACAAACTACAATCGGCGATCTTGAAGCTGCTGTACAACAACAGCAAATCGAACACGAACATCAAATTCAAACTCTTACAGAAGAAAACGCTGCATTAGCGCAAGAAAAAGCACAAAATGAGGCCGCTTGGGCGGCTGAAAAAGAAGCTATGGAAACCGAAGCGGCGCAGAGCGCTGAGGCCGCGCAAGCTGCTATAACTAATGTAACTAATAGGTATCTTGAACAAGAAACAAAAAATCAGGAACTAGAAGAAAATTTAATTAAAGTACAAAATCAGAATCGTGCTCTAAGTCTAACAATTGCCGATCAAGAAAATTTAATTACTAATTTAACTGCCGAACGAGACGCAGCAGAAGCGGCGCTATCTGAGTCTCAAGAAGAAGTTATTAAGCTACAGCAAAAATTACAAGAAGCCAAGGAAGACTATGCTAGAGCTGAAAGTAATTATGCCGATGCTGAAAGGCAGCTGCAAATTCAAAAAGACCAATTAGGTAATAATTCGTCAAATGATGTTATAATCGCTGATTTAAAAGAGCAATTAAATACAGCGCTGAATGATAAAAATAATGCAGAAGCTAGATTACAAGAAACTACGGCATTACTTGATCACATTTATGATCAATATGATGCTAAAAATGATGAACTATTAGCGACACAAATTGCTTTGGCTGAAGCAGAAAGTCAATTAAATAATCTGCAACGAATAGTTGCTATGCAGCAATCCGCAGATTTAAGACAACAACAGCAACAAGAATTTGGAAATGTAGCAACTGAATCGGCGCGCTGGCATCCAAATATTAATACTGCTAATCAGCAACCTACTGTTATTGTTAAAGAAGAAGATAATGAAGTGGGTGATGAGCATTTACGTGAAGCGGAGAGAGAGCGTTTAGCGGATCAATTAAGACACAGAGAAGAAGCGCAGACAATTAAACAACAGGCTGCTAATAATCTCGAAAGCGCTCAAATAGAACAAGCAATTAGTTATATCATGGATCTGTTTAAGCGCAATCATGATGCTCTTATAGCTTCTAAAGATTTATCTAATAAAGAAGCTAAGGAAACATATACTGCCACTTATAAAGAAATTATATCTTTAATGGGACGCGAAACGCTAAGTGCACTAACAAAAGAATATAATAGAGTTTTAGACGAAACAGGCAGTGAACAAAATGCGCTTGCAGAAGTTCATAGAACTTATCTTGGTGTTATCGGAAAAGAAAAAAGCAATTTAATTGCATTAATTAATGCTACAAATAATAGTAATATAGGTATTAATAGAGTAGGTAATGCTTTAAATAATTTAGCTGTAAAAGTTAATTCTACCGCTTCTGATATTAGTACTAGTATTAAAGCTCTTAATAAATTAAATCCAGTATTAAATAATCCTACAATGGTTGCGTTTGGAGATACAAGTGCTACTGGTAATGTTGCTCTTGCCAAAGGCACTCTTATGGGTGAACTTGGCCCAGAGCTTTGGGTATCCAATGGTCACTATCATGTCGCTGGTCAAAATGGCGCAGAGTTTGTTAATCTGCCAGATGACGCCATTGTATTTAATCATCAACAGACCGCTAACCTACTTAAAAATGGGCACGCGACTCGCGGTAAGGCGATAACTTCTGAAAAGAACGCTATTGCACAAGCCAAAGGTAATGTTAATGGCGGCCCAGCAATGGTTAGCGCGAAGCAAGCAGCCGCAACCCTGCGCAAGATTCAGGCTGAGTGGCAAGCTCTTATTGATGCTGATGCCCGCAACCTAGGCTCTCTCGCAGGTCGTGGTGGCGGCGGTGGAGGAGGCGGTGGAAATAAGGATTGGCAACCTAAAACCACCTCCGGTGATATTCAACGCTGGTATAACCTCTTGCGGCAAATCGCAAAATTAGAGGAGCAAATTACATATCAAGAAACCTTACAAAGCAAGTTGGAAAGCGACAAAGTTGCGCGCGGTAATGAACTCTATCAAAGCTATCGAAAAGAACTCGATTTGCTTGATGCTGAGATTCGCCGCAATAATTATCTTGCTGAAATTCAGAAGTCTTGGTATGACGCAAAACGTGAAGAACTGGCGCGTTCTGATTATGGTCGCATCTTCACTTACGACGAAGAAGGGCTTCAGCAGTATGTGGGTAATAGTAAGCCCGGTAGCGGACTTGGACTCGACATTCTGGAAAACCTAAATCGTCGTGATATTTATGGTAAAGCCATAGACAATGCCGCAACCGCAGAAGCGCAATTACGTTATCTGCAATCAGTCGGCTTTAATATTGATAACCTAAAGTATAATGATGATGGTACGATGATAGAGACTGTGGGAAAAACTGGCGAAGAGCTTGCTGATGCCTATGTCTCTATGATGGAAAACTTCTGGACAGCTGTTGACGGCTGGCGCGATGAACTCGACAATTTGTATGATTCTTACCATGAACAGCAAGAAAAGATTCTGACAAATCAGCAAAAGCAAAACGAACTTATTCAAAAAGTAATTGACAATCAGATTACATTGGAAAATAAGGTTCTCGATGCTCTTACTGATATGCGACAACGAATGATAGACGAGCTACAAGACCAAAAGGACGCGCTAAGTGATGCCGCGGATAAGTATGTTGATGGTTTAAATGATCAGCTAAGCAAAGAACGCGACATGTATAGCAATCAGAAAGATCAGGATGAACTAACGAAGTTGCAACGCCAGTTAGCAATTTTGCAACGTTCTGGTGGCTCTGGTTCGCAAATTCGTAGTCTACAAAGTCAGATTGATAGCAAGATGCAAGACCAATACTTTAATCAGCAGCAACAACAGATTGATGCGATAAAGGAAGCATCTGATGCACAACTTGAGCGCCTAGATAGACAAATTGAACTCATAACCGAAACCTTAGCTTACGAAAAAGATAATGGTTTACTTTGGCGTGATGTGTATGCTGTAATGGAGGGGACGCCAGCAGAGATTACGTCATTTATTACAGCCAATGATAAGGAATTGCAAGCTAAATCCGCGCTACAATGGGAAGAAGATACGAGACAGACCTTACAAGAAGCTGAGATATTCAGAGCGCATGTTGTAGATAACATGAACAATAATAATGTCGAAGTTATGCAACAGACTACTGATTTTAGCTTCGAGATGACAGAACGATTTAATGAACTGATTGATACTACCAGTAGCGGCAATGCTGATATTGTACATGCTGTCGTGAGTGGACAATCGGGCGGCGGCTCTGGCGGCGGAGGAGGAAGCTATGGTGGCGGCTCTAGTAGCAAAAAAACCGCTCCGATCGTTAACGCTAAACCGGCAGAAAAAAGTTATGATGAAGCAGTAAAATTTAGTAACGATTCGGCAAAAAAAGCTACAACAAAAGATAGCAGCGCTGATACCGCGGCATTAGAAACACTTAAACAAAAATATATTAAAGCAACTCAAAATTATTATAATGCTATTTTTACAGAATATAGAGGTCGACGTGGCGCAGGCGTGTTATTAAATAAATTAAAGTCAGTGGTAGACTCTGGAGTAAAAACATTACAATATTCGACTACGACTCCAATATTAGAAAAGAATTATAAAAATTTATATGAACAGATGGATCAATGGTATAAAAAGTTGTTTGAATTAGATGGTTTCTCTTCCGGCGGCCTTATCGACTTCACTGGTCCCGCAATGGTTCACGGTTCAAAAACTAAGCCTGAGTCTATTTTCAGCGCAGAAGATACCGAATTTTTACGTACAGAGTTACTTTCTAACGTAAGAACGTTGCCGTCTATCGTTCGTGGTTTTGAAGCCATTCTAGGAAATTATGTCAATAGTAATAACTATAATACAATCTCTAGCGGCTCAACCATTGAACATGCGGAAGTAAATATGTACGTACAAAAAATTGATAATGATTATGATGCTCGTCGAGCTGGCGAACGAGCTCTTGATGCTATGGTTCGCATTGGTCGCAAGACTGGGCCGACAAGTGTTTCAAGGAGGTAAAAGGAATGGCACAGAATGGACATGACATGGGTGCAATTCACGGTCAAGCATCGGGCACTCCATTTGTATCCAATTCTGTTGTTTCTTCTCACCCTCAAGTTTATATGGCTACCCATGACGGGGAAGGCAATCGCCTTCCCCTCATGGAACGCTCATTCATAAGCTTCACATGGGGAGATAAAGCGATAGAGGATTTTGGCGCTATTTCGGTTTCAGACGGAAGCCGCTATACGCGCAACACCGTAGCTAATTTTGAAGACCACACAACACAATATGAAGCTATTGATGGGCAGCTTTATTGGGGCACCCATTTTACAAATAATGAAATGACTTTTTCGCTAGCGACTGATGGTATAACAGAAAAAGAGTTGGCCGATTTTAAATTTTGGTTTAAACCAGGAATTTGCCGCGAGCTTATCTTAGCTGAGAATCCTAATCGTGCGATCATGGCGCGCCTAGCAGAGCCACCTTCTTTTTCTTTTGTTCCTTTTGATTATGATATCGAACGTACCATAGGCGCGCGCACCTATACCACAAAAACAACTCGATATAAGGGCGAAATCACGCTTAAATTTGTTATGGACGAACCGTTTTGGTATGGGAAAAAGGCTTATTTTGATTATGAAGAAAAGAAATATGCAGATGATAGCGCGAAAACGACTGTGCTTGATGACCCAGATTTTATAAAGGTTATGGTCGAAGATGGAATCCCGCATGTAGAGGAAATGGGTGATCCATCGAATGTAATTATGGCAAATGGCTGCTACATTGATTTTTCTACCGGACAAAACTCTGGTTTGGTAGCCAACGATACAGATACCACAGACTTACATACGCCGAGTTCGCTAGTTACAACTGACTCCGTAGAGGCCAGCGAAGTTTTTGATGGTAATAACGCATTTGTAGGTGTTGTAGTTAGCACAATGGATGGTAATGATGGTTTCAGGTTATCGCGCAAGAGTACCAATTTAGGCGACTATCGTTATCTTTATTATGCAGGAACCGCGCCTTCATTGCCAACCAAGCTCGCATTTAGTTTTGTACCTTATCCTAATCCAGTAGCAGCAGATCACCATGTTTATTTGCCGGCTAATACAATGGCAAAAAATACTAGATCTTATCCTTTAAATGGTAGAGTTTTTTCACTTTTAGAAACCGGTAATCCATATAACACTATTCAAATAGGCGATAAACAATTCAGTTTCTCGCTTCCAAATATTTACAAAAGTTATAATGATGTGATACAACTTTTTTCTGAATCTACAACCACCTATGCGAATCGTATTGCGACTCAAGAAAAAGTACGTTTACAAATTGCGCATCCGGCTGTAAGAAAGTGGGCGTTGAACTGTCTCGAACTAGATACTCACTTATGGAGCGCCGTCAATTATAGGCGTCTTTTATGCGCGCTAATGGCTCCTATGTTTTATGCTTCTGGCTTTACAGGGGCACACAGTGGGAATACTTTTAATATTCTATTAGACCCAGAAAAAGTTTACGAATGTAGTTGTAATTTTAATTTAAAAATTGGTACTGGTACTTGTACATATAAATACAATACTTGGCCTGATGGTATGGCGACAGCGATTGCGAGTGACACTGATTATCAAAATTTTATTGCGGCCTTATCTACAGCCGTTGCCGCTACTCTCGTTGAAGAAACCGCCGATTGCTGGGATATGGTAATTAGCAACGATCTTTCTATTGAGCGCACAGGCGAGCCTATCCTTAGCATTGAAAATTGCCTATTAGTGACTACTGATTATGTAGCCGCAGATTACATAGACGCAGATCGACAAGGACTTTATAATGTCGCTATCGAGTTTCAGAATTTGTATTATTAAAGTGGAGTAAAAGGAGGAAAACATAATGAAATTAAAACGTAATTACGAACTTTCATTATGGACGCTTCAAGATACATACATAACTGTCTTGAAGCCGTATGAATTAGAAGCGCGCAATAGGATACAAGAGCCAGATTTGCATGTAAAAGATGACGGTACGCTGGAATTTTCTTGCAAAATCCCAATGTATATCCACGAGTGCGCGACCAATGAGATGCAAGAGAATCCAATTTGGTATAACACACAAAATGGAAATCTCATTGCTGATATGCGTAAGCTAAAAGTTATTTTTAATAAAAATAATGTTGACCCTGATAAATCAACGGTTTATGAAATTCTTATCACAAAAGTTACCGAAGAACATGAAGGTATGGAAACATGGTGTGAAATCAACGGTGAAGGATTGGACTTCCATGAATTAGGAAAAATAGGGTTTAAGACCGAACTCAATGCAGATTTGTATAATTATGATTGGGCCACATGGGCTGATAGCGAAGAGCTAGTCGCAGATGCAGAACCTATTAATAACATTGACTATTGGGTCAGTAAGCTACGATTAGCTGATATTGGCTGGACATATGAAGTGCGTATGGATTGGAGTTGCTACCCTGGTGAGCTTGCTACTAATAAGGTGTATGAAGCGCCATATGTTATTGCATGGAATGTAAATACGGATACTAGTGCGGTAACTCCCAGTGATAATACTAGTGCGGTGGAAAAGCGTCGCATAGTGGATACGAACGAAAGTAACTACTATAATATTACGCAAACGATAGCAGAAACATTTGGAGTCTTTTGCCGCTATGAGCGTAAATATGATAGTGTTTATCGGTGCATTGAGAAAAAAGTTGTCTTTTACAATAACTTTTTAAATGAAACCGAAGGCCCAATCGACATTAACTATTCTTTCGATACAGAACATATAAGTCGAGAAAAGGATAGTACTGATTTGGTCACGAAGCTATTTGTAAAAACACTTAATGATGAAAATATGGAATCAGGTTGGGCAGCAATAGGTGACAGCGCAGCAAATAAAAGCGGTGAAGACTATATCCTAAATTTTGACTACTTGCGTGCCATCGGAACAATTTCGCAAGATCAATATGACGAGATTGCGGTATATGAAAATCAGATGGCGGTTTATAACAAGATTTTAAATACGCAAAGCACCATCATCCAGAATATAGATACACGTTTGCCAGAACTAGAAGCCCAAAAAACAGTTGCAGAAAACGGCATTATATTGGATAAAGAACGTATTTCTGCTGCGGACGACCTCTTGCGCGCCGTTACAAACAATACTGGCGTAGTTGAAATCACTGACGCACGACCAGCAATCGCATACACAATTGCTGAAGGAACAAGTTCCGTTCCTACTTATATTGTAATTCGGCAGGAAGGCGTAATTGTAGACGCATCGTTAAAACTATATCAAACGTATAATGCAGCCGGACAAGAGGGCCAAAAACTATCAAATCAAATTTCATCTTATACCTGTGAATTTGATGAATTTGGTAATTTAAAAAAGATTTCACACCTTAATGTTCAGGCATCTACGCCTGTTTATCTTATATATAAATATGACCCTCAACTTGAGCAAGAAAATGTTAAGAAAACTTGGACTGATAGGTTAGCGCGCGATGAGGGCGAACTAGCACGCCTGGGAGACCTTATCGAACAATTAGAAACCGACCGCGCGGCAGCGCAGACATTGTATGACGAAACACATGCACAAAAAGAAGCCGCCATGTTAGCTTTCACTCGACTAATGGGGCCCGCACTTCGAGAAGGATATTGGCAGCCAGAAGACTCCTATGGAGATTATGGCGATAAATATTATAATACACTCACAAGCTCTGAGCCGCAAAAGAAATTAGCTACCCTTATATTGGATAGCTATCACTTTGAGGGAGAACAGCTCGCTTACTATTTGGATGGTGTCAATCAAATTCGTAACTATTATCCTTATATTGACCTATCGCGAGTGACGTTTACGTCTGGAAAAACATGGTCAGATTTACTTCACGCATCTTTTTGCTTCCGTAGTATTGAGCCAGATACCAGTATCCCGAGTTCAGATAATCGTTATTGGGTGAATTGGCCAGTCGGCGCATCCAGTCAGCTAGTGTATTTAAAGGTGGGCGCCAATGGCGCACCTTTTCCAGCTCTTCTTCTTACTGGCGTTACATCGCTACCTATGGATATTACTACTGATGATGTAAAGTATGCTGAAACACTTGCGCGCGAAGCTCAGGTGGCTATTGTAGAGACTACTGTAGGACAAACCGGTGTAGAAATGACCTTAACAAAAGTGTTAAATAGCGTTACGGTTGTAATACCACAGAATCCTACTATTGTTTGCTATCCGCGTGTTCATTTAGATACTCCAAACTTAAAAACAGGTGACGATGATGTTATTGTAAAAATGGGCACCGAAAAGATTGACCGTTATAGTGGCTATTCATTGCTAAAACAGGGGCGCATTAATCCTGCTGGCACGGTTACTGACTACAATAACAACTATTACATTACACTTACGACAGATAACTATATGGTAAAGAGCGAGGGCGGCATCGGTGCTGTTACTGTTGGCTATACGGTTCCAAATACACCAACGGCAATTTACCTTGACGCGCGCGAAGTTTCGCGTGAAAACGCATTTCCAAAAACCACCTATACTGTTGACCCTACCTTTACGAAAGATAGCTTTTTGGATGTTTCCTCTCATTGCCTAGGCCGCATTGTACATATTAACGATACGGACTTGAAGTTTGATCATGTACGAGGCTATATTTCAGAAATTGAGTTGAATTTAGATAAACCTTGGGAAGACCAAATCACTATTACAAACTATCGTACCAAGTTTGAAGATTTGTTTAGTACTATCGTTGCGCAGACGGAAGAGATGAAGAAAAGCTCCTACGTGGTGAGTTTGGCTTCTGGTATTTTTACACCTAAAGGCGAAATTGCAGAAGACGCTCTATATGATTCTATGCGTCATGCCGACTTAAACTATGCCTTTAATAATGGTACACTCACTATTGATGAAGAGAATGGTATTTGGTGTACTAGTGATGATGGAGTTGTAGCCATTCGCGGCGGTGGTATCTTTACTGCAACTGATAAAGATGAAAATGACAACTGGATTTGGAATACGGGTATATTACCTATTGGTATCAATGCTGATTTAATTACTACTGGACAGTTGGATACTCATCGTGTGCGCGTTTTCGCAGGCGATGATTTGAAGCTAGTGTTGGATGAAAAAGGACTGGTTGCTTATAAAAGTTATGCGGATGAGCAAGCTCTTGCGGCCGCCTATGATGGCGAGAACGTTACCACCCGTCAAGACTTATTTACAGCTTTTTTGAATAATCATAGTGAATACACAAGTGATAATCCGCAGTACTTAGATTACAAGCAATACGTGCTACATGACGGACAAGGAATTTTCTTGCGCGCCGTGGGTAATGGCGGAGATACAAACGAAAAAGGTACTATTGTGTATGACACTAGCACCAATAGTTATAAAATTTTGGCGCAAGATGTTGACCGCGTAGCTATCACATGGGACGGACTAACGTTACGTGATTGGAGCGGCAATGAGACACTAAAAATGGATCCCGATACGGGCGCGCTAACGATAACTGGCACGTTAAATGCAACTGGGTTAAATATTCAGACTACCGAAGGCGCGCAACCATTTACTTTTGGCGGCACCAACATGATTCGTTTAAGTGAATCGTATGTTGATATTGTTCATGCTGGCAGGTTATCTGATGATGTAAGATATATTGATTATTTGGATAATCTGGTAGATTATTGTCAGAGTGGTGTTATTTTAAAATTGCGTAACCGTAGCGATTACGGCGCTGCTTCTAACAATTATGGACGTGTTAGTTTTAATTCTAAGATGCCGCTAACTTTACACGCCAAATACACTCTTTCTTTCTGGTATTGGATGGAAAATCAAAATCCCAGTGAAGATTATACCGGTCGCACGGTTATTCAGTTTTGGAACTCTGATGGTACGCCGCTGAAACCAGAGCCTCGAGTAGCTTCCTCTTCCGCAAATTTAACAGAAATATATCCAACCACAATACCAAAATTTTACTCTTTTGTTTTTAGTATTGAAGGTGCGTCATCATCTGGTGCAACAGTAACGCCACCGTTAGCCGTTAATTTACGCTTTCATGTAACCGCACCCGTAGCGAATAATGATAATGGATATATTTGTTTTTCAGATATTAAAGTCGAATCTGGCATTACTCCGAGCGCTTGGAGCGCACATCCAGAAGAATTGCGTAGTGGTAGTGGTCTAATTCTAAATCAGAACGAAATTTATATGCACTCAGATTTGGTAAGAATAGAGCCGAATAAAAAGGCTACTAATGGCCTGACTATTGACGAGCATGGTGCAACAATGGGTAGCTTAGTTGTTACCGAATATTTTACCGCGCCTGGCCTGCCGAATCCGTATGTGGCAAGTAATTTAATGGGAGGAGACAACAACGAAGCTATTGCAGATATTCCAGAAGATCGTACCATCACTCAGAGCTTAAACGCATATTTTTCTCAGGTTAATAATAAAATAATGACTAATAAGACATTCCTATATGTAAATAAAAACATTACTGAATCAGATATTTTAATTAGTGGTATTTCTGGTAGCGCAAATGAATTAATTATTAAGAAAAAGCAACAACCCTCATCCACCGGAGAAACTTATAGTGCAATTATCGGTAATATCGAAATAGATAACGTAGCTGTTCCTTTGCGTTTTGAAAACATCATTTTCTCGGGTCAAGTTACAGTTAACAATTCCTATGTTTATTTTTATCATTGTAAATTTTATGGCCCGGGAAAAAGTGCAACTTGGAACGGTAGCTCTTATACGCAATGCCTTTATATTGCACGTCGTGGCGGAGTGCAGATGGTTACGTGTGAAATGCACAATGCTGACTCGTTAATTACTGTAAATCATACTAGTGATTTAAGTATGCACAACATTACTGGTGGATATACAATAGATGCCAATCATCAAGCAAGCCCTGATTGTTATTATTTTCTTACTGTGAGAGGTGGCAACGCAAAAATTGGTAGTAAATATCCATATAGTGTGAATCATGCAACGAATTATGGAATTTATCAGCCTAATGCTGCACTCATTGCCTTTATGGATGGCGCAAGCGTGGATACTCCACCTTCTACACCAGATCCTTCGCCAACACCCACACCACCAACATCTACAACAAAAACGATTACCTTAACGCCGCAAGATATAACAACTTATTTCAACTATCAAGAAAATAGTAATTATGTTGAATATAGTGCTGCAAAGGCTAACGGACACTTTGACGTTGGTTATATAAAATATACTAAATATGTTAATGCAGCATTATATAGCAAGATGAGCTTTAAGACAAGTGATTTTAGTAATATCACTAGCATTTCTACTGCAAAATTAAAATTAACAAGAACAGGCTCTACACTTGGAGAAAATAACCCAACATTACCGTTTAAAATTCAATTATTATCAACGATCGCGCCAAGTTCTAGTCCTAGCGAAACAACGATAAGCGCGACCAGTCAAGCAAAAGGCGTTACTTTTGAAATAGATATTACTAATATATGTCAACCAAATTTAAATAAGCTACAAAATGGTTATTCTTTTATTTTCTTTAATGATGACAATAGTCTCTATCTAAATAAAGATTGGAGTCAAAATTACGGAGGTTTTTATAACTCTGTTCTTTCTGACTATCAACCTCAATTAATTTTAACTTGTACCATTCGTTCTTAACAACAAAAAGCCCCGCCATAAACAGGCGGGGCTTTATTTTTTTATCTACTTCGTGACCCAACTGAGCGCGCGAGCCTCAGTTGGAGTTAGTTTCATACTTTGATACCATTCGGAGCGCAGGAAAAGACCTTCTTCAATATCTACTTCCATATTGCCGAGTGCAACCATCTCTTTATTTGCGGCTTCTCGATGATCTGGCAGCAACTTATAGTTTCCATGTCCATCATGAATAGGTAGTCCGTCTTCGTCCTTTTCGCAATGCTTCTGTACAATTTCCATTTCTAGTACAGAATAATCATGAAAAAGCTTCCCAACTTCATCACCAAGATAAGCGATGTGTAGCGCAATTTCGCCATTATCAAATGACACATTTTGTAGGTTATCTAGTGCGTGCTTTACTTCAATAACTTTTGAATACGTAATCTTCATGTCTTTTCTCCCCAACCGTTAGCGTTGGCTTTAATTTTAGAACAAAAATATTTTCCAATACAAATAGCATCAGCTTCATCTTGTGTGCAATCTAAACCATACCACAAATGTACTTTATCTTGTGCTGCTTTCTTTTTATTTTCTCGTCCTTTACCCTCATTAATGCCGCAATAAGAGCGCCATTCTGTAGCGTAAACGAGATCATGGTCAATAGCTTTTTCATAGAGGGTGTCTACCAATACACCTTGAAGATTGCAGAGCACCCTATATAGCTCTACTTGGAAAGAAGTAGAATTACCAAAATTTTGCAACTGCACATTCTCGATGCCCACAAAGTCAGGCTCAATTTCGTCAATCAATGTGATTAACCATTGTTTTACCTGATTAATACGCGCCGTTGTTTCCAACATACTATTAGTTTTATAAACGCCATAGTATACTAGTTGCTTATCATCATATATCGCATAGCCCGTGGTGTTGGTTGCAGCATCCAAAGCTAGGATACGAGTGGTATTTGGTGTTTTCTCGGGCGGCCGCGCTCGATTACCTTTGAATGGGTCGCCCGCCATGCACTTTTCGCAAGTCACATACTTGCGCCAATGCTTGTATGTTTGTGTTTGTTTGTGTCCTTTTGGACACTCCATTTCTAATTCACTATCTAAATTTTTATATTCAGTGCTTAATAGGTGCCAACCTTCCGATTCCAAATGATTTTGCACTGAATAAAAATTAATTGGCATTACTTTCCTGTACTACCGAAGCCGCCATCGCCACGCTCGGTGTCATCAAGCGTTTCCACAACTTGCGGCATAAAGTGATAGGAGGGAAAGATTAGAAGTTGGGCGACGCGATCGCCAGCATTAATTGTATAAGGTGAATCAGAAAGGTTGTCGTAGAGAATACCTAGCCGCCCCCGGTATAGGGAGTCTATCACGCCCATCGAATTGCTCAGACGCAGCGGTGTCTTTGCTCCCATTGAAGACCTAGGCACAATCATTGCCATCCACTTTTCAGGAAGCGCAATACAGACATTAGATGCAATCTTATTTCCAAGACTGTGCGGTTCAAGCGTTACTGTCTCTGCTGCATAAAGGTCGGCCGCAGCATCTCCAAAACCATGCGCATAGGTTGGAACGTGTGCGCCTTCGCCAATTGTCATTGGTAGCGTGATGTCAGGGCCGGTAAATGCGTTGTAGGCATCTTCATAGAGAGACAACATAATATCGAAAATTGATTGTAGCAGTTGCCGCTTGGCGTCAGACGGCGCTAGGTCATCCATAAGATTTGCTAGCTCAGTCTTGACAGTATCAATCTCTGCTCGAGCAGTCACGCTTGTAATATTACGCGATTGCCAATCATTAAGGCATTGTTCAGTGAATCCCTTACGTAGCTCATCGTTTAGGATACCCTTAATCGCGCCATCAATCATATTAATGGCTTGAGGAGTAATGTGTTCATCAGGAATATTCATTACACTATCAATAGCTTTAGAAAATTCATTTACTCCGGCATTATTCATTGTTTCCATTTATTTTTCACTCTCCAAAAGTACGTTCAACAACACAGACAACCCAACTGTCGATCGTTTCCCCTTTGCTCTTTTTGGTCTTGAGTGCATAACTAGATTTCGTAACAGTATAACCATTGTTTACGCCATTTTCGCGCATAGTTTCAATTAGCTGGAGAGCTTCGTCTTCTGTATCAACACGATAGGTGTCAGTCGTCTTGAGTAGTTCCTTCATTTTGTGCAATCTCCTTTTCTTTTTCTGCATTTAGTTTACGTAGTTCTTGAATTAAATGAATCATGTTAAGTTTAGTAGCGGTATCGCTAATAACTTCAAAATTGTTTTTGCCCATTTTCTTCTTGAGCGCACGCTTTTGCTTACGATTCATTGGTGGCATTTGCGCGCGAATCTTGCGCGTCGATAGCTGATTAATTTTTGCCATCATTTCTTCGACTGTATCAGCACCAACGAGCTGCGTCGCTTCCTCTTCCGAAACCTGATTAACTTCGGCGAAACGCTTTAAAATGTCTTGTGTTGTAAGACCAACGTTCATTTCCGATTCTTGTATCATTATTTAGCCGCCCTCCCGAATATTGTAACCAAATTGTTGTGTCTTAAAAAAATCTATATAATATTTTTCAAGCTCATTTAATTGTTCTTTATCGCAATAGGCGATAACTTCAATCGTCCAATTCCATAAGCCAGTTTCAAGCATTGCATGATGTACCTTTTGGTCGGCTACTGTACTAATACCGATCGTAGACTTGAGGTGATCGCTAATGCGCTTTTTTACATTAGTGCTTTTTCCAATATAGCTTTTGCCGCTATCTATGTTCGTTAGTTTATAAATACCTGGCTGTTCCTTAATTTCAATACGTTTGAAAGTATCATCAAGGTTTGGTTTGACATATTCGCTCCAAACTAATTTACTAATGATGTCTGGATGGCGTACCTTTTGTGCAACATCTGTAAGTAAAAAGTTTATGTCATTACGATATTCTTCCGGAATTTGAATAGTATAGAAGAAACGCTCTTGTTTTTCTTTTTCGTAAAGTTTGAGCGGTTCTAGAATGGCATTGTAACGTTCTTGCTCATCCTTAATTTGCTTATTTATTGCATCAATTGTTTCTTCTCGCTGTTGATTGGCAGCTTCGATTGCGGCCAAATTTTCATCTTGCAAACGCTTCTGCTCTGCATCTAAATTGGCGCGCAAGGTTTTATAATTTTGTTCGTAATGTAGGTAATCTTGCAACAACTTTTCTTTTTGTTCTGCATAAAATTTTTCCAGGTTAGTGTCATAGTCTTTGAGCGTTTTATAGTAATCACTTTCCGCTTTTTTGGCTTTATATTGAATCGTTTGTAACGTTTCTTTCCATACATTAATATCGTCTTGAAGACGTGCTTTTTGGTCAATAAGTGATCTTAGTTTTTCGTCATAGTCACTAAGTTGTTTGGTATCAACAATTTTTTTCTTATGTAAAAGATACCCTAGGTATCCAATAATTATTAATAATGCCGCAATAATATAGGGCATAGACTTCACTTCCGGTTTTCTTTTTACTATATTATTATAACAAAAATTTTAAAAAAAGTCAAATATAAAAATAAAAAGGACGAGCATTTTATTGCTCGTCCTGAATTAATAGATTAAACTTGGTAAAAATTAAACCACCAATAATGTTACCAATTATTGTAAATAACCAATTAATAGTAAATTGTTGTCCAGCAAGTAAATAGAAGAAATCGGCAATACAGTGATTGAATCCAGCAAGAATGAAGGCGAGTACGCAGCAAGAGCTGACCCATAGGGGCGCAGTTGGTGCTGTTGCCAAAGACATCAACATGCCGCATCCAATTCCTTTACTTAATGCCATTAATATAGGTTGCGCTGCTTTATTTTTAGCAATAATTTGTACCTTTTCAGTACCAATTAGATTGCTACAAATTACAACAATACCAATACCAATAAGATTACCAAAAAAGGTAATTAGATAATTTTCTATTGAAAACTGTTGTTGCCATAAAAATTGAGTTTTTCCAGTGAACAAATTTAGTCTATATAAACGTACTGCAAGTAGGCCACAAGAGAATAAAAAAGCTGCTATAATTGGATTTTCTATGGTAAGAAACAGCCAGCATCCTAATCCAATTGCCAAACCTGCAAAAATACTTTTATTTAATACTTTGAACATTACCATTCTCCAAGTAAATAATACGTTGATTACTAGAGCCACGAAGTGGTAGTGTTATATCTCGCTTATCTTGTTCGTAGCGACCATCAATCAAACAATTAATAGTTTTTAATATATAACGAATATATGGGTCATCTTCATCCCATAATTCTTGAATGGTATATCCAGTCCAGACATAAATAATTAAATCAGGATAAGTATCTTTACAATCATGAATCAAGTCTGCAACTGCAATACGATTTTCCTTATTTAATGGTTCGCCGCCTAAAATAGACAAACGTCTTGCTACTCCGTTTTTATTTATTTTAACAAGAATTTCTTTAATAAGGTTGGAAGTTAACTCTTGTCCATAATTAAAATCTTGCGCTTCTGGATTGTGACAACCGGGGCAATGGAAGTGGCATCCAGAAAAATAAACTGATAGGGAGATACCGGGTGCGGCCGCGGTATCATCCCAATATATTCCAGCAATTTTACTCATTTTTATATACCTTTGATGATATGTCATTTAATATATCCAATAAATGACGAAAAGTTCCATCAGTGTTTATCATTGATACATTATATTTTTTACATAATTTAAATATAATATCTCCGGTGCCTTGTGTTACAATTTCTGGAACATTTATCATCATGTTTTCCTCCGTTAATGAATATGTTCAACTCGATCCTCAGTTTCTTTTTGTTTGCCCCAATTAAATGCTTTTTTATATGAACCTGTTAAGTAGCCGGTGACTCTACGTAGCTGAGAAATATTATGGCTGCCGCACTGAGGACAAGTATCATTCATTTCATCTTGATAGCCACAATCTTCACACATATCTAATTTTACATTAACTGCAAAATAAGGTACATCATGATCCATAGCATAATTTACAATAGTTTCAAGTGCCTCTAAATTATTTTTTATACCAGTAGGCAATTCAACATAAGTAATACATCCTGCGCTTGAATATCCAGTTAACTGACTTTCAATATCAATTTTATCAAATACGGAAATATCATGCCAGACTGGAACATGAATACTGTTAGTAAAATATTCACGATCGCTTACATTTTTAATTTTACCATATTTCTTTTGGAATTTTTTCATAGCGGTATAGCATAAATTTTCGGCCAATTCTACCCTCGATTTCTCAATATTTATTTAGGGTTTAGACTATATTATCATCTTATTATTCTTTTACCAAATAATAAGAGCCTCGTCTTTCGGAATAATTCCTACTCTACTCGTTTATTCACATTAGTTTTTCTCTAATGTTATACTTTCGATAGTCGTTAGAGAACAAAACCATTAGTTTCATATTCAGAAAGATAGCGGAAATAATAACCGCATCTTGGTTTAGTTTTTACACCGTGGTTACATTGATTTATAATTGCTGTTTTTGTAATATGTAATTGCTTTGATGCTTCACTAATTGAACCATATTTGTCAATTAGTTGTTTATCCATATTAAAAACGCACACATGAACTGATTGACTATCTTCCCAGCTTTTAGCATTAATTTGCAATCCGTCATCAAAAGCGGATTGAGTATTTTGTGAAACTGTTCCCCATTGTAAATTATTTACGTTAGGGTTTGCTTTATTATTATCCATATGCATTACCACAGGATAATTATTAGGATTAGGTAAATAAGACTCCGCTACTAAAATATGAACCCGTCTCTGTTTTTGTCCTTCTGGATATGTAATACCACAATATAAATATCCATTATATTTATTTATAAAATTAGCTTTTGGATACATCATATTATTACCATAATCTTTGTATATTTTACCGCTTGGAGTAATATAATCAGTTTCACTACCAACGATAAGCCGCAATTCTTCTATAATACTTTCTTTGGGAATTAGTTTATCTGTCATTTTTCTTTGTGCCATATCGAAGCACCTCCTTCTATATTATTAGTAGTAATGCTTCTATTGCACACAGGTAAAAACTGCTGTTCTAATAATTTTATCCTACGGGATTACCATGCCAAATAATTGGTTTAGGCTTTCTTATCATCTTATTACGATTGCCCGTTTAACGAGGTAATTTTAACACATAATCACTTATGCGACTCCCAATCCGAAAAGTTTAGGAGTATAATATACTCCAAAATTCAACTTATATTCCTTTTTAAACTCTGCGCATCTATCTTTAAATAATTGTTCAATGCGCTTAGCCAATTCCATACCTTTATCAGTAGTATGATCACATCCAATTAGAATTTGGAGTGTTTCTGCTAAACCTAATTCGCCAATAGCTAAGGTGCCATGACGTAATGCAGAACGAATACCTTCTTCTGGATGGTAGCCAAGCATTGTACCGTTTTCGTACATAAATTTAGCTGATGCAGGAGACTGAGAACAAATCCATTCAAATCGTTCAAGGAGCATATCCTTTGCTTCGTGGATTTTTTTATCTAATAAAGTCATAAAATTCTCTACACGATCATCTTCTCCATAATCCATTATTATGTTAGTTGTAGTTTGTTCTTTCGCTTCCATAGCAAGTGTTGGCATAATAATTGTAACTGGACAAATATTGCCGCGACCATCTTTCATCTGTGGGTTAGTACCAGGTTCTGCATTTATATCTGCGAGATTAGCTGTTCTACAACCCATTGTTGACATAAAGGTACGTGGATCGTTTGGATCGTATCCTTGTGCATTGCTCCAATCAACGTTAACATAATTTGGATAAATACGTTTGGCAGTGGACTCTAGCGCTAGTTTAAACAAATCATAGTTTGGATCCCCTGGCTTACGATTTACACCTTTCATACATTGAAAAATTCCACAAGGGAATATTGGAGTTTTATGATATTTACCTACACCTTTAATAGAACCTTCAAGCAGCGCGCGAATTACCATACGACCTTCAGGGAGAGTGCAAGTTCCAAAATTTATTGATGTAAATGGTAGCTGATTCCCTGACCTACTTTGCAATGTATTTAAATTGTGGAAGAGTCCTTCTACTGCCTGTTGCAGCTCTCGTTCAGTCATATCAATCGCATATTTATAAGCTTTTGTTTCTTTTGCAGTTTGCACCAAAGGAAGCGCGTCTTCATTAATTGTTAAATTATGATAAGGTTCAATAGGCATTTTAGAAATATCTACATTTAAGAAATAATGATTTTCATTGCCTTCTCCAAACCATTTTAATCCGTCTTTAAAATGCTTCCAAAAACTTTTTCTTACATAAGGCACCATAGTCCAATCCAAATGCGTGGCGCTAACGCCCCCAAATTGCATTAGAGATTGTAGCTGAAAAATAACTGCGACGAGTTGAAAAGCAGTATTAATTGAATTAGCTGGTCGCACGTCTGTTTGACGTGTAGTAAAGCCCTCAGCTAAGAGCTTATCAAAAGGAATACTTAAACAGTTGTGCATACCAACTGCGTATGCGCTGAGGTCATGAATGTAGATTTCATTATTTAAATGATTGTTACGCGACATTTTTGACATACAAAAATCAAGCGCATAACGTTTCATCATTTCATCAGAGGCTTCACCAACTCGCCCACCAAAGGAATGTTCATCTACGTTTGCGTTTTGATTTTGAACATCATTTGCCATTAGTTTAGATTTAATCGAAGCAATAAAATCAGCATTAAATGATCTTGTAACTTCATGTTTATATCTATATCTTATATAACTGCGGGCTACTAAGAAATCATAAATAGCAAGCTGTTGTTCTACTAGATTCTGAATTTCTTCAACTGAAAAAATCTTATCAGTTTCATCAACTTTCGTTTGTATATATTCGGCAATTCTTTCAGCATAATCTGGTACGCAATCATTGCCCGTAACGTCATAATATGCACCATAAATTGCGTTTATAATTTTTTGTTTATCAAAAGGAACTAGCATCCCATTACGTTTAATAACTTGTTTCATATTATCACCATTAAAAAATTTTCCCGCAAAAAGGACATTCATGTTCAAGACTATAATTCACCGTACCATCATTATGTGGACACTCATGCTGTAAATTTATTAGTCTTGTATGCAAAAGTGTAATATTAGGATTAAGCTCCATGCGGCCCAGTGCCGCATTGAGCTCCTTTTCTAGCGAAATACGTTCGCTTCTAATTTCCTTTACTGTCATAATTGCCATCTTCCCTTCTTTTGAATAGAATTGTATGACTCTTGGAATAAATGTTTGGCTGTGGGCTGTCGCGCGAGCAACATATTCAGTTCTTCGCCAGCTAATGTAATCCCATTCTTTTTTGTCACTCGCTCCAATATCGTCCTATCTTTATTCTTTAAATAAGACCAAGTTTCTAGCAGGTGCGAAAGATTTATCAGAGGATTAATTTTACCCAGAAAAGGTTCTATAACACGTAGCTTTATCAGAATACCACAGCTCCAAAAAGAATACAGAAGATTTAGTTTGTAAATTAAATCTTGACAATATTCATGCCGTGTAGGCAAGTTCCCGCCAATAGGTAGGAAGACATTGGAAGAAGAGTTAATATCCGCTAGAAATAAGTTTTTATACTGCTTAAACATATATGCAACTTCATTTAACGGAATATTAATGTCAAGAATAATATCATTGGAGCGCGCTATTCTAGGATAAGCGCGCACTTGAAAATACTCGGAGAGCTTGTGACATACTATTGGATGGATACGTACAATAGATGCTACATTACGTTCCGTAGCCTTTTCTACCATTTCTTCCCAGTCATCATAAAAAAAGTCACGATCATAAAGAATTAGTCGCTTGTGCGGCTGAATGGCTGGCATCGGCAACCGATGAGCGCCAGCATAATGCCTGTAATAGGTATCATCTAGCACATGAGAAATGACGTTCGGCTTAATTCCGTCATCATATTTCTGTTTTAAAAACTCCTTATAGATATTTGGCTTTGGCAAAGTAGAATCAATAATAGAATTTTCAAAAGGAACATATTGACGTCGAGTAAAGGCTGAGCCGCCATAAATAACATTTGGATGCTTTAAAAATGCTTCTGGTATGGGCGGCGGATTATCTTGTTCACTGAAAAAATAGATAACATCATTGCTCGCCAAATCTACGGCATCCAAGGATAGAAGACGGCAAAATTGCCGTTCCTCCATCCTGTAATAAGTAGCCAATTTCATGATTTCCAAATTGGGTACGAGTTTTGTTGTGCTAGTTGAAACGCACCAGTCATAATCAACTAATCCAATCAATTCTCATCATCTCCCAATCTTTCATATTGGAACGTTAAGTTACCCTGTTCATCTATGCTGGTAATCTTAGAAATTATCGGCAACGTAGACGAACTTCGCTTCTTTGGTATAAAAGTGTTTTCACGTCTTATACCTTGAATCATGAGTTTGTTACCACGCGTTAACCAACTCTTTTCCAGAACATGCTTCTTACCATCTTCGCCAATTTGTGAAATTTGCTTATCATACATGGCGAATTGGTTCTTATAGATTTTTACTGTAACTACACCAGTTGGCGTTAGTAGCGTTACGGTATTATGAATCTTATCTTTATCAATTACTGTGCCAATAATTTGATGAAGACGCCAAATTTTTACTTCATATCCTTTATCAGTAATAATACTACGTTCCAATTCTGGCGTTTCGGGCAGGAGATAAAAATCATCATACTTGCGCGCCGCCTTGGCTAGTTCATGCGTGTGGTAATAGAAACTAATTGAATCCATTTCCCACTTACTAATCGTACCTTCTGTATACTTTTCAGCAACTTCATCATATAATGATTGATTCAGTGCCGCAAGCATGGTATCCTGATGCTCCTTTAGGTAGGCGCGCATGGGTTCCATAGCTTTCTTATAAAAGTTATCCCATGTTTTTTGCAGAATTTTGTCTCCATCTTCTGTCATATTAGCATCAAAATGAGACGCGATAAAGTCAAAAGCGGCCGCATTGAGTTGATAATAAACCCCATTCTTTTGCGTCTTTAAGAACTTATTGAATAAGAAGAGCTTCTTATATTCAATCATTTCATCAGGAATGAGATTTTTATCAATAAGCATCTGCATATTTTGTAAGGTTAGGCGCGTTTTCTTATCGGCGATAGACTCCAAATAGTCGTGCATAATTTCTTCTCGCGGCTTATTTTCAACGTGATCAAACGCCCCTGACTTAATTAGGTTTAGGGTTTGTAGCTTATTCGTTTGATTCTTTGCGAGAAAATCATTTAGTGACGTATAAGGACGATTGTCAATGATTTGATGGATTAGTGCTACCGGGATACGAGTGATACCTCGTAGGCCATAAATAATCACGTTGTTCTTTGCATCCGGTACAAAAGTAAAGCTAGATTGATTGATGTCTGGCGGCATTACGGTGATGCCGCGATTCTGGAAATTACCAATCGCTGACGCAATTTTTCCATAATCTGTATTCTTCGTCTTTACTTTCTTGCGGCCTTCCTCTTCATCGCTTTCATCCTCATCGGTTATTGTTTCTTCATCATTATCTTGATACTCATCTCCACCGCTATTGGTAATAAGACAAGCAGTGTTCCAATAGATAATGGGATAGTAGGTGGTAAGAACAAGAATCTGGATTGCAATAAAACTGTAAGCAAGTGCGTGCGTTTAGATTCTAAACTGACTATTTCTTACGGGTCATTATTTTGAAGTGCCACTTCAACACCCGCACACCGTTTCGAGCAACGTATCAATAATTGCTCTACTCTCCCTCTAACAGGAGATAGTCGATACAACTTTTATTCAAAACTTTTTGAATCTTTGTCACGAGATTTTACCCTCGTTAGCTATATACTACCTTATCTGGCTAGGATTTAGGCATACTTGTATATAACCCCATTGATGAAATGGTTAGGTGTGTAAGCCCCATCACAAGGCTCTGCAAAAGCATATGATAGCTGCGGTTCTATTGCACTAAACCAAACATATTCTCCAAATTCTTTACGCGGACATTGAGAAACGAATCTTTCTTTTAGTTCAGGAATTTTATTAATCAATTTTTTGGAGCACACCTTACGCGCAGCATTAGCTTCTGCCAGAGTGAAATGCGCGATGTGCTCATCCATACACAATAGCATCAACTTTTCCTGCGTAGTTGGTACTCCCGATACAGGAAGGTAATACGGTTCTAGAACCTTAATCTCCTCATCCGTCAAACCCCAACTTCTACATTCCTGATACCAAAGTTGCATATCGTTCTTGAAGCGAACATATTTTTCAATCGGTCTTTCTTGACCAGGTTCGCCCGCAAGACGCGTAAGCGCGTTTGCCATCATTAATTGAAGTGGATTGCGTGGTAAAATTGATTGAATGGCTTGGCCGCCAACCTGCGAATCAAATTGAAACAAATCGACAACTTGACGACTAGCAAGAGTATCCCAAATCTTGTCATCTTCAATATTTAAAACATCAGGATGCAAATACCGATTATAAATGTCACGAAGATTCGTACATTCACTAAAATACCCATCATTGCGAAGAAGCGTAATTGCGTTAATGAGTTTATCACAAATTTCCGTGACTAGGAAATCAAATTTCGTGTCCAGTGATTCCATTGTTTCCAATGGCCTTGACTATCTCTTACTCTCATAGTGAGAGAACACCATTTCGAACCGCGTATCAATAGCGGCCCTACTTCCCTTCGCGGGAATAGTCGATACACACATACTACTAATTAGTATTTGGCTCGGGATTACCATATTTAAAAACTTAGGTTTCCCCGATAGCTATTTATTATCTAAATAACCCCGCTGATAAACGGTTAGATGTTAGGCGGCAATGTCACTTACCGCATGCTTCAGCCGCATGTAGCGAAAACTGCGTAGTCAAATCGCCATTCGGGCTCCTCATTACTGCATCGCTATTCCAAGGATCGTCATTATAAAGAATAACACCAGATGCGTGCTGGCTCCTTTTATTTACAATTCCTTCAATACCAAATGCAATATCCAAGAGACCCGGATACTTATTCATTTCATCAATGAACTGTTGCGATGGCTGTCTGCCTTTTTCTTCATTACCATAAATCATATCATGAAGCGGCCACAAAAAACCTCGCTCCTGAGGAATAAGACTTGCAATATACTGCGCCGTATCGTTATCAATACCGTCAGGAAAATCGTCCGAACGATAACCACGACAAGCCGCAAGAATACCACTCTTCGTTCCTTCGGTGCCAAAAGTTGCAACTTGCAGCACGCGAAGTTCGCCACGCTCTTCTCGAATCTTTTTAAGAATCAGAGGACGCTTCGATGGTGCAAGGTCGATATCAATATCCTTATTACTACCTTTAATTTCTTAAAGGAATAGACTATCTCTTCACATTACGTGACTGGCGCTACGAAATGGTGCTTATCTCCATTTCTCTCGACGAAAGTCATTTAGTCGTTACACCTTTTTTCTTGGCACGGTATTGTCTTGCTCTTTCAAGTTTAGATTTCCACCGTTAGCACGCTTGCGCGCACACCGTTAAGCAACGTTCACCAGTTTTTACTTGCCCAATATTGTTTAGGCAACTCAATTCTTTCCTTATTCAGAAAACGCCAATAATTTAGAGTCCATTTTACCGGGTCTAGCTGTGTAATTCCGAGTAACATATTCGATAAGAAACAAACGCTACTGCCGCGACCTGGCCCGACAATGCTTCCGCACTCCCAAAACAGATTGATGAAATGGTGAAATGTATTGAAATACTCGAAAAGACAAACATCCCACTTCGTTCCAATTGTTTGAATAACATCGGCTTCGGTTTCAAGTCTTTTCACATATTTCACGTCAGTATTGAAACCGCGTCTTACCATTTCAGCCCAACATTCATTGATCCAATAGCGCTCCTGCACGTTTTCCGACATAAACAATGAATGAAGAACAGGATATTCACTAAGCGTATCTTTTTGCGGCCAAACCTTTACATCAACGTGAGGAATGATAGGATTATGAAAGATTTCATATGACTGAATCTTATCATAAATTTCCATTGAATTGGCACACATTTGCGCGCAAAGTTCATCATCATAACCTGCTTCAAAAAGATAACCAAACGCTTCATTATTGTCCATTAGGTGCGAAAATTCATAAAAAGAGTCAACTTCACGCTCACCCTCCTTTGAATTTAGATATGCCTTATGAACAAATCGGTCGCTCTTCTTTAAATAATGAGCATCTACACCATAAATCATCTTGATGCCAAAATGGCGCGCAATAGATACTACTCGTTTATTATAATAAACTTGTTCCTTACTAAGGCCAGGCGCAACTTCAATATAAAAGTCAGAACCAAAAAGCGAGAGACAAAATTCAAGAAAACGATTAACATTATTGCGGCACTGCGCAATCATCTCTTCATCTTTACGATTCTCGGCTTGCTGCAACGCTAAAATATTTGATTGCAGTTCGCCCGCAAGACACGCATTTGTGGCGATTAAATGACCGGGATTTTCGCGCACAATAGTTTCCAGTTCTTTCTTTAACGTTGGCACTCGTTCCATACCACGATCATAATAAGAATTATACCAACTTTGAGAAGAAAGCTTGCACAGCTGACGAAAACCAATTGTGTCTTTTGCAATCAGAATAAAGTGATAATAGGATTGCTTTTGTGCGCGTTCATTCACCAGATAGATTTCATTGCCAAGGCCGCATTTAAAATCCTTTGGAATAATCTCTTTTTCTTTTAATTCTTTTTCAAATTGTAGCCATTCCACGGCTCCGCTCAGACATTCATGATCTGTCAAACAAATGCCTTTTAGATTCAATTCTGCGGCCGTCGTAATCATATCACGCGGCCGACAGATAGAATCAAGAAGTCTGAGATTGCTATAAAATGAGTGCGCATGAGTTTCCATTCGAGGAATATCATTATAATTCACTCAACCCCTCCTTTTCTACAACTATTATAACTCAATTTTACTAAAAAGTCAAATTAAAATTCGTACTTGCTATTATCTGAATGAAGGTCATAATCATCAATAAAGAGTTGGAGACTTTCGCGCCCATTAAATTCATTGAGATTTACGCGCCCATAGACATCAAGACGTTTGAGCCGATTAGACATAATTTCATTGACAAAGTTTTCATCCTTAAAATGGACATAATCAATACCATTATAAGAAATTTTTAGGCTATCTTTGTTTGCGCCCATTGCCATGACATTTGCCAATTCAATGTCCTTGACAACAATTTTTATTTCATCAATATGATTACCGAAATATTCAGGATGAGCCGCAAGAGTGTAAATAAGTTTGGTGTTATCTTGACGTCCATCAAGAATATAGTCAACAATATAACAATTTTCAAAATCGGCGGCATTGAGTTGCTCATTACCATATTTTAGCAAAGCATCTAGATTTTTTTCGTTAACTCCAAATCCGGCTGCTGTATCATGCAGTTTGCCCAACTTGTTTCCAAGTGGCTAGACTATTTCTTACTTCTTATGATTAAGAAGAACACCCTTTTCAAACTATGTATCAATAATAGTTTTACTCTACAATTTGTAGATAGTCGTTACAGGTTTAAACGTAATACGCTTTTTTCCCACGAGATTCCCATATTTTCACTTAGGGTTCCTCGTTAGCCATTTTCATGACCCCAGTGATTACTGGTAAAGGTGTTATGGGCCATAATGTTAACCCGCTACATACTCCATAATGCCGCTTTGTTCCAAGAACGTCTTAAAACTAGGCAAGCCGCCAAAATTACTATCGCTTCTAATGCTTCCTTGTATATCATTTTTGCTATTTCTGCGACCAATCATACAAGGACGATGATACTTATTGACTACGCCCATTGCAATTAGGCCAGTCATCTCTTGCGGGATGTCGCTATTGCGATCTAGCTCAATAAATAAAATATTATTGGCGGCTAGGTCGTTTTTTTGAATTAGAAAATCAATGTATTCTAAAGCCTTATCACGAATACGATTCTGTTTGCTTTTTGCGTTGGCGCCTACGCGCGCCGTTTGTTCAGCGGCAGTTTCTGTCTCTCCAGGTTTAGCGCCTCTTTTTGTGCTAGGAACCTCACGATCAGGCTCGATAAAGCAATAGAATAGTGTGCGCTTATCCTCAAGTGTGCCAACACGAATAATGGCATTGATGAGTGGAGCAATATAGAAGGCTACGTCAATTGGCGTAAGACCGCAATAAGGGTAAACGGCTTTTTGCTTTAAAGAAAAGGATTGTGATTCAATTAGTGTCTTCAATCCTTTATTCCGTACGTTACGTAGTCCTTCGGTCATAATATAGTTTGTTTCTGTATTGGTTCTATCCATTACATCTGCGATTTCTCCAAGGGCGGCTAAATCAAGATACTCTTGGGCCTTATGGATTTTAAGAATATCATCCAATACTTCACAAAATTTATAAACCACGCCAGCTCCACATAGCGTCTTGTTGGCATAATTAGGTGATAGCTGATTGTTGACGATAATGGTGTTAGCTGCTGTAGACACTACTGGATTACCGCCATTATCATAAAGTTGACTGTGGTGATCTAGGACAATAACATCGCATCCTATTGCGCCTAAACGCTTATGCTCGTCAACATCAAATGACCCCGCATCAGGCACTAGAACTAAATCGTAACTGGCATCTTCTTCTAGCCAGTCAATTTTGTCATTTAAGCCGTGCTGCTTATGGTCATGTACAACAAAACTTAGTTGCACATCTGGAAACAAATCTTTTATATATAGCCAAAGTATTGAAGAAGAAGTTACTCCATCTACATCACACATTAAATACCCCGATTTTCATCGTATTTATAGTTATTGGGATTAGACTATACAATACACTATTACATGTTTGATATTATAGTCGTTGAACGTTCTTCCAGAAGGAAGCTTCGCTGCGTTTGATTGCCCAATCCTTTATGATTTTACTATACCAAAGCCGTTACTCTTCGCCACATCCATATTACTATAAATGTTTAGTTATAAAGGTTATAAGGGTGTCCCCGCAATTTAATCAATTTAGAGTGGACTATGATGTAATTAATCCACGATACAACAAATTTTGCTATTTTTTTGTAGATGCTCTAAGAGACGATACGCAGCCTTTTCTATATTCTCCAAATTATATGGATTTAATTCACATGCGGCTGATGGATGTATAAAATCATCAAAATCAGTAACGCCCCTGTCCTCTAATATTTCTTGTAGTGCATAACTTGGGTCTTGTGTAAATTGTTTCTTAACCTTATATTTCATATTTCCTACCTTACCTTTACTCTGTGTTTATATAAATATTCAAAAATTTCTTTACCTCTATCATAGGGTGAATCTTTTTCGTTCAAAAGATTATCGTAATCCCATATATATGAAAAACTAGCTTTATAACGATGGGGCAAACATAGTGTTTCCAACTTTTTGCGATAAGCCTGCGCTTTATCATTATGCCCGCTCTGATATTCCTTATCCAGCGCCACAATGATTTCATTTGCGCCCAAAACATCAGTCAAAAGGCTAATTTGATATTTATTAAAAAAGGAGCCGCAACATGCAACAGCTACGCCCCAATCATTGTAAAAGGTGTGATCTAGCATAACCGACTTTTCAGATTCTACAATTATAGCTACATGTCGCTTTTGAATTGCGGCCTTATGCCAATTTAGACCATATAAATTATGCTGTAATTGATGTGTATATAATTTATTGCCTATCTGAATAGGATGATATTTACCATAAGTTTGTATGTCCTCGGGATTTAGAAGTCTGCCACGAATACCAATAAGGCGCTCGTTTATATCATAGTGAGGAATAATGATGGTATTTCTTAGCGGCCAAAATTTAATATGAAAAGCCGTCATGGTTTCATCCGAAATACCTTCTTTTTTCCATGATGGATGATGGTAGTCAGAGAAACAATCTAGAACGGTTGAAGAATACTCGGTTAGCGGCTGAGCCGCATCATGGAACAAATATTTTTCTTTTTCTTCATCAAAGGATTCCGTTCTATTTGCTTGCGGCACAAATACGTTGCCGCTCATGAATTGCTTAACGTATTCTAAAGCATCTTCTGAACTAACATCATAGTAATTTAAGTGCATGAAACGTTTATAGAGTTCAAAAATTGACATTGCTTCATTACATTCTGTAAAGCAGCGAAAGCAGTGATGATTTTGATACCAATAAAGTTTCATACTAGCTTCTTCTTCCAAAGAATTATGACAGATGGTTGGACAAATGAGATAACCGCGCGATTGGTTTTCTTCTATTTGTTCCACACCCAAGCTTTCCAGAAATCTCTTTACGTCATCCAATGATAACGATTGCGCGATTTCTGAAGGCGAAAGAAAATCAATTTCAAATGAATTATCGCCAAAAAGATTAGATTCCAATTTGATTTCTCCAATCCTTAATTTCTAGCTCCATATTACTCATTATAGTATCTACTTGAATTGGTTCATTATTTGCCGTAGTGACAAACAAATCGCGCCTTTGACCTGTACCTAGGTCAAGCTGAATCCAAATTCTAACATTCTTGTACTGTCCACGTCGCATTTTATAGATGTCAAGGACATGAGTTGGAAAATAGGAGCTATCTGTTACATATTTTGCGTCTAAGATATGAGACTGAACCGCTCCGCGCCAAACTGCTAATAGACCTTGAAGGTTCTTTGGGTTGACACGAGACATTACAAAACCAATATCGCATTTATCTGCAATGCTTTTCGCCGTTACTTCCATTGTTACCAATGGCACTGACTATTTCTTACTTGTTTTTTGCAAGGAGCCCGTTTCCAATAACGTACCAATAGTTATTGTACTTCCCGATTAAGGGAATAGTCGATACATCGCTAAAGAAAATTTTTCTTCTATGACACGAGATTATCCAATATGGACTTCCTCGTTAGCCGCAAACGCGACCCCGCCGGTCAGCGGTTAGGGACTCTTGGGGCACAACTATCAGAAACCCCTAATGCTCGTCTCATTCTTAAACTCGCCATCATCGCCCATAGCATTAACATTTACCTGTGTCGCAGAACAAATAAAGATGTTGTAATCCTTAGCAATCTGCTTTAGTTGGTTCGCCATGAGCATAAGAATAGTAGCTTCATTTAGATTATTGCGCGCAAATTGATTGACCATACTCGCTGTACTATGAATATAGTCAAAACAAACAAACTTGATGCCCTCTACTGTCACATAACGCTTAATCGTTGCTTCTACATTCACAAGGTTAGGGTCACTTATTTCTTCAATAAAAAAGTAACCAGAATAGTCATGTAGAATTTTAGCCGCAAACCTTACTCTTTGTTCTTCATCTGCTTCATAGCGACCCGTCAGGATGTGCGCTTCGTTGACCCCAGAAAGATAAGCAAGAATAATAGTTTGTAGTTCCTCTTTATCCATTTCTGTAACAATAAAAAGAACCTTATGTGCGCCGCATAATTGTCCATCTTCATCAACATCTTGCACAAAAATCTGTTTTTCGTGCGAATATCGTACAGGAAACGCTAATTTACAAGCATCAAAAATCATAGTACGACTTTTACCAGTACTAGAACTAGCTGATTTAAGAAAGAAACAACCCGGGCGCGCACCTCGACATATACTATTGAATATTTCTCCCTCTAGCGGCAAACCTACATCTGGCGTTTTCTTTAATGTATCAATTAGCTCAAAAATACCATCTGCTGGATCACCTTTAAGATGGCCGCCATTAAGATAATCATTTCTCACAGTATTATATTTTGCTTCAATAGTATTTAAAATATCTTCAAGCGAAGCGTCATCAAATTTTTGCTGTATCGCAATTTCTACCTGCGGGTCATCTATATCTTTCGGGTCTTTATAATATTCACTAATGTCATACCCTTCTTTTTTCAGACGCCGCAAGAGTGAATATTTCTTAACCCGCTCATAATACAAATTAAAGTTATCAAGAACGGCAAATTCGTAGGATGCTTTAAGAAAACCTAATCCATTATCTTTCTGATAATGTTGAAAGGCGGCGCCACCTTTTGCAGCAATTTCTTGATCTATCTCATATGGAGTTAGCTGTGCGGCCCCATGTTCATACAAATTTTTAATTGCCACAAAACAAATGCGCGCCAAAAGATTATCAAAATCGTATGGCTGGAGATTATCATAATCCAAAAACAGCATGCAATTTTTCATTAGGCATCCAATAATTTGCCGATAGCCTGTGTTGTCTGAAAGCGTCAATGTTCTCCCCTCTAATCATCTAGAAAATCATTAGGGTCTAGTTCTTTAACGTTATGCGTTGGCGTTTCCTTCGGTTTCATATAGTATGTCTGTCTATTTTCAAACATTTGCACTGCCGTGACACTTTCTTTTTCAGGTAATGAATGTAAAATTTTGTAACGCTGCATTTCCTGATAAGTGCTTGTATTAATAAGATACAACGATTCACTCAATTTCTTCATCTTTTTTACATGATAAATGTAATCAAGACATTCGCAAATCATGGCATCAGTAAAACCTTGCTCCATAAGACGAACGCGTTCTGTCCAAATGCGTGGCCCCGGAGATTTAAGACCAAAAATTTCGCAAACTTTTGTGGAAAATTTATCGCGCGCCACCCTCTCGTCATAACATGATGGACAATAGTTGTGATAAACGGTACAGAGAGGCGGCGCATAGGAAATAAGCTCATTTTTAGGAAACAATTGTTTACAACCATAACATTTAAGAGTCTTTTCTGCCATATCTCATCCTCCTATGACTATTATACCATAGTTTAGGAAAAAAGTCAAGAAAAAAGAGCCTTATTCAGGCTCTTGTAAGTGTCTTTAGTTCTTCCGAGAAAGCTTCTACAAGCTCGCCCTGTGAAGGAACGGCCGCGCTTAGCTTAAATTCAGATGAACCAAAAATGCGTGAGATAATGTCTCGCATAATATTTAAACGTTGATCCTTTTCTTCGTCTGATTGCGCGCCTTCGAGATATGCAACCCAAAGACCCTTGGCTTCATCCATAATCTCTTGGAAGCTGCGCTCTTGTAGCAGTTCCTGATGCTCGGCATGATCTACGACCACCGCGCCACCGATACTTTGTTCCTTCTCGATTGCGCGGCCGATAGCATCAACAAGCTCATTGTAACCAAATGGGATGCGCTCATCAAGATAGCGCCAACGACTACCAGCAAAAATTGTTGGAGTTTGACGAGTATAAAGCCAACGCTGGGCCTTATTGTTAGCATCAAATTCAACATTGATAAAGGCAATTAGGTCACAAATGGCATTACATACGGTATAGATATTCTTGCTTAGATCAGGTTCAACGCTTGTGATAGCATTGCCTTCCGAATCAGTATACGGTGACGCCTTTTCCTTACTATGGCAAATAAGGATGAGACCATATCCCATAATGGTGATTTCACGAAGAGCTTCTTGTAGCTCCTTCGCTACTAACTTCCACCCTTGCAATTGTTATCTTATAGGCTTTTTATCCTATAATTCTTATATTTTCATATAAGTTCAGCATATCTTTTCATCCATCTTACTGGATGCCTAGTCTCGTGAGACTTTATATCATTAAAAATGTTTACTAGTCTTATGCGTTGCGGCTGGCTAGTTTTTTACCACTAACCTTCACCTCTGATTCCCTTAGTTAGGGTTCCAGTTTTTTACTAGGTGTTTCAATAATCTTTACAGATTAAAGCGGCCAAGCGGACCGTATGGCACAAGGTTTATCTTTTCCACACCTTCGCGCGCACAAATGTACTTTTCGCAAAGGTCAGCAAGAATAGAGATAGTATCTACAGTTACCGTATCATAGAGTTCATGAGCTCGCGGGTCTTTTAGCTCCTTAATGACGTTACGAAAATCAGTCCACTTTAGGATTGGTAGAGCGGTAATACCGCCAATGGCATGATAACCAATTTCCGTAGCGAGAATTAGATTCTTGGGAAGCTGTGCGGCAAATGATGTTTTACCAACCTTAGGCTTCGAGTAAATCAGTATATACTTCCCAGACAGCGACTTATCAATCACTGTTGGCTTGATATCAAAAATACTGAGCGCCATATTCTACCTACCTCCGTTTAAAAGTATAACTGGGATTATTCCCAGCTATACTTATTGTCGGCAGGAGTGGCAGCGGGGCCTGGCGTAGTTACCTTTGCCTTACCCTTGGCAGAACGATTCTTAGCTTCTAGCTGCATCTGTTCAATTTCTGCTTTACGCTCATTGAAAGCTCGGTGAATATCATCTGGACTATATGCGAACTCTTCGTCTAGCGGAGGGTTGGCACCAACTACCACTAGCTCACGAACGGTTCGTGTAGTAGTTTCTACAATCTCTTCGCCCCAACCTTCGCCGCCAGAAGTGTACGTTTCTTCGCGCGCAAGAACACGCAGACGAACATTTAGCACAACGGTATTATTCACTTCAAGAGTACGGCGAGCATTTTCAACGTAATCAGGATCTTCAACCACGAACTCCATAACATTTAGCTTGCCGCCGTATCCAACCACGCCGCCCTTAATAATTAGACGGCCAGTTTCGTCGCCCTCACTATTAACCTCATCGTGCATATCCATAATGAAAACCATTAGGCGCGCACGAGCCTTATCGGCACCATTGGTAATCTTATTTACAAAGGTTGTATTCAGAGCCCAACCTGTGACAACCTGTCCAGAACGCGCAACGAAAGAGTTCTCACGAATCTCGCCCTTACGCACACCGACCCTCTGCGCGGCGTCAAGACCTACGTTCTGGATAGTATTCATATTCTTTAGTTCTTGAATGGTCTGCCAACCGGGATGCTGCTTACCAGTGCTGGTTAGAGGAGTAGCAAATACCTTGACGGAAATAATAGATTGCTCATCTACGCCATTGACATTCTCTGTTACAAGAATGTCTGCGACGGCGCTTTCCCATGCGCGACCATCACTTAGCTTACCATTATTAAAAGTTACATCACTTAGCTTACCACAAACTGTTACTTCATTTAGTGCCTGCTCATTAATATCTCGACTCATAAATTTTCTTCTCTCTCCATTTTCTTTCTAAATCACAATTAAAGGCGGGTTGCCCCGCCTATCACTTACTCTTCGGCGTTCTTGGCAGCCCTCTTCGCGGCCCTCGCAGCCTTCTGCGCGGCATCACGAGCCTCAGCCTCAGCGATAGGATCGTAGCTTAGGCCCTTCTCAGTTAGGGTCTCATGACGGACAACCTTAATCTGAGCCTTCTTGGTTTCGGTAGCGGGCGCAACCTCAACTTCCTCTAGGCGCTCAGTAACGCACTCCTTGCGGACTAGCTGATTGATAACACCGATAACAGCGGATAGGGAAATACCTAGCGCATCTGCAATTTCCTGCTTGGTGAACTCAGAACCATAATTTGCCTTTAGATAATTTACAACCTTCTCAGTATTTGGGGAAACAGTAATAGCCATAATTCATTTTTCTCCTTTTTATTAAATGTTTTTTTGAAGATGCGAGTTTTTTCTTTTCCCTCGCTCTTTTATATATTAATTATACCAGATTTACGCAAAAAAGTCAAACATTAGAATTATCAATTGTTTGAAAAATTTCGTTAGCGAGTGTCGCGGCTTCATCGTCGTTCTTTGTCTCGTTCATAATACGTTCTAGTCTTGGAATTACAACCCTGCCATAATATTGAGCAGTTTCTTGATACTTTAGGATTTCCGTTAGAAGCTGATTCTTAACAATCATACAACCAACAAGAATTTGTAGATACTCAGAACGAGTTAGGGTAGCATTTGGGTCAGCTGTGAGCTTATCACGTAGAGCGCCAAATTTTTCGCGCAGCTCTTCGGCTGCTGGATTATCTTGGTCGCGACTTTCTTCTGCCGCGACTTCGCATTTTGTAACTACTTGCAGAAAAAGATTTGAAAATTGCTTGTCCATATTATTCCTCATTTATTACTTGAATAGTATCAACTTCATAATTATTTTTTCGCCCCTTAGAATTGCGTCCAGTTGCGGCAAAAGATGAAATTGAAAGTTTATGTTTGCCAAGCTGAATATGAGTGACGCGCTTATTCAGTGCTGTGGCCGCGAGAATGGTATCCGTATCTTCCATTTTCATTGCCTTTACGCCACGCGCAGTTTTACCAAGAGCATTAATTTCGCTAATGGCATAACGTGCATACCGTTCTGCACTATTAAAGAGAAGAATTTCATCTTCTTCCATACAGGCCGCCGCTAGCATCAACTCTTCGCCGCTCTCTAACTTACAAATGTTTGTCCCACGTTTTCCACGATGCGTCACATACTCGTTAGTGGCGGTCTTTTTAATGTAGCCTTTGGAAGAAACAGTAACTAGATAATGGTAGGCAAAGAAATCATAACTGGGCATGGTCAGCAGTGGTCGTTCACCATCATTAAGGGGTAGAATTTCCGCAAAACTATAATCTTGAGCGCGCGTAAGCGAACTGAGCGGGAACTGATACATGCGGCCCAAGTTGGTAACGACCTGAAAAGAGCTAAGATTCGTGGACGTAAACTCTTGCGTAATGGTAATTCCACGTCCCAGTTTCTCATCTTTTTTCGTAGCCTTGTCATCTAGCAGCCGAATCTTACCGTTGCTAAGAAGAAGGACGCGTACCGGTTTTTCCTCTACACGCTCTTGCTCTTCTTCTTCCACAAGGTCAATAACTTTGGTACGTCTTTCGTCGCCAAACTTATTAGCGACTTCTTGAAGAATTTTCACAAGCTCATCGTCTATGGCGACACTATCATTAAGCATGTAACGATAGTGGTCAATTTGTACTTTAAGTTCCGCAAGTTCGTTATCAAGTTTGATACTATCAATTTTTGTAAGGGAAGAAAGACGCATAGCCAGGATGGCTTTTACTTGTTCTTCATTAAATCCAAAGCGCGCAATTAGTTTCACGGACGCTTCTTGTGGATTCTGAGCAGAACGAATAATAGCAACAACCTCGTCAATGTTGGCAGCTGCAATAATAAGACCATCAACTACATTCTTGCGCGCCAAGGCTTTATCAAGATCAAACTCGATTTCGCGCCGCTTACAGGAACGAATGTGGGCGATATACGCCAGTAGCGCATTTTTCCATGTATAAATTTTAGGAAAACGTCCATCCTCTAGCATGATAAGATTGATGGTATAATAGGATTCTAGTGATGTAACCTTATAGAGCAGCTTAATAACCTTTTTAACATTCGCGCCCTTTTCTAGATAAATGTGGATACGACCACCTTCATCATTAGTTGCATCAATATATTTAGTAATACCACAATTCTCTTCACCATTGATAAGTTCAGCAAGCTCGTGATCAATAGTGTCTGTATAAACAGAAAATGGAATTTGGGTAGCGATTAGCATATTCTTGTTAGGATCATAGTCAATTTTCGCGCGCATCTTTACCGCCTTGCCGCTACCAGCAAGCATACTTTCCTTTACTTCGGTGCCATTAATAATGGTTCCACCCATAGGAAAATCGGGCGCACAATAAACATCTTCATCTGATAGATTTGGATTTCTAATTAGTCGAATAATTGTATCATTAACTTCGCGTAAATTTGTCGATGGATACGAAGTAGCCAGCCCCACGGCAATGCCACTAAAGCCATTCACTAGCGGATAAATACCAATAGTAGGTAATACGCGTGGTAGCTGCATTGTATTTGCGTAGTTATCGTACCATTCCTCTATACTATTTTTTTCGATACCATCAAAAAGATAAGATGCAAGCTCGCTTTGACGCAACTCTAGATAACGCATATGTGCATGGTTATCAGGAGAAACCTGATTACCAACGTTACCTTGTAGTTCTTCAAAAACATAAGGATAGGCATATTGCTTACCCATGTGAACAAGCGTTGCATAGGCACTAGCATCACCGTGTAGATAGCCGCACTTGAGAATCTGACCGACGGCGGCTGCACCCTTAATGAAGTTTTTTGTATGAATATTCTTATCTTTATATTGGATGTATAAGATTTTCCGCGCGCCGTCCTTGAGCGCGTCTCGAGCGTCAGGCACACTACGCTCTTGCATAACGTGTCCGGCATATTCGAGAAAATCATCTCTGATAATTGTATTAATATCTTCTTCGTAAAAAGGCATATAGCTTTCCTCCTATTACTTATATTATATTATAAATTAGGACGAAAGTCAATTATTCGCCTCGTAGCTTATGGAAATCAATATTATCAAAGATATATTGACGGCGTGCAGGAACATCTTCGCCCATAAGTAATTCCAACAGTGAAGCGAAAGCGGGAAAATCTGTAACCTTATAAATCACGACTCGTCGTTCTTTCTCATTAAACATTGTATTTTTCATGTCTGTGCTGGAACATTCACCAATTCCCTTATAGTAAGTAGGTTCCCAATTTGGATACTTACCTTTTTCCTTCTCATATTCTTCACGGGAATAAAAATATACATTTTGCTTACCTTTTCTCAGTCGATAAAGCGGTGGAATCACGCGTCCTAGTCGTCCTTCTCGAATGAAATCTGGACATAACACATAAATTAGCGTTACAATTAGATTAGAGATCGCCGCGCCATCTGGATCACGATCCGAAAAAATTAATAGTTTACCAAAATTTAACTTTTGTGAATTATATTTTTCAAAAATGCCGCAGCCAAGAATTTGTAGAATATCACTAACTTCTTCGTTTTCCAAAACCTTTTCAATAGGATTCTTTAGAGCGCCAATAATTTTACCAAGAATATCATAGACTGCTTCATTAGTGATATTGCGAGCATTTTGTACTGGTGTTTTTGCGCTTCGACCCTCCGTAATGTAGAGAATCGAATCTTGTCCGTGCTTTTCGCAATCCATAAGTTTGATTGGCGCAGAAAACTTCTTTTTCTTATTTTCTGCGGTTAGATGCTCATGTGCAAGAATAGCTTCGCGCGCACGATTAGCTGCTTCTTCGGCTTTATTAACCTTAGTAAGCAGATTCATAATTTTATCAAACTCGTCCTTATGAGAAGATGCGAATTGTTTTAGCGCTTCGGTAAATGCTTTGTCTGCTAGTGGACGAAGTGCGCCATTATTTACTCGCATTTTCGTTTGATCGCTAAAGCTTGCATGTGGTACTTTGGCATTAATAACATAGCATAAGTTATTACGCACAAAATCACCAGTAAACTTATCACCTGCTAGATGATTCATTGTACGAGTAATAGCAGTTTTTGCGCCGGTAAGACTTGTACCACCATTTAAATTATGTAGACCATTAGTAAAGACATAGGATTGTTCTGTTGGACTACCCCATAGAAAACCGATTTCCATCTTATTACCTTCGGCATCTTCAACATTATAAATAAAAGGCTCTTTTTGCACAGAAGGTGTTACTTTTGACTTAATAAAGTCGGCTACACCATTCTTTGAATAATAGGTAACAGTTTTGTTGGCAATAATATCAGTAAGAACAAAAGTTAGTCCCTTATTTAAATAGCTCCAATCTTCACACATTTGACAGATGTCTTGAAATGACATATGAATTTCTTCTAGCCTATAAACGTCCGGCGAGGGCGAAAATTCAATATAGGTGCCTTGCGGCTCATTCGACGGAGCAACAACGTATTGAATTTCTTTACCACGATTTAACTCTAATGTCGCACATTGCCCTCCACGATAACTGCGCGCGCAAAAATGTTCAGAAGAAAGCGCCACGCCTTTCATTCCGATACCATTGGTGCCGATTACCGCAGCTCCGTATTGTTTATCCAAAAACTTTCCACCTGTATGTGGTTGGAGGAAAATAGCTTCCATCGCTTCTGTGCCGTCAGCACGTTTACCAAAAGGAATGGATCTGGCATAATCACGACATGTAAAGATATTTTTATTAGTATCAACTGTTATTTCAATTTTATCGCCATAGCCAGCGGTAAATTCATCAATAGAATTACTGATGGTTTCTCGTACACATTGTAGCACGCCTTGATTGTCTGCGCTACCCATGTACATCTCAATTTTTGTACGTATAGCAGTTACAAAGTCTAGAGTTTGAATGGAATTAGCATCATAAGCCACTATCTCAATCCTCCTTTTTCATTATTATATCATAAATTAAAAAGGAAGTCAACCGCTGGCGGCTGACTTATAACATTATGAAACATCTAATTCTTCAAAAATTAAATCTTTTGGTAAAAATTTACGACACAAATAAAAGCTACCAAACGATATATTACGATCCATATTAGTATGCGTTAAATCAGTATAATGTGATATTCGCTTATCAAAAATTAGAACTTGGCAATCGCGCATAAAGGGAAAACGTTTTGTCCTTGTAAAGCCGGAATTGGCATTAACATCGCATATGGTTTGTTTAATTTCCATAGGCGCGCAAGAATTTTATCCTTACAGGAATAGGGCGGGTTCGATATGATAACATCATATGATTCGTTTGGTTCATATTCAAAAAAATTTTGCCCAGCACTAATATTAGAATACAAAACATTGTATCCATTTTGCGCGAAAATTTTAACATATTCGCTTTCTGGCGTATCAAAAGGACACCAAATAGTATGATATGAGGTCATGGCTAAATATTTTAAGAGCGGGCGCACAGCGTAAGCTGGCGTATACCATTCATCCGAGTCTGAGGTGCGTTTAGCTGTCATATTTCCAACGTTTAGCACTTTATTTTTCCTCCATCTTTTTTGCACGCATCCATTGATTAAATTCTTCACTGCACTCATCGCAAAGAAGAAACTCGTCAATACGATTCCAACACGGCACATCGTGAAATAGTTTATAAAAGGGTTTACGTATATATATTTTTTTTCGCCAAGAGTTATTGTAACTACTAGCAATCTCTTTCCCACATCTATCGCAAAAATCAGTTGACACAACTTTGTGCATATTTATTTTACAACCTCCGTGTGTCCATCTGGAAATAATTCGATAATATTATCATAAAGAAGATTGTATTTGCCATCTGGTGTACTGCGATTAATATGATAATGCCCACAAAAAAATTTTTTGAAATCAGTCCAATCCATCACATGTTCAAGATAAACACTCATGTCGTCATGCTGATTTTCATAAGGAAAGAGAACATCAACGATACGATTTGGCGCGCAATGGGTAAGGATATAATCGACTTTCCAGTGATGAAGTTCAATATTCTTTATACCATTATCCATTTCTTGATAAGACGCGATCTCTTGGGGCCACCATGAAATGCCTTCTTTTCGCCGCTCTCGGTCAGTTGAACGCGCTCCACCAAATACAAAAAAGGACGAACCGTTAAACTCAAAAATTTCTCCGCGCATTAGGTGATGAATATGCGGACGCAGTACATGGGTAAGGCCGCCGTGCCATTCTTCGACTGGATAGTTATAAAGAAGCGGGAAGTTACTATGGTTGCCGTCACAAAAAGCAACGGAAAATGGCAGATCTTCAATCCATTCTAGCCAATAATAATCTTCGCGCGCATATTTTCCTCCCCAAGGGAAGCCAAAATCGCCTGCTATAAGCACGCAATCATCTTTTGTAAGCGAGCGCCCAAGAGGAAAACGTTTGCGGCTCAGTTTCGTAATTTCTAGTGAACCATGTGTGTCTCCTGTAAGAAAAAGTCGCATCGTTCTTCCTTCCTTTCTTTTTATACGATAATTATTAATTATTATCAATTACTCGACAGTTTGTAATAGCGCAAATACATCCATGTTCTTTGCTATATTGTTGTAATAGGTCTATTAAATTATCGCAACAATAAGAACTGTCGTTTAGGTAAAATTCTATGTCGCTATCATTCCACTCGGCTGGAAAAGTCATTGGTAATTGCATAGTGACTTCTACTGTCTTTTGTTGTCGCATCTTTCCATCTCCTTTTTCTTTATTATACAACAAAATTAAAGGCAAGTCAATTACTTGCCTTTCATCTTAATATTTAAGATAGCCATCGCAAACTCTTCGCAGACATTCATGAAAAATATAGCAACGAACAAGTGTATCCAGTAGTTGTGCGTTGATGTCGGGCTTTTGCGAAAAAAGATCGAGGTCGTGCATGGCTTCATTGACAAGATCATAATTTCCTGCAAGCATGAGTCCGCACATAAACTCATTAGCGTAGTGTCGATCACCATTACCAGTCACGCTATCGGCTACCCATAGCTCGCTTTCCAGTACCTCAAATAGCGCGTCACTATCTTCAAAATCATTTAGATCAACATTGTGCTCAATATAATCACAAATATCGTCTTCCATTGCTTCATAATAGTTGTAAATTTCCTGCTCCATTATGCTACTAGCTCCTTCCAAGCATTAATAAGATTCTCAAGAGGTTGCGGAGTATAATTCATATAGGGCAGCATACAACCAACATTAACGAGTTGACCGCGGTTTTCACCTGGTTGATGCTGCTTGCGCGCCAATTCACGAGTGAGTGATACCATTTGTTGATATTCTTTTGTAATATGTACATGTCCATAAAGCATCCAACAATTATCATTGTAATCGGCCTTATAGAATGGCATAGGATAATGGGATAGAATTAGGTGCTTGCCGCGCACCTTTAGCTCCTTATAGTCAGAAATGGAGTCAAACATAGGTGCATATATTGTCGTCCATTTGTCTGGATCATGATTGCCCTTCACCAAATGCTTATGACCGCGCAATGAACATACTAACTCTAGGTATTCTTGATCTTGCGCAGTTTTCCAACAAAAATCACCCAAAATGTAGACATGATCGGAAGCTGAAACTGCGGCGTTCCAATTCTCCACAAGCTTCTTGTTCATTTCCTCTACGGTTGAAAATGGGCGCGCATCGAATCGAATAACATTATCGTGAAAGAAATGCGTATCACTAATAAAATATTCCATCAAGTATCAATCCTTTTAAAAAAGGCCATGTAAATTTCTTGCCAACCGTTCTTGCAGGTGTAGGCACAAAAATCAGCCCATTGAATATCTTCCAAACGTTCGCCTTCATCGGTAATTAGGAATTTTCCTTTATTATCACCAACAACCACCTTAACGCATTGATAGGCTTCGATTGCGGCATCAGTTTTAATGTACGCCATATCTCCTTCAACGCAATATTTAAGTGCGCCAAAAGCATGATTCCAATGATCGGCAATATAGCCACAACCGCCTTTAAATGACTTGCACCACGCGGCACTGTCCCAATTATCAACTAATTGTTGGGCAACTTTGCCCGTAGCAGGTGAATCATAGACGCGAACGCTAATATTAACTGAAGGAATGTAGAGTCTACCCGCATCACCGAGAGGTTGATTATCGAGTAGAATTGAAGGAGGCGCGCAAGCCATACATACAAAGAGAATAGCGAGGTACAAACTTAAAACTCTAATACGCTCACCTTCCATCATAAATCTTATACATTTCACATATTAGGTTTCGTAGCGTTTCGCTTTCCATTAGGTCTACATATTTCTGTCTCACTTGCGGCTCTAGTCGTAAGGTAAGGAAGACAGCGAGATTAAAGGCGGCCGCATAATGAAAAGCAGTAGCTGCATCTATCCCTTGTTTCATTATGCCTTCTGCAACAGGATTGCGCGCTTGCTTACTAGTTGATGTTTCAATGCGCGCAATTTCCTGTTCATAGGCTTCAATCCAATCATCCGGCGTGGTGCCATTTATATACTTATTAATAATATAGCGAATTAAACAATCGCCACTTGGCGTAATTGTATAGCGTCGCTTGAGATGGAAAAGACGCAAGAAAAAGCGTCCGATTTTTCTAATCAAGTTAACACAGTATTGCATTTAGTCCTCATCCATTCGTTGGGATGTCTTACAATATCACGCATAATACAGTAGATTGGCGATTCAATATTTTCTGCGTTTGTATTAAAAAAATAGGAACAGCCGCAGAAAGTCATTAGGGAAGTAGATTGAGAATTATCAATTTGAATCACATAGATGCGCTTTTGGAGAGCGCGAGCGTACCCTTGCTCAAAATTCGTGCCTGCTGTACTATTGCGGCCCAGGCTAATAAGGATGAGCGCATCGGCTTCCAGAATGTGCGCAATATCGTTATCATAAACCTTTTGCGCCCAAATTTCTTGTGGATAATCCCATGCGTTCGGAACCTTGAACTCGAAAGGACAATAGAGGGAATCCTCTTCGCGCATAAGCTTTTCAATCGTATGTTTTACTGTGTGCATTAAAGAACGATGTTCGCTGTCACAAGGGCCCGCAAGATAGTACTTCATACGTTATCCTCCGAAATATCTTTTTTTATTTGCTGAATCGCCCATTCCATCTTTGACAGTTCATTAAGAAGTGAAGTCGGATTTGCATGATAATGCTTAAACAAAATTTCGTCGCATGTAGCTATTACAAGCATATCACCGGGTACGGTCGTAATCGGCTTTTTATAAAGCTCCACATGACCATCGCTACGAAATTGGATTCTATATTCTTTACTCATCACTTACAATATCATAGGGCGGCATATAATGCGCGCGCCTAGTTACTCCTGCCGGTAGTTCAAGAGAGAATGAAATATCGAATCCCTCTTCGCCGTACTGACGAATATCCTGATAGAACTTACAATTATAATCCTCTCTTTCAGGGTTTAGCGCTCGATGAAAATGGTGACGTACAGATGCTTCCGGACGTTGTGATTTGTTGCAGAAATACCAACCAGTTGCGCGATTTTTAATTAGATAATAGGTCATAATACGAAGTTTCTTTTTGGGATGTGGCATCTTTCAATACCCTCCTTTTCTTTTCTAAAATTATTATAGCATGAAACTAAATAAAAGTCAAACTTTTTTCAACTAGCCGTAAAGTGTAATGTCAACGGACGTTAAATTAACTTGCGTGCTTTGAAAAAAATTTTTCGCGTAGCGAACGCTTTTTATTTTTTATATTATTTTATATATTTTATATTTCTGGTATCAAATTGACACCACCCTAAGGGTCAAAATGAACCCACCTAGTGGTGTCAAAATGAACCCACTCGTGGTGTCAAATTGACACAACTCGTTAACAGGTTAGGCCAAATTGAACCCACTCAGGATGAGCATAAAAATGGTAAAGTGGTAGGCGCATACCTTGAGAGTCCTCGGCTATTTCTTCATTATAGACCAGATAATGCTTATCTATTAATCCTTTAATCGCGCGCTTATAGGACGATTCGCTGATACCAGTTTCATTCATTATATTTACACGACTGAGGCCGCCAATATAGTTATCTTGATTAGAAATAAGGTATAAATAAATCTTCAATTCGCTTTCGTTTAACATACGACAAGCAAGTAGTAAGTCATCTTTGTAAACTTCTGAAACTCTTATAGCGGAATCAGGTCGCTTTTTATGTATCTGAAAAGCGCGTTGATTTTCAACGCATTTAAAGGTTTTAGAAGTCAGTTTCACAATTATTGCCATATTGTTACCTCGTTTATATGTTTATCTGCTTACTAATTTTTAGTAATTAAAGGACGAAGCGCACGTCGGAACGCCACACCATCTTCAAAATAGTAAACCATATAACGTGGATTTTTTCTATTTTTATCCATTTTAATCACCGGGAAGCCGAGCGCTTCTAGCTGATTCGCCACTCGCATGTTAAAAATAGCGTATAGAGCCATTAATTTTTCCTCCCATTGGTTTCATTATACAAAAGCTCCATTTTTTCCAATAAAGCTATTGAAGGAGAACGTGTTTTAGTAAAAATTTTAGAGATATATGAACGGCTGCATCCCAGTTGTTCCGCTATGCGCTTATGTGTCCACTTTTGTTTTTGACAATAAAGTTTAAAATTTTGTAAAAATATTTGTTTTTCTTGTTCAAATTGCGCTGAATTAAATTGCACTTTTTGTCACCTTATTCACCATATTAACATCGCGCGTGTTAATATGAATTTGCAAAATATAGATTTAGTCCATTAGCTTGTAGCCGGTCATACATTTGATATAGCTGGCAAAGTCGCGGAAGACCGCTAAAGCCATCAAAGTAATCTGAATGGAAAGCATAGAACTCAATCATAGCTTTTAGTGTCTCCTTCTTGAGACGTACTATGCCAGTATCATTATGAAACGTTTCTTGAAGCGCAGGAATGGCATCCACAAGATCATGAAACTTGCGCGCGTACCACGCATCAATAGGCTTGTCTGTGGGCAAATGAAATTGACCGTCTTCGTCATAAAAATGCTGGTTATCTATGATTTCATCAAAATCATAATAGTCGTCATATGATTGGGCCGCAAGCATGTCATAAGATTTAGCAATATAGATATTTAAGTCCATTCCCATAATAGTTGCTCCTCTTTCTTTGATTATACGCATCAAAAATTCTACTGCGTTTGAGGCTTCCTCAAAAGTCACGAATTTTTAACTCCTCATAAAATAATTTTTAATTTCCTCATATGTGAAAAAGATTTTTCCGCGCCTAAATGCTTCTTCATTCCATACTTTAGCTGCCTGTTCTACTCTTGCAAGATAGTCATAACCATTATCAATATTGTCAGGCTTTATAAGAATAATATCTTCTGTATTATTAACATCTATTTTTTCCCAGCCCCACTCATCAGTAAAAACAGCTGGGTAAAAATTGTTTGTATTTATGTCGTCATTTATATATCCACTAACTGGATAGTAGCTAAACGTCCAACATTCAAAATCATCGTGTGTTTCATTGTAATATATAAAAGGTAGAGTACCCGGACAACAGTTAAGCGGTGCATTGTCCCATTTTTCGATATTTTTTACATCATCATAGGAATGTGCAGTAAAACGTTCATCGCAATAAAAATTGCCAATATAGGTAGTGTGTGGAGGATATTTCTTTATTACTTCTTCAAAAGTCACGACTTTCTAGTTCCTTCCAAATTTTATCAGCATAAACTTCAAAAATTTTGGATTCAGTATCATTTAAGCTAATGCCGTGGTATCGTTTGAAACTAAGCATCCAATTTTTATAAAGACGATTTAAATTTTTCTTTCTGTCTTTTTTCTTTTTAGCTGTAAAACATAGATTAAGTGGTGTTTTCATTATGGCTTCGCTCCTTTTTCTTTTGTAGCTACATTATAGCTTATTTTAAGGAAAAAGTCAAGAAGAAGGCCGATTAAACGGCCTTCTTTTCTTTGAGAACAAGATTTAAAAATAAGCCTACAATAATACTTAGGGCAACGCCACTAAAAGAAAAAGTTCCATAATTAATTGCTATTCCGCTGACACCACAACTTAGCATTGCGGCAAAAATTAAGCTATTTTTCATATTAGAAAAATCAACTTTATTATTCATAATAGTACGCACGCCTGCGTTGGCAATTAATGAATAACACAGAATAGATATACCAGCAAATACACAATTAGGCATGGCCGCGACAGCGCGATTAAAAGGAGTAATAAAGCCTAGAGCAATAAGTGTTAAAGAGGCAGTAAGGAAACACCATACACTTGCTACACCACTAACGGCGATCGTACCGGTTGCTTCACTAAAAGTTGTCGTACACTGTGAACCTGTTAAGGTGCCTACAAATGAGCTTAGGCCATCACCAAGAAGAGTACGAGGGAGTTGACTAAGCGTATCAGTTCCAGTTACAACTCCAATAGTATTCATGTCCGCGATATGCTCTGCCAGCGCAGAACAGCTAACGACCCCGAACATTAGGATAATTTGTGGTAATGTATTCCAATGAAAAGTCGCAAAGTTGATATGTGTAAAAGTTAAATCAGGAACAGAGAATAAAGACATATTTTGGAATTGAGAGAAATCTACTAAATTAGCGACCCCGCAAACTGATAGAAGAATACATAATAGATAACCAGCGAGAGTTCCGCCTAAAAATGGTAGTGTCTGCCAGATGCCTTTTGCGTAATGCCCAATAAGACAAGTAACCAAGACTACAAAAAAGGCGATTCCAATTCCTAATAAAGAATATTGTCCATTTACTTGCGCATAAACAGGAATAAAAGAGGTGAGTGAGATTCCTATGATAAGAACTGATGTGCCTGAGATCAACGGATTGAATAGTTTATTAATCCAATTTGTGCCATAATGTTTAACAAAAAGTGCGACAACAGCATAAATTATACACATTACTAATCCGCCAATGACTACACCTAGAAAATTTTTATGAACGGCATCAGTAAGTGTAAGCGTAGAGACAATTGCGGCAACAGTTGCACCGCTATTACTAGTAATCGCGCTTACTTTAAAACCAGTTACCAGTAAGAAAACAAAGGTTCCTAGTCCCGCAGAAATTAATCCTGCACTAATCGGTGTGCCGCATATTAGACTAATAAGCATTGTAGCTGGTAGTACTGACAGCACAAATTGGGCCGTATAGCCAATCCATTCCTTTAAAGTACGTGGCTTTTCGCGCACGCCATAAATTAAATTTGTATTATTCATTTATATTCTCCCTATTACAGATGGTATCGTTCTCCTCAAAAGAAATCACTAGTAGTAATATCGTTAGGATCAAGATGAACATCCAAATTTCTATTATTCTCAGTTACTTTTGCCGTAATAACGTCCCAACTAAATGTTGGCTGCTCGCTATTACAAACAGGACAGCCTACCAGTGTCGGACCCCATGAGCGCCCGCATTTGCTACAAACCCATCCATACTGGGTGAAATTGGACGGTTCCTTATAGATATTATCAACTGTATTGTAAATTGTATTATCAATCTTCACGTGTTTTCCCCCTTACCACTGATGTGGTTGTTTAAGATCAATTGGATGAGTACTTGAAAATTTTATTGTGTTGCAAAAACGACAATAACATTTTCTTTTATCTTTTGTTAGATAAGAGTTCCATCTATTCATTTTGCGTTTGCAACATAAATAACTATCAACTTTAGTACGACCGCAAGGATATGGATTGTATAGAGAATAGAAAAAATGAATAATTTTATTCATTCTTAAATTGCTCCTTTAAAAGAGGAATGATTTCATCAAAAGAATTGTGAAGCGTATGGTCTTCGGTCGCATATAGGCACATTCCATAAAGCATTTGGTTGATGCTGAAACTACGTCGCCAATCCTTTTCATTTAGGTGATTAGTACGAATATCAAAATAGTGCGCATAATTTTTCTTGTTCTTTTGTCGCTCAAAAACTGCCCAAAAAATATCATACATTTCCGCCTTAAAAGGTTCAGGCTGTTGCTCTAGCGGCAGCATCCACCATGCGATACCGGCTTCGGGATGTCGCTTAAAGTATTCCTGCTTCATATTTTCCCAAAGATGTTCACAAAAATACTTCCAACCATATAGAACGCCCATTTCGCACATCGTACCAATTGCGCTTTGTTCTGGACATATAACAGTATAATCGCTGTCCCAGAGCCTACCAATATCTGCTTCGCAGATTTTTTCAGCCAAATGATTATTCTCTTCTTCTGTCATACTGGCCTTATCATTAATAGACTTGTTCATTACCGGACTATACACTTCGCCGGGAATATTAGCAGCCTTAAACTTATCATATTCTTCTTGGCGCGCAAGGTTTTCTCCACGAGTCATGATTCCACCTGCAAGATAACCTAAAGGTCTTTTTTGCTCCATACTATTTTTCCTCATAATGTATAAGATTTTTTATATAATTAATGTTTAATTGATTATATTCTTTATAAGAAATACGATATAGCGGAATATTATGTTTTTTACAATATTCATTTTTAATTTCATCTATTCCTTCTCTATACCAAGCATTGGTTTTATCGAAATGTTGTTCGCCGTCATACTCTAATAAACAAAATAATTTATGATTTTTTATAATGCCCCAATCAAATCTATACGGGGATAATTTATCGGTAAGAAAATCTGGAAACTTATATTCTGAAATAAATTGAATGTTATTATCAGATAATATATTTGTTATTTTTCGCGCACCTTTTGACTTAATACAGCCACAGCTATTAGCTTTTCCGGCTCTTAAATCCCTTCCTGCGACAATGGTGGTATTACCGCATGAACATAAACAAAGCCAATATTTGTGATGGTCAGTGTTTTTATTTGGGTTAGGCGCTTCACTTATAACAGTTAGTTCTCCATATACATTACCGATTTCATTTATTATTCTGCCATCATTAGAATGTTTTCCACAACTGGTAGATAAGCCTTTATTATAATTTTTCTTGGAAGGACACCAATAATTTCCGCAATCACATTGACATAAATAATAATCTTTTGGATTAACTTCTTTTTTACCACGCTTATATTGTAATATATCTTCTATTGTAGCCTCACGTATAATGATAGAATTATGTTGTTGTTTTATCATAAGTTCTTGCCACCTAAGTACCCAAGAGGTCGTTTCGTTTCCATAATTCCTAATTCTCCTTTCTATAATTCGTTACAACAATTTCCTCTGTTGGAGGATCGCTTTGACTTACAGTATGCGTACAATGTGAATACCCCGCATTGTAGATATTATGTACAATAAAATTTGGGTTCTCATGAATCCATTCGTCCAAAAAGGTATTGGTTTTGCCGCGATGATGTAGTACATTCGATAGCGCGAACTTGATACCTTTTTGATGCGCGTTTTCTAGGTAATTGAGAAGCACAATTTCATCGTCTTTTGTCCACTTTTGATTTACCTGTTGTCGTATTCCATGATTATAAACATTATTGGTAATTAGATAAGGTGGGTCAGCATAGAGAAACATGGAGGTATCTGGTTGAAAATCAACAAAACTTTTATTGTTTATTTCAATATCGCGCAAGGCCGCATGGAATGGCCCGATAGTTTTACGCTGGCGAGAACTAAAATTGGAAAAACCGCGACCAAAGCCTGCGTTCATTTGTAGGTCAGCATTAAAGCGCATCGTGAAATGAAAGCTGTAACGGGATAGAGTAAAGAGATCAAGTGGCGTATGGTACTCGGGTTTAGTGTTGTATGCGTCTCGATACGCCAAATAGCCTAGTTCGTTTTCTTTCGTAAGATTAAATTCTGCAATACGGTGTTCCATAAAGGCAAGAATTTCAGAAAGCGGTAGTTTTTGAAATTCGTAAAAAATATCAGTTACATATGAATTAATTTCAATGCCTATCTTCTTGCGCGCTTGCACGTTAGTTATAACGTCGCCGCCGCCCATAAATAAGTCCACGAATGTGTCTATATTTTCAGGAAACAAAGGCATCAGTTGTGGTAAAATTTGATACTTATTGCCGATATAATTTAAGGGTGATTTATTATACTCCATAACTTCCCTCCTTTTTATTTTTATTATAACACGTATTTTAGAAAAAGTCAAATTATTAGGTAAAAAAATAATGGGCGCTTGCGCGCCCATTTAACATTATTCGCCGTCGTCTGCATCGAATTGGGCCTTAAATGCGCCCCAAGCGGTATTGTCAGCGACAGCATCAGTAGAAAGAGTAAGCTTGTCAACGAACGCGCAAATGGCGTTCATTGCGGCCTTAGAAGCATTTGTGTTTTGTGCGAGAATATCGACTAGTTCAATACGGGTATCCTTTTCTGGATAATTACTAATCATAGTAGGTTCCTCCTTTATTTTGGTGGTATAAGTAAGTCACATAGACGCGGTACTGGGCCGCGCTCGGACTTAATAAGCTTTACAGTACCAAAAAGTTCATTACCGCTTAAATTTTTAAGCATAGATTTAATACCATTATGCGTTACAAATTGCGGCTTATCAATTTGTGCAACATCGCCGCAAAAGATAAGTTCGCTGTTTTCTTCAATGCGGCTCATCAGTAAGGTAACAAGTTTGTCATCCATATTTTCACATTCATCACATAATACAATCGAATCTTTTAAGCTGCGGCCGCGGATATGTGATAGAGGAATGGTTTCAATAATGTTATCTGCCATTAGCCTATCCAATTCTTCTGGCCCGCCCACATGGTCAGCAATACATTGCGAGAATATGGATAGTTTTTCTTGGACAGTGCCGGGCAAAAAGCCTATATCATTTGTACCAGCAGCAATAATGTTATTGCGTACAAAAATTAGCTTGGCATAGTTACCTCTACTAATTTGTTCGAGGGCGTAATTCAATGATATAAGAGTTTTGCCGCCGCCCCATGCAGATGTTAGTAACTTTACCTTTATGTTCTGATTTTGTAATAGGTCAAAAGCCATCTTTTGTTCAAGATTGCGCGGTCGAATGGTTTCACCAAGAAATTTATTATAAATATCGTGATAGCAAAGATTGCGGTAGCGCGTACCATCCCAACGCAGAATATCCTTCAATTCGCTACCCTCAAAAATTTCACAATATTCATTAATTTTTGCATCTAGAATATTGCGTTCTGGCATTGAATAGAGAATAGCCATTTGCTCAGATGTAGGATAATATTTACCCCAGCCGCAATACAATTCTTGCGGCTCAGTCTCTTTTGTGTAGTAAATAGGATTAATTTTATGCGCGAAATAATCTGCATAAATCTTTTGCGCGCCATCGCTAGTAACAAAATGGACAGGCTCAATGTGGGAATAAGCTAATTCTAGCGCTTCCGCCAAGATATGATGATCATTTATGTTGAGTAGAAAAGGATTCTGGAGATAAATCTTTTTAATGGCTTTTTCATTTATGTACGTAAAATTAATTTTATTTGAAAAAAGTATCTCGCGCACAGCTTCGCGCGCAAGATACTTCGTATGGTCGTCCCTCTGAGAAGTTTTGATATTTTCTAGTTCCTGCATTGAAAGCGGGCTGATATAAATTTTTTCGTACTCGTTAATCGCTCCGTTTAGTATTGCAGAAGTATCAAGAAAATAAATCATACTGTTCTCACCCTCTCTTAATTTCATGAATTAGTCCATACTTTAGCATATCATCAGCCAATAGATACCACTGTTTATGCTGATTACTATCATATTCGTCAGCGGTGATTTTGGTATTCGTAATAATATAATTTCTAATCATATCATCAATCTTTTGGTTGAATTGCATCGTATCCTTTACTGCGTTACTGTCGCCGCCAACGTAAGTTTGACCTGCGTGCAGGAGAGCAAAAGCAAAAGGATATGCAATTTTATGGACATTCGGATTATTATTTCCTGAACATAGAATGATTGTGCCCATAGAACAAGAATAGGAAGGCACGATAATGTCCAGCGGAATAGAGTAATTATCAATAATGCTGCATACCGTTAGCGCGTCCATAATTGAGCCGCCAGGGGTATTGAGAACAAGAGTTACTTTTTCATTCGTGCCATCTTGCTCAAACTCTCGAAGCGGCATAATGACTGTTTCGAGTATATTCTCATCAATTTCTTCATTAAGAAGAATGGTTCGGCGCTTTAGTAGGTTATTAAAATATTGATAAGTTACAGGATTAAGACTAGATAGTTGAATTGGTACTTCCAGAAAATCTGTTTGTTCCATTAAAAACTCCTTGCGGCTAGGCCGCAATTATATAATTTTATCAAGCGTACAGTCAGCAGGATTAAGATCATCCTTACGAATGGCTTTAATGTATGGATGGCGAATAGAAACATCCAGACGAGCGTCGCTCTTCTTTGTTTGACTCACCATCATGCCGCCAATCGTAATCGGACAAAGATACCATTCTTCCTTGAAATTATCACGCATAGATAGTTTCATTTCATCAGTTAGTCCTGCTACTTTACAAAGCGGTACAAGTTCCCCATTCTTATCGTACACGCTAGTAAAAACTGCTCCGGGATAATTATAGAAATAATTTTTAGTAACGGGAATGTATGGCTCTCCACGCTGATAGTCGCTAAAATAATTACCCATAACAAATTCGCCCGTCTTCTTGTTCTGCCAATAGGGCCAATTTGCAAGCTCTTTACCTGTGTAGTCACGCACAGGCGGTTCAAGCGATGTGATTAGACAGTCAACGTCCGAGCTAATCTCTTGCTTTACCTTACAGGTATCCCACGCGCTAGTGCGCTTATCTGGCGTGTATGGTACGCCCTTTTTATAACAGACAGCTCCTTCTCCACCACGTTCAAAAATCTTTTGGATTTCATCAAAGAATGAGTCATCCATTTCGTGGTATTCAATACCTTTTACAAGCGGGTTATTGATACGCGCGACTACCTCAGGGATGAAAAGAACGCGCTTTTCAATTGGTTCATTAATCATATCGTGTCCATCAAGCACTAGCACATCAAAAATGCGCCACTCAAGTTTTACGTCTTTTTGACGTTCACGGGCTTTTGGGGTGAGACAGCGTGCAATCGCACCTACATCCCGATCAATACCGCCGGGCAAATATAGCTCTCCAAGAATGACAGTTGTCCCATTTTGAAAGGCATTAAGGACAGAATCCCAAAAAAATACCTTATCTTGTAGTTCCGAGTACGTACCAGTTCCTTTAGAAATACCGCGGGTTTGCAGAGCATTTCGTTCTGAGGTAATAACGGCGCGAGTGAAATTACCATCGAATTTTTCTGACCAAAGATACTGACCATGCGCGGCCATTTGTTCAAGTTTTAGTCGCTTTGTGGCTGCACTCATAGTAGAAGTGGGGCTCCAATACTTTTGGACTCCCATAGTAAAATAATCTGTCATACGTACTCCTTTACGAACTTTGCCGCTGATTCAGCTAGTTGGTTTTCTGTTGAATGACCAATTATCCATTCAAAATTATAATTATCTAGCGCGCACTCGCTAACGTGCGTCAGTTGGTTTATGCGCATAGCTGGATTATAATATGGCTTACCGTCTGTTGTAAAACGTTCTATACGAATTGTTACAATGTTCTCAACGCCATTATATTCACATAAAGTTGCATATTCATCTTCAAAACGCCAATCAGGAACTAGTACGTAGTCCCATTGATCGGCAGTCGCGGCAATAAATTTTGCAATGATTTCGGCCCAATAGGTTGGAAACTTGGTTTTTACCCAATCGGTGCCAATAGATTGTAGCAACTTGCGGCCTTGCTCATCCTTTTCTCCATTCCACCCATATACTGAACGCGCGAAGTCCTTTACTGGGTCGCCAAAATGGAGAGTAAGAATTTTATCCGTTTCTAATTGATCCTTTAGAAACTTTGCAAATGTATCTTTACCTGAGCCGCTTTTGCCGCTAATTAGAAAAATTTTCTTCATCTTTATATTTCTCCTCTAGTCGCAATTGGAAACACATATCAACATAATCGCGTTCATGCTCAGTTAGGGTTTCTTCAAATTGCATTAGCATTTTTAATCCTTTTGGAACATTTTGTAGGAAAGCCATATCGAGCCAAAATTGAGTCTTTTGGCGTACTTCTTCTGATATATCAGGATACAGTTCCATCATGATGTTTCTGCCCCTCCTTATACATTTTACCGAGGGCATCAAAAAATGCTTGAACCTCTTCTCGAGTATCTAAATGCAACCGTCTTACGGGAACAGGCGCAACTCGATCTTCATCCGGAGGAAAATTATAGATATAAACTTTATGCGTTTCGTTGTTTTGTTCGGCTAACGGTGTTCCAGTAATTTTGTGCCGAATAATTTTGCCTACTTCCGTAGGCTCAACTTTATACGTTCCTCTTTTAAGTGTACGTATAAAATTGGTATAATCGCTAGCTGTTACTTCATAAAGTTCTTGTTGATTAAATTCCATGCTGCGTTCCTCGCCAATTTACTTTTCTTTTTTCTGCTTCATTCTGAGCAAGTTCATCTGCTCTGATATTCCAGTAGCAGTCTTTATGCCCAGGCACCTTACTGAAAGTATACCAATAATTATCAAAGAAAGGAATAATTTTTTGCCACAGATCTACGTTAGCTACGTCTTTTCCTGAACTGGTATGCCAGCCATTTTCTAACCATTGTACATACCATTCTTGATCAAAACAGTTTATAGCGTAAGCAGAATCAGAATAGATACAAACACGTTCAACGTGTCGCCGCACCGATTGCGCGTACTCAAGAGCGTTAGCAATAGCAGTAAGTTCCATGCGCTGATTTGTCGTCATGTCTTCTGCGCCAAAAGCTTGATACAAACATTCGCTATCGTGTACAACGACAAAAGCCCAACCACCAAAGGTAATGGTGCCCAATTTTTTGCAGGAGCCATCGGTGTAAATCTCTAGCTTCGGCACGCGCTCTTTACTATGACGTTCCAAAATTATTCCTCCCTTTTCTCGTTTCTTCTATTATAATATGAAAAGCTAAAAAAGTCAAGTGTTATTGGAGTCGCCACGTAGAATTGAATAAAATTTACGTAGCGCATCATTAAGGTAGGTTGCGATGGAAGATATTAGTACGCCCGCAATAGCGACAATACTTATGTCTTCAAATAGGTTATCTGGCGCACTAATACCGAATTGCTTGAGAATTTCTGGTAGCAATGATACCACAACGGTAATGAGAACGCCACCTACCAAAATGATACCGCCGCGCGCTAACCCATTTAGAAGCTTTTCCTTTGAAAACTCTTCTTTAATTTGCTTAACATTGTAATAGATTCCTAGAAGGGTATTGATTCCAAGAGAAATCAGATAGGCCGCAAGAAGGATAATGATAAGTTGTAAATTGTTGATAAGAATATTAAACATTCTTTTTTACCTCCATTTCCTCTGGACTTTCTGGGAGCGCCATAATTTCATCATAATAGTGCTGCCCTTGTCCATTGCCATTTAATTCTTCATGATAGACATGCCAAATAGATTCCACTTCTTTTTTTTCCTGCATTGATGCCCATCCTCGATTAACAAGAATGACGCGCCAGTTATGCAGAGTATCAAAGAGTTCCATCTTTGTACCGCGCTTAATAGTTTCTAGCTGGGCGGTTATTTGGTCAATGTCTGCATGTGTTTGATCAAGATTCGTATGTAAATCTTTGATAGAGGAAGAAAGCGTATTCATGGTCGCGCCAATGTTGGATAATTTAGTGGAATTTTCATTAGTTGTCAATAAAAATTTTTCTAAATCATCATTACGTTTTTTCCATTTATAATAGGTATTAGGGATTTTTTTCAAAAAATCGGTCAACTTGCTCATCTTTACTCTCCCTCCCGCGCAAGTTTTTCCTCTAGGGATAAGTAATAGAAAAAGCCGCTCGCCAGTTTAAAATTGGCGAACGGCATAATCAATTCGACTATCCAATTCTCGCGCGAAAGTTTCTGCTTTCTTTTTATCTGTCCAAAACATAGTAATATGTTTACGAATATATTTATGAGGTTGGAAGGATGCACCATAATGCGCGCCTACGTAGTGATAAAAATCGCGCGGAAGGAGTCCAAAAACACGAAACATGACGTTCCAATAACTATTATGACCTTTATAAAGAGGCATAAAGATGTCATAAAAAGCATTGGTATAGCGTAGTTCGTAATTGCCGTCAAAATTCTGTTCAATCTTAATGTACTTCATCTGCCGAACTCCTTCCACCATTCAACAAAACTTTCTTCTTCTTGCGGCGTAAGCTCTGAGAAGTTTTTGACAGCCAGAATGTCGATGAAACGAATTGCTGGCGGCTCAATTACGTCAGTATAGCGTGGGGCCGCAACGATGGTATTTGCTTGCTTTACGTAGCGTGAAACAGTTGCGGCAGAAACGCTCATTTGCTTGGCTACTGCTGAATATGTACCAAGTTGCTCATAAAGCTGAACCATTTGCTGAATTTGTTCTTGGGTAATTCTTGCGGCCAAATTTTATCGCTTCCTTTCGCTTTTCTACATATATTATAAATGATTTTAGGAAAAAAGTCAAGAAAGAGGATTCTGCAATTTTGCTTCTAGGTTTCTAAATATGTCTAACATATTACCTAAAAATACAAATTTCATCGTAACTTTTTGCTGTGCCAATTCAGAATAGTATTCCCACCGTTGCTGTTTTGTGAGTCCATCTCTTCCTATTCCTTGTTTTTGTTCTTTAGGATCATCAGACCAAGCAGCCCCTGAGCGATCATATTGGATGTCATTATGTACAATGATATTGTTTGTAGAAATCATATCATTAAAGGTATTTATTGTTTTTAAAAATGCGTTTTCTACAGATTGCAGAATTGTAGACAATATATATGATTGTGGAATAAATAGTTCATTCACAAAATAAAAATGAGCTACACTCGGTGCGATTTTTGTTCCTGATAAACTTGTGCCTTCAAATAGGGCTTCTTGAAAATTTTCAAAGACTAGTTGTGTATTGGCAAAACCCTCATCAAACATTGTCATAGCTGCGGCTCCTAGCAAAAAAGTTTTTACTTTATTTATTAAATCTGGATACTTTCGTCCAGCAATCATAGCATCACCTGAGTTTAATAAAACATCAATTAATAACTGTTGAAAATTTGCATTATGACCAGACATTAAATTCTCGCCGTGCGCATTAACAACAAAAGAATAATTGTGTTTGCCGCCTGCCGCAATATAGTTATTTAAAATATTTGGGACAGCTTCTATTACACGACCTTCACCACCAAGTGAGCCTCCTTCATATCCAATTTCATTATAGTAAACATTGTATTCTTTAACGCTAGCTTCGACAGTAAGCAAATTATTAATATAGTCTAAAATTTCTTGTAATATTTTATTTTGTTCCGCTTGATCAGCTGTTGTTTTATCAATTTCTTTAATTATTGTGTTGATAGCTGTTGCCGCATTAGATTGTTTGGTTATATAAGTGGTAAAATTTTCCCCAACGCTTCTCTGAGATGTGGATGTTCTTGCTACGTCTTTAATAAAATCAAGCCATAAATTATCAATAGATTTAAGAGCGCTTATTATAAAAGCATCGCTAATGGGCGATTTTCCTTTTTGCGATTTTGGTGGATACTTTTTGAAAAAAGCTTGCACTTGTTTTATAACATTTGCGCTATCATTGAAGGAATAAATAGCGTCTACTTTGGGATTTTTATCGCCCGGGTAAAACGCGTGCTCGAGAGCAGACATTTGTCCATTTTGTGATAAAATATCGCCAACTTTTTGCATACCTTGCAAAACCATAGTCTCTGCTACCTGATTTGGTTTTTGTTCAACAGCAATTTTTATATTCGCATGAATATAATCAACTATGAGTTTATTAACAAAATCTGTTAAAGCTTGTTGTGAAATTTGAGGCAAGCGACCTGAGTAATATTGCAAGATGTCGCTTTCACTTTTATCCCACAGATCATTAAACTGGTTTTGCAAAGTCTGTTTTGTTTGTTGTAAATAACCCTCAATTAATACTTTTAAAGTGTTTGTTATAGTGGATTTATAACCAGACCGTTTCTTATTTTCGGTTGCTTTTTTATTGTATATATTTTCAGGAGCATTTAAATAGTTAGCTAACGCTTGTCTTAATCTGCCTTCTAGCATATCGCGTGATTGAGCACTGGTATTTGCTGAAAATAAATTATCAAACAAATCGTTAATAAAATCTTGTTGTGCACCTGCTTTAAATTGTTTCCTATTAAATTGCTCAAATTGCATTACATTTTGACTAACCGTTTCTAATAATAGGTCAGCTAAATTTCTCGCAATGCGTTTTGATTGATAACTTTGATCAAAAGCTTTTTTAAATTTTTCTTTATAAATTTGTCCAATATTTTCAAAGAGATTTATGGTATCAGTGCGTCTATTTAATGGTAATGAAATGGTTACATTATGAGTAGTAGGGTCATAAACAATAGGAGCGTGATGCGGGTCATTCTGAATTTGTTGAATTAACAAATCCCATAATAAAGCAGAATCATGTTCATCATCGCCGTTCATAGCATTTCCAAAATATGCGCGTACAGCTGGTATAATTTTGTCATTATTAAAAATTAATCTCAATTGTTCATTGATTAGTTGAGCAATTTTTTCAATGTTCTCTGAATAAATGCTTCCTAATACATCTTGACTTCCAACTTTTTGTAATGCTTCTTCTATGGAGTCATACATTTGACTGCGCATAAAGGTATAGAGAGTCTCGAAGTCAGTTTTAATAACGTTTCCCTCAGCATCGGTACGAGTTAAACCTGCTGCGCTAGCAGTATCAATAACTTTTTGCTGATGTTCCATTTTTTTTCTGACGTTATACAAATCTTTTTGATACTCATTTATATCTTGGGTATAATTATTTAAGCCTAAAATTAAATCTTCATAATCACTTTGTGAATAACCGCGAGTAGCTGGATTTTGTAAATGTTGATTTAGATTGTCTAAAGCCACCTGTAAATGTTTTAACATAGGATCATCATCTATCTTCACTTGTTTTATTTTAGTTAAATATTCTAAAAATTTTGCCGCCCATTTTTGTTCTGCTATTCTCTCATTTATAATAAGTTTTTGTAAAATATTTGCGTATTCTTGAAACAATACTTTAATTTGAGATTCTTGTTTATCGAAATCAGTATCTAATAGGTGTGACTTATAGTGCGTGTCTACACCTTTAACAATAATGCCTGCATAACGTCCTAATCGAGTGTTACGAAGGTTTTGATCTTGCAACAATTGTGTGAAAAATACATAATAACGATCAAATAAACGACCTCCCCACGGATCTTCATTTTCATAATCTATACTAGTTATTTTTTTAACCACATGTTCATCTAATTGTTTTTGTTTACGTGCTGCTTTTCGTTTACCTTGTTCTGGTCGTATCTTCTTCTTTTGTTTGACAGATAATGGTTCGCCTGGCATATTCCCACCTCCCTAATAAAAAAATAAACCTGCCATATAGCAGGTTAGTTTTAAATTCGATATTCATCAATGCCGCTTGGGTAACGCCCATCTACGGTCTTGTTCACTAGAAAAGTATCTTCATGATGTTCAGAAATAAAGTATAGTACGCCAAGTAGTGAGCGTGCATCAACACAATATTCACGATTGGTACTTTCAAGAATATACTTATCTGTTGAGCCATCTGTGTTTAGATGCTGTACAAAATTAATCGCATCAGAGTTGGTATCTAGCCGAATATGTGCGCGAGTATACATATAATTTTGGCCTCCTTAAATTTCAAATTCACCAGTTTCAACCCCATGAGAACTAAGCCATTGTTGAAGAATAACGCGTTCACTACAAGGATTAGAAGGTGCTTCGTGAACTAATAGTAATAGTTGCGGCGATTCGGTAAAACCCAAATCAGTTTGGACTTGAGCCGCAATTTGATTCATGCGAGTAATAATCTTAGGAAAGTCGAGGGATTCGAGCTGTTTACGATAAGCAATTAGAAAACTGCACTCGCCCTTGCGCGCCAAGTCAGTATTCTTTTCGCACCCTATGCAATCTTCGCATTTGGGTGCAAGAGGAGGAATACGTAACCCATTCAATACTCCTCGCTTATCTACGAATTGATGTTGCTGTCCACAAAAATCGTGAAACCATTGTGGATCCCAAACAGCAGTAGAAAAGGCGATATGGTAGGGCCGCAAGAAGCGTACCTTGTAAAAATAAGATGTTAAAATTTTCATAAAATAAAAGATTCCTTACTAAATAAATGTGCGCGACCTTCGTCGTACTTAATATATCCTCTAGTATTTTCAGCCAACGAGTAGTCTAGGGCTGTGCATGGGTAGCTATTCCATACATCCTAAACCAGCTTTCGCAAATCTCGTGCAAGATTGATGACTTGCAAGTTTCAGACAAATCATTCAGCAATAATAATAACAACTTATTAATTGTAAGAATCAAAGCTGCGTCTTTTGTCCTACTCCAACCGCGCACCTCACTTATATGCGATTTCTCGCTTTCAACGACGCTAGCATCTTGTGGCTATTCCACTGTACCATTAGTTGCCACACCAATGTCTTTAGTGGATTCGGCAAGTCTCTTCAACTTGCTTTCAATTGTGATGCCGTGAGGAACCGTGCTTTTACTTAGGGAATATACCAAGCGCCAACTCTTGACATTGGAAGTTTCTTCCTATCGCTAATACTTACGTATTTCGCGTCCGCGATTTAATAGTATCCCGTTAAATCGTATGGATGTCGTTCAAGCTGCCCAAGCAGAGTGATTAGCTCTTCTTCACTTGGCTCACCCATTTATTTAGTAAGGAATCTCTCATCCTTTCTTATGTAATAATTATAACAGAATTTTTAGAAAAAGTCAAATATTGGAAGATATAGGGTTAATATTGCGTTTCATTATTTAAGCTTGACTAACTATCATGCCGTGCAACTGGGCACGATACTAAAATCCAAGCCCCTATTCTCGACATCTTCCTGCCGCCGCTAGACTTCCGTCATAGGGATAAGCAGTACCCTTGGTGCGCGCAGAGGAACTCGAATCCTCGACTCCATGATTAATGGTGGAGCGCCTAGGTACTACCCCTAGTTAAGATAAGCCTTGCTTCTTATCTGTGTTTTTTACACTAACGCCCCAAGTCATGTGCTCTTCCAACTGAGCTATGCGCGCATATTGGTAATTTTTTACTAAGTTATTGTCATATCGGTGGTAATAAAGAATTTATTTATTATTTTCTATCATACGCGAAATCTGTTTTTTAATCTCTATAATATCATCTCTCCGGACACGATCATTTGCTTCTAACGTGTCAACTCGTCTAAACAGATCATGTAGATTACTCGCTAAACTGGTAATACCTAAAGCAATAGCTAGTCCTCCAACATATGCCAGTATAGTAACTATTATCTCCATTATTAATCATCCTCGTCCATCTTAGCGCCGCAATGAGGGCAATGTTCCAGTCCGTCGTATCTCTTTCCGCTCACGTAGACATATGGCATGAATACAATCTCGTCTTTATATCTCGCACCGCATACACTGCACATAATATTGGTTCTATCGTCAATCCACCGCCCATGTACCACTGGGGCTACATCGACAGCGGGAGCGTTTTCAATGCGGTTGTATCCAGCTAATGCCCCTATTGTATTATCTACAAATGTTTCCACGGCAGGTTTAGTGAGCTCCTTTATGAGAGCCAACTCATTTTCTATTGGCCCATGCCAAATCTGATCGTCATTCTCCACGTCTTTCAGCCTCCTTCGGCGGCTCTGGTAACGGCATCCAATAGGTGATATTTACTCGTGTAGTTGGAGCAATCCACACCCCATCATGAAAGATTGCCGTCCCAACCACACCATAATTGATAACCAAATATTCGCATGGAATGTTGTCCGGCAATCTGTCTCTAACACTGATCCAGTCAGCCATCATCGTCATCCTTTCCCTGGCTGAACGTCTGCCCGCATCCGCTCGTACTCTAAATAGTCAATCGCACGACATTGTTCCGTTTTACTCTCTGCACTTAAAGCATCGCGCTCGAAAAAATATCCATTACACTTAGAACAAGAATAGTCCCATGGATAGTTCATTGCTCCGTAAACACGAAACAATTTTCCGCCACACTGTGGACATTTCTTGATCAATTCCACTCTGTGACTTCTCCCTGCTCGTCTGTCGGTCTTGATGTTAAGCAGCGCCATGTCTTGCCGTATTGGTCTACTCGCTTCGGGAAAACGTATGTCTCTCCTTTGAAATATACATATTCATCAATTGTCGCAATATAGAACACATCTTGACATTTCGCTATTGCATTACGATCCTCATAGTAAATTGCTCGTCCACGTCCGCGCAACTCATCCAGTTCATTCAGCGTCATCACACGAGGCTCCTGGGCTTTCACCATTTCATAAGTCTCATTTATGAGATTCAATAAGCACATATGTGTTTCATCGTCGCCCTTGATATCGAACGGGCAATAGCCGCAAGTGCCCGGGTGCGTGCAGCACTCCAGCCCTTTGATAACCTTCTCGTGATCAAATTCGCCATTCATTTCAATTGCTTTCCTGCCTGTCTTAAAAAGTCTAGAAGTTACTTTGCTTCTTTATATACCGTTTTCCACTCAGCCACATATCATGACTGATCGACCCACTTGTCAATTACCAAGTGTTTTTAAATGCGCGGCCGGTTTCATGCCGGTGGTAGTGTACTTCTAGCAAAACTAATGTTAACGGTTCCATAACCGCACGCTTAAATGTTTTTTACTTTTAAACTACCTGTCCCTTTGCGGGCAGTGAGAGAGTTTACTCCCATCTTTTAAGCGTCGGATAAGTCTTCTAGTGGTGCGCTTTAACTCGAGAGGCGTAGTAAGAAGAACTTTTGTTGTATTTTGCATTACCTAGCATCACCACGTAGAGGTATACAACTTGATGCCAAGCATTTGATAACCCAGTGCCTTCTGGGGAGACAGGATAACTTTCAATACCGTACTAGTACTACATTTTGGTTCAGTGCCACATCTACTGAACCACGGTAGCTTTTCCAGTCCAACGGATTGGCGAGAACTAGGTTATCCTCCCTGTGGCACAAAACTCCCGTCATATATCCCATAAATGCCTTTCTCATTTCTTCCGCAGAAGAAGAGCTTTCACGACTTTCGTCAATCATGGCAGACGCATCCGCCGGTGTTTTACCGATCCGAAGATCGCAGTGGGCCAGTCATTTTATCATTGTTAATGGCTCGCGTCTCAACCTTACATAAATATTATATTAGGATTTCAACTAAAAGTCAAATATTGCGCCAATGGACTTTCACCATTGGGAGCAAGATTCTGATACTCGGCGCCTGAGACATCAGAAAGATTCTACATTTATCCATCCTTTTCTTGCTTTTTCATACATAATACTTTTAAGAAAATACGTAATACCACAGCAGACTCGAACTGCACCTCAGGCTGCGCGCCAGCGTGCTACCTTTTACACCATGTGCGCAATTCTGCCACTCCATATTTTAAGTTGTACAGGCTCATCAATATGGATTGTACACGTGGCATATTATGTATGGCTTTGTACTCACTACGCAATTTATATGTTATACCATAAAAATCAAGCTGGTGCCTTCAGCGAGATGTGCGCTCGCGATGTGATCATTAATCTGTAGTGGTTTTTGAGACCACCCCGTCTCAACTAGCTGCGGCATGAAGGCATATAATCACTTCTATGTCATTTTTAGCGTCGGATGAAGTAATAACAGTAGACGCATGGTGGCCTATCGGAGGCTCGAACTCCGAATCCCTTATGGGCAGCAGATTTTAAGTCTGCTATGTATTCCAAAAATTCCATCAATAGGCCGAGAAATAATGGCTGATGCTATCTTGCCCGCACGGGATAGCTTTACTATATTTCTAAAAGCGGGAATATATTGGTCGTCAGCCCCGACCTTATGTAAATATTATAACTTAAATTCAACCAAAAGTCAAATCTTAGTCATAAACAATTACCGTAGTACCAGTTTGCGCTTTTCGCGCAAGTTGCTCAACAGTAGTAAAAGCAACATTTACGCATCCGTGAGAACCATTGGCGGCATAGCCAGCCCCTCCGAAAGAAGAACGCCATGAGGCATCGTGAATGGCAATGCCATTGTTGAAATACAACGCTATTTGAACGTTCTGCTCACCCATAGTCTCATTGCGCCCAACGCGATAAATTTTGTACACGCCAGAAGGAGTCGGCGTAGCGTCAGCCCCAGTAACACATTTCGCATCACAAACCAGCTCACCATTGGCGTATTGCTTCACTGTCTGCGCCTGCTTGGACACAAAAATCGCATCCTTATTTTGTTCCAAACAATAAGCTTCAATGTCATCTGTGACGCAACTTTTATGGATGTAGAAGCCACTTTTGGTTTTATACCATTCGCCAGTTTCACCGATAATTTTTAGGCGAGTACCAAACGAAAGTGTTTCATGCACAGCAGAATGTGTTGATGGTTCGGTGCGAATGTTAGCCTTGAATACGCAAATGGTACGATAGGTATTTAAAGCTTTTACCACCATATTATCTTGTTTTGCTACATTCTGCGCATAAACATAATGTCCATTACTAAGTTTGGCCCAACCGTCTACAATTTCCTTCACAGAAAGAGAGTCACCGACATTGTGCATGGTCACGATTTCGTAGGAGGTGCTTGGGCCAGTACGCTCATAAACATTATGGGTTACGGTATATGTAGCTCCGCGTGCGGCCGCAGGAGCAAACAATAGAATGGCAGTAAGCGCAATAATTGTTTTTCTCATATAATACCCACCTTTTTTCTACGGTAACGAGAACTCCTTGTACCATTGTACATGAGATACTCGGTGGCGGACTCAGTTTACCGAAATTTCCCTTGTAGTCCCGTAGGTGGAACCGCCGCCCAAAACTGCCAGTCAACATCAAGCTCTTCCGCTTGCTTGACGCGACTCCAAGAAGAAGAAAACACCAGACGACCGTGAGCGCGCATAAACATCATCCTTTCGTTCTTTCTGCTTCTATTATACTAAAATTCATACTTTTTGTCAATTGTTGAACTGGTGAAAATTGCCTCATAAAATGCTGCCGCAAACGCCTTGAGCGTTTCATAAGAAACATCATCAGTGTCCTCGAAACGATATTCGTGATCAATATGGATGCCTTCATCAGTATCCCAACGAAACTCCAAATACTTACCCATTTAACTGACCTGCGTCACACGTTATAGATTGATTTGGTAGATAGAGAGTATAGGTTAGTTGATTGCGCCTTGTGGTACAATAATAAACATTCGGAATGTCATTAAAGATTTCATGCGCAAGAATCTGATACAGAGTTGAACAAAAGCCATTATAGTCGCTTAGATTGTCATTCCAATACTGAACAACCTCGTTCTTAAACATAATGTAAACTAGCTCGGCATCACAAATTCCTCGAATTACATTGATGGTGTCAACAATGGGATTACCTGCAAAAGCATTACGGAAAAGCTGCTCAAGATTCGCCACGTCATTCTTTACGTAGCTAACACGTGTTACATTACATGGCACAACACGTACATGCACAGTAATATTTCCAAATTCCTTGGTGTCGCGCAGTAGAATCGAAAGTGCGTCCGCCTTCGCTGCATTTTCTACATAAAGCGTAATGATACGGTCAGTAGGATTCTCGTCATCGTAAATAATACGAATATCTTTATCGTCCTTAAAAAACACCTCAAGTCGGCTTTTATACTCTTCCCAAGGTGGCGATACATGTAGTCTAGGCATATTATTATTCTCCTTTATATACATTTAATTGAGAGAGAAGGTCTCCAAAATTATTATGAAACATTGCTTGGCTATAAATTTGGCTATTTGGATTAAAATACTGGTCTACTATTCTGAAATAGGTACGAAACTGCTGGAGTTGCCGTTCGTATTTTTGACTAACTTCGTCTTCAATTTTTTGTCTTACAAAAGATGATTTACAAGCGGCTTCCCAGCCTGCAACCCATCCTTCGCCATAGGCTTGACATTCTGATTTTACCATAAATCCTCACTATATAACTCAGGTACTTGTTCACAAATTTGGCCACAATGTCGCGCTTCTAGCGCGGCTTCGGTTCTATTATAAAACCTATCCTTTTCGTCAAGAAAACCTTGCTCTACTTCAATATAATCAGTACCTTTTGTATAGCCAAATTCCTTTAGAATTTGAAAGGCATCACAATGGCGATGACATGGTATACAAATTGTTTTACAATTTTGCCGCAAGTCAATGATTTTTACAGCTGCTGTGACAATCATTTAGTGACTCCTTAAATATTTTTACTGCTTTACCAAGCCGAATCAGCTCATTATTTTTTTGTTGTTCTTCTAATATATGATTTAATCTCCATTCTAAATATTTTACTTGTTCTTTATAATACTCTTTATCTTCTTCAACTTCAATTAATAAATTTTCATAATACCTTTTACAATCTTGATAACCATCATAATACCCGTATTCATAAGGCTTTTTCATATAATAATAAAGTCTCCTTGGTTATGCACTATTCACCCTTTCTTTATTACTATTATACCTCAATTTTCAAAAAAAGTCAAAAGAAAAGGTTGCCTTAATCGGCAACCTCACCCATATCCATAATTGTCATAGCATTATCGGTAGAAACTGTAGGAAGTTTTCCATTCCATTGCTTAATCCAGTAGTATCTAATAAGTTCAGGAGTTAGTGCTTCTGAAATTCTCTTATTCATTTCGGCTTCCTTCTCGCCAGCATATAGCGCGGCTTCAGCCTGAATTTTAACAACTTCAAGATCTGCCTGCGCAGCAATCTTAGCTTTTTCAGCTTCGGCGTTAGCTACAATTACAGCACGGTTAGCTGCGGCTTCTTCTTCCATTGTCATACGTTCCTGCTCAGTTTGAGCGCGCTGTTTTTCTTGCGTAGCGACCTGCTTAGCTTCGACCGCGGCTTCAAATGCGTCAGTAAAATCAACGTTTTCAAGGGCGAGCGAAATAACATTAATGCCTTTTTCTGTTAGTTCTTCCTTAATAAGTTCATAAATAGTATCCGATGCGGCCTGTCTATTACTTATAAGGTCTTCCGCAGTATATCTAGCAATAACAATCTTTACATCTTCTTGAATACGCGGAGTTACAAAAATATTAACATAATCAATACCTACTTCACGATACAGGTTCATCGCAGTAGCTTTATTAATGTTAATATTAATAGAACCTTGAATATCTACTTGTTGGATGTCCTTTGAGAAAGCTTGTAGTGTAAAAGGTACGCGCTGTTCCCTATTGTCCATATTGACAACATTAATCCAAGGTGCGTGCCACACAAGTCCAGCATCAAGTGTACCATCATTTACGCGACCGAAAGTAGTTTGGATACCGGTATGACCAGTTGGTACAACGCTCATACAACTAAATAAAATTAGGCCGCACCCAAAAATTACGCCGAGAATCCTAGTGACGTTACGATACTTACTTTTATCAATTCTCTTGCCGTTAGCTCTTGTTTCGTCTGGAAAAATAATCATACCTGCAACAAGTCCAAAAATTAAAATAATAATACCAAGAATAAAAGTGCCCATACATCCTCCTTAATTATAGTATATCATGTAAGTCCACAATTTTATTTCAAGCTTCATCAGAAATGCCGCTGCAAATCTATTTTTCAAAAAATTAAAAAACATTATTATTAGTATTGTCTACGGCTTGAGAAATAATTATATTACAAAATAAACAAGTTCTGCCTAAGTCATAAATGGTTACTTCCTTTCTTCTGGCGCTTCGGCAACAAATGAAATATCACAACCATCTAATATAAATTTAATTTTTTTAACTTATTTTGCTCCTTACAACTTTCATATTCAAACATACGTTTTTCAATCTCCGCTTCGTAATCTTGATAATTCTGAATAAGCATGGATTCCAATTCTTCGCTAATAAAGCCATGATATTCTTGCTTTTTATATTTCCAATAATCTAACCGCGCTTCAAAATATTCATCCAAAAGTTCGTGAAACGAAAGCTTAGAATAATAGCCCATAATGACATAAATCCTTCCTTAAAATTCGCATTCATCTCATATAAATATTAAGACTATTTTCTAGACCATATTAATAATAATAACGCAGTGCACAAGTCGGTATATTAATTTGTGAATATAAAGAATATTGCATTATTGGATATGCTAATAGTGATGCTTGATTGATTTGATTTTGTAATTCTTGTAGACTTTTTTCATACTTTTCTTTGTCTTGTAGTTGAAATTTTTCTTTAAGATAATCAGAGTTAAGTGCGGCATTAAAGCCATCTACAAAACCTTGACCGTAGTCTTCATGAGCCATTTAATAAATCTCCTTATATCCGTAATGTGTAAGCAGATGCCGCATATTATTTGCTCCAATTGGATTCATAGAATGAATATGAAAACCAACAAGTGAAATCTGATTTTCAACAATCCACTTACAAATTCCATATCCGTTTGGCTCAAGTTCATTCTCATTACCTTCACCTAAATCGTGGTCAAGATCGAGAATGAATTGGGCAGTTTCACCACTATAACAAATAGCCGTGATAAGATCAATAGTTCCTTGAGCTGTTCGACAAATATGAGACCGCCAATCAGAAGTCAAATGAGAATTATACCAATCCGCATTTTCACGAATATCATCAACATAAATATAATGTTTTATATTTCTCATCCTTCCTCGCAACTTAAAACGTTAATTTAGAATAATAGCCCATAAAAACAAAAAACCTCCTTCCTTATTACGATAATATTATATCATAAATTTGAAAGAAGGTCAACTATTTGATTAGAAGAATTTTAGAAAGTGAAGGAGGAAAGAAGCATAAATTTGTATTCTTCTAATCCGCGAGATATGAATGGTCGGCGTGGGCGGAGTTGGACCACCGTTCGACGCTTATAAGACGCCAGCACTAACCGTTATACTACACGCCGTCAAAAAAATCCTATGATGTGCTATTACGCCAAATTATCCACCAAGATATGTCTCCGGCAAGTAAGTGATAGATATACCTCTCTCATAACACTTACCTTAATTCTCGTCAGAATCCGTCGCCTACGATATTTTCATATCACATTATCTATTCGTCAATAGCGTGAGATACGGGCATTGCCCATCAAATATCGTAATTGTAAACCTAGTAGGATTCCTCTACCATTAGCTTACAACGCTGACAGCGATAAACTCTTTAGAAGATGGCTGTTTCTAAGCCAACTTTTCATAGGATAAAAAGAGAAACAGAACTAAGTTTCGTACTGCCGTCCTAGACCTCATCCTGTTTCTCTTGCGGCCAAAGTTCGCGTTACCTTGGCGCGCACGCGGTTTAACTTGGGACGCAGCCCGAGCTGGACTGACGTGCCAGCCTACGGTTTGCTATTATGGTACTAACTTCACCAAATAGATTAGAACTAGAATCTATTAAACTAGGACATAATAAATCTACATCAGTACTCAATGCTTACGATCAGATAAGACCGGCGATTTCTTCTAAATCTTACAATAGCTATGTCATTTCTATTGCATAGATGCTAAAACTAGTACATATTTACTGGTAGCAGACCGAATGTACAGAACGGATTAATTTCAGGCATTAATTGCCGCCAACCACACTCTACCTTATGCGTTTGGCATATGGAGCACGATACCAGACTCGAACTGGCAACGCAACCTTGGAAGGGTCGAATGTTACCATTACACTAATCGTGCATAAGCGGGGCGATTTTAAAGTCCACGCCCCTCAATGGACTTACAGCAGGTCAAAGATGTCGAAAAGAGTTGGCACAACGCTATCATTCTGCTTTAGCGTCTGATGATAATAACCATACTTCTTACAGAAATCTGAAAGCTTCTGCGAGTATTCGGAACGTGCCTTCTGGAGGGTCTTGAAGGCGGCATCAACCTCAGCAGCGGCCTGCTTGCGCTCCGCGGCTTGCTGTTCCTTGATTGCCCGTTCCTTTGCCTGCGCGGCTTCGCGTTCCTTACGTGCCTGTGCCTGCTTAGCTTCGTATTCAGCCTCAGCTGTTAGGCAATCCTTTTCGGTGTTATAAGTTCGACCTAGAATTTCACTGTAATACTTCATAATATAAGTTCCTCTCCTTATAATGATTTATGTTGGAAGAAGCAAGTTCCTCTCCTTTCTCCCTCTCAACATAAATAATTATAGCACAAATTTAAGCGAGAGTCAAACCTTCGTTGGATGAGTTTTGTAGTATTCATCCAGTAGAGTTTCTACTGCTAAACGTAAATGCTGAGGAACATCATTAATTGTTTTTCGGCCATTAATAATTAGGTTGAAATAAATCTTTGCCATTATTCCATTCCTCCAAGCATTTCGTAAACATCACAAAGCGCACTTTGAGTATCTAAAAGTTCAGTTTGAAGATTAGCATTATCTTCATCCATTTTATGGATATACTCATCTTTTGTATAACCATAATAATCAAACTCATACCCTTTCATTGTATGATCTTCATCAATGACTTTGGTATAAGGTTGGATATTTTCTGCTACAAATACCATTGTTTGCTGTACATCTACTTTAGGAGGTTCAATGTCAGAATAGGTATGACCGTAGTTAATCATTATTATCCCTCCCATTTAGTTTTCCAAAGGTTGTAGTTTGCGTCATGAATGGCACCTGGGGTTGGCACATGGATTAGGCGCGCAGAGTAACGATTACTGTATTGATTGGTACTGTAATCACTAGCAATATAGAATGGGCCATTATTATCGCCAGAAGAATAGTTACCACCAAAGGCGACAATATGAGTGTCATTAAGATTGCTGGTTAGGAAATCATAGTCGCCTACCGGTACTGCCGCATTACCAGTAACTGAGCCGCCAGTAGGAATGAAAGCCCAATCATAGTCAGGGTCATAGCCAAATTGCCCAATCCAAGAAGAGAGGTTCGGAAGAGTGAAAGACATGGCTTCAAAGGTATCGGTATCATAATTAAAAGTTGAGCAAACTATTGGCGCGCCGCCTTTAAGCGAGCCATCGCCATAAACACGCGCGTTGCCAATCATACGCCATGTATTGCCCCAAGGATTTTCAAAACCACGATAGGAAATGGCGCGCTTACCATTAACTGTGTAGGTTTCTACGGTGCCGCCATGCTCGTTAATTGTTGAATCGGCGTGTCCAGTAGCGTTGCCCAAAGACGAAGTGGAACCAGTTAGCGAAGCGCCATTAATGTTGTTGTATGCGGGCAAATCACTAATGCCGCGTTCAATCGCTTCTTGGCCATTGAACGTGTTAAATTCGAGTGTACAAAGCATTTGGTTGATGCTTTCCATTTCGAGTGTCATAATATGCCAGCCGATGCCCCTGTTTTTTGCCATACGCTCTGCCGCATCTGCTGTGAAGCTTTTAGAAGCGCCTGTAATTGGCTTGACATTAGCAACAGAAGAGAGATAGGCGGTATTAAAATTAGTGGTACTGGCGTCTGCTGTATCGTATGTTGCGGTGGTTGGATCATAGGCACAACCTTCATAAGCGCCCAAGAGGACATATTCTAATTCTTTGCCGTCATCAGTTAGGAAAGCTGGGTGAATCTTTAGTCCTTTTTGTGGGACCGATGAGACCGCAAATACCTCCTTGATAACATTTCCGCTGGTATCATAATCCAATGGCATCCTTACATAATAGAACTTGGGTTGATAAACCATTGTTTGGTATCCAGAAGCCATAGTATCATTATAGTTAGCATCGCCATAGAAAGCTACAATGCGTCCCGTATTGTCTACAAGACAGCGTTTGCGACCACCGAACGGTACACTAGCGTCATAATCGACTTGCCCAATAGAGTTATATTTGCGCGCAAAAGTTTTATTCTTATAGTCTACTTCGATACCGAAAGCGTTTACTGGTACAAAAGTACCTGCCGCTATTTCTGCCTCAATAATAGATTCTTCGGTGATTTGACCAGGGGTAATTGCGCCTTCATCTCCAACTACAACAATTTTTCCCTCATCCTCAGGGTCAAAAGATGGAGTTGTACCGCCGCCACCGCCACCTGACTCTTCAATCTCCTTTTCTAGCTGTACCTTGAGATCATTAAGAGCCTTGGTAATGGCGTCTTGCGTCATACCACCTGTCTTGCTTGTGCCTGTGACCGCATAAAGAGTAAGATAGTTTGTAGCATTACTAAGAACTTCTTGCGCATACCGAAGGGTCATAGAGAAATTGGTTGCACTTGCGGCGACAGCTGGGTCTGAAGAAATAGCCAATTTACGAATTTCTGTCGTAATTGCGTCTTTATCTACCTCTTCAATTTGTTCTAGCGCTTCTTCCACCTCTGTTAATGCCTGTTGCACTTGAGTCAGTGTCGCTTGTGTTTGTGTAACATTATCTTGGGCAGCTTCATTTATTTCATTTACGGTTGTGACTGCTTCCTGCGCGGCTGCTACTGCTGTGTTTGCGTTAGTTACGGCGGCGCGCGCCTTCGCTGCGTAGGTTTCAATTTGTCCTTGTGGAGTTAATGATTTTGCAAGAATGACATCAATTATATCCATAAAGTTGCCTCCTTATCCAATAAGATGCCACTGTTTATCACTGGAAGCCATGTAAACAGTGAGTTTACCATCGTCATCTAAAACAATGGCTACCGACCCCAAGTTGATTAGCTTGGGGTCGATAGTTTCTAGATCAGCGATGGTATCACATATGTGTTCATAAGTAGCCACATTATCCATTTGGCCACGTTTTGTTGTTTGTACCATCTTTATCACCTTTATGAAAGTTGTGCAAGAAGAGCTTGCAACTGAGCTTCGGTAATTGTAGTGGAACCAATTGTGAGGGAGCCACCTGCGGCTGTCATGGAGCCAGCAATCCATTCATTACCGTTCCAGTCTAGACGACGAGCATCAGAACGCACAATATTGGAGAAAGTCATGTCCGCAGAGACGCCATTTCCGGTGCGCGTATAAGTACCATTACCAATGACTTCTGCGTAACCAGAAGAGGTGCTATTTGCGCGCCCGCCAACGTGCATACCCTCACTGTTAGTATCAATTTGACAACAAACGCCTTCAAGATGGGCGCCTGTGACGTTAACCGCAGTGACCGTATTATTAATGCCTTCAATATGGCTACCTATACCTGCAATACGGATGTTATTGTAACCTTCAATGTGTAGTGCCATAGAGTAGTATTGCACTTGATCGAAAGTATTTACAATAGTATTGTAATGACCTTCAATATGCGAAGTAAGAGTGTAAGCGTCAGTTGTACTATGGTCGCCTTCTGCGTGGACAGCATGACCATAAGCTTCAGTTTCTACACCTTCGGCGTGATTGCCCTTTCCATCGACGGTAGAGTTACCCGTGCCGCCACCGGCGCGGGTCTTTATGCCTTCTGCGTGGCTAACAAAATTGGCTATTGTTAAATAACCTTCTGCGTGACTGCCGAGATGCGTAAGTTCCGGTGTGTCATCAAGTCCTGCTTTTGTGAACGCACCTTCTGCATGACCGCGTGTTCCCGCTTGCGTGCCATAACCTTCGGCATGGCTTGCATCTCCAATAGCTAAACTATTATATCCTTCTGCGTGACCACCAATGGCTCTTCGCACAATGGTATTAACGCCTTCTGCGTGGCCGCCTACGGATGCCCATTCTCTATATGGACTATCAGATTCGGGGCCATTACCAAATACAATAGTATTCTTTCCTTCTGTATGGGAAGCGCTAGCCAAAGCAAGAGTAAGGTATCCTTCTGAATGAGCACCTGGCGCATCATCTCGATATTCTACTTGACTAGTACTAGAATCCCAACTAGCTTCGTCACCATAAGCGCCGGTTGCGTAACCTTCGCTGTGCGTGGCCCCGCTATTAGCTCCACCAGCATAGACAGTGCCATCTCCTGTATATTCTGGCAAAGTTATTGTGCCGGTTGTATCAAAAGAAATATAACCTATGTTTTTAATTTTATAGGTAGTCATTTCATTTTCAGGAGCTGGTTTAGCAGAATTATCTACTTGTTCAACGGCAAGAGCCGCGCCAAACCCTTCTGCATGGCTAAAGATACCTATGGCCGCAGTTCTTTGTCCTTCACTATGCGCTCCATTGCCGCCTTTGGATAACGTGGCATCTCCTTCGGCGTGTCCACCATTACTACCAATAGCAACAGTATACGCGCCTTCTGTGTGAGAAGCATTGCCACCACTGTAAGTTTGGTAGCCCTCTGCGTGTTGGCCTGGCATACCTTGCCCGCTGGCAATATTTTGATAGCCTTCAACGTGATTAGCTGCGCCGCCTGCGGTATTCAAGTAACCTTCAACGTGCGAAAAACTGCCGGCCTTTAGCCAGTTTTGATCGCCTTCAACGTGCCCAAAGCTGTGATTTTGAGCGTAATTTCCTGCGCCTTCTACGTGATTCGTTGTCCCACCATTAATTCTATTGACGTCTCCTTCGACGTGAGCAAAATTGCTATTTTCTATTAAATGCTCTTTACCTTCTATATGATGCGCAGAACCGCCAGTAACAGTTGGCGTTGTAATATAGAATGTAGTATTACCATTGATAATAGTGTCAAGATAGGTTCTTGTACCTGATTCTACAAGTCCTTCTACATGAGATACATCGCCATTATTATAGGATGGATTAATACCATTCTCGACAATCGAATTGGTGCCAACGCCTTCTTTAATAGGCAGATTAATTAAATCTTGTACTTCTTGAGGTAAATATTTTATATCAAGAGTTTGAATCTGCTCCGTCATGCTTTCTACTAATAAATTATTAGTATCAGAAATATTAAATGATTCTAGGTCATCAGTATTTATTATTGCTATACGAAAGCTACCTGGCGCCTCTACGCTACCAGTAATCGTGGTTTGAAGAATACCTAAAATTATACCGCTACTAAAGTTAGCAACTTGGTTGTAGGTATCATTTATAGTACCAGTATAGTTTGAACTTAGGATAAGAATAGGAGTGTTATCAACTATCCGTGGTGCGTTTACGGTGAGATAGCATTTACAGTTTTTTTGAGATCCATCTGGATACGTAATACGATATTGAGAGCCAGGTATAAGTGCTGGCACTACTTCTGGCTGTCCAAAATTGTGATAATATGATGCGCCCCAGTTATCATCTTCATAGAAAGTTGGTGTAAAAGTAAAATTTTGTGCATTAAGTATTGTACCAATTTCATATCCAGTGATTCCGTGCGTTTTATTTTTTATATATGCGGCAGATGTTGCATCTAATTCATTCCAATCTCCTTGACCTTCAGTTAAATACTTAGCATCAATGGCTTTTATGTCGCTTTTTAATAACTTAATGGTATGACTTTGACCATCTAATAAAGATACGTAAGGATTAGCAGCGGGGAAAGTCGATGAAATCTCCAGTTCTGCTAGATCGTTACTACTGAAAAAACCAATAGACACATATACAGTAGTTGGATCATCTGGGTTTAAAATAATAGATTTATCATCATTAAAATCAATACCCCTGATTGGACCTATAAAGACTTTACTATTATTAAACACAATATCGTCAACAATTAATATATAAGAGTCAGTTTCCGATAATGTATCATATGTAAATTTTTCTGAAAATGGTAAGGTTGGATAATAGGGGCTATCCAATGTACCAAAATTAACACTCACCCCGTCATAAATAGTATCACTTACATCATAACAAATTCTATTTTTAATATAGGCGCCGCTAGTAGTATCATTTTCATTCCAGTCAGCTTGCTCATAAAATTTGGGGTCGAGTTTGTGGATACTAGATTCGTTGTAGCTTAACTTTAAATCAATATCTTGATTGTCTCCTTGAACCAATGAAGAACTGAAAAAATAGTCAACACCGTTATAAAAAACTAACCATTGGTTATTAGCACTGTCCCATTCACCAGTAGATGAATAGTATGGGTAGATATCACCATAATCATCATCATAATATTGATGTGGCTCCACATTAACAGCATTAATGCCTAATGCTGAGGTGGTAATGTTAATATTTTTTGTAAAATCAATAGTAACGCCATCGGTCCAATATTGAGTAGGCAAGCTTGCGTTACCAATCGCTGAAACCTTAATGGTTTCACTACCGGTATCAAAAAAGATAGCGCCGCCATTTTCTTCCCAGTGCGTCCTATTCTTCACATAATCAGGCGCGCTGGCGGTATTCTGACTCCAATCCGCTTGCGCTCCACCTGAGCCGCCACCACTTCCAAACTTTTCCCAAGCTTCATTTACCCAAATATATTCATCGTACATGTTACCGGAAACTTGATCACCTGGTACAAGATAAAAAGTATTGGATTGCGGGTTTTCAATACTTGGTAAACCGGTGGTAGCGTCAATTTCATCATTTGTGCAGATATGAATTTCCGCGCCAGAGCCGCCGCCGCCACCGCTCATATCTCCGACTAAGCTCCATTCTTGCTCGCTATTGCACATATAGACACCAAGCACGCCGCCTTCATCCTTGAGTACAATAGCGACTGACCCAAGCGTTGCTTGGGCCGCAGGAATATTAGCCAAATCGGCGTGCCTATCGCAGATATGTTCATAAGTGACAATATTGTCATGATTGCCACGTTTGGTCATAATATTCATTTCATTACCTCCTTTATGCTAATTCCCAACTATAAACTGGAACGCCATCCGTTACTACCACTTTTAGATTATAGGTGCCATCACTAGAGGGCGCAGTTGGAATAGCTGGGCGCGCCATTTCCATTGTGCCAGTATATTGCACAATATGCTCACCATTATGATACCAGACCGGATGAGTAATAGAAAGGCCGCAATGGGTTGCATCAGCTGCTTGTCCTAAGTAAATATATAAAAAACCATCATATTGTGTAGGTAATGCTTGCACGAGCGGATCAGCGCTAGCGAGTGTACAATATCCATCATTAGCAAGAATTACCTTTAAATATACAGGAAGATTTGCTGTGAGTGGCAAATGAGAAGTAGTTATATTAAAGGAATAGTCTATGGGCATATTATATTGTATATATAAATATGCTCTGTTAAAAGCAGCACTTTTATTTACTGTTGATGTATAATAATAATAATAAAAATTGCCGAGTGGATTAAACTTTAAATCAGTATCTAAAGTTTTAGTTGCAGTTGTAACATTATTACTGCCATCTAATGGAGATAAGCTATCTTCATCTGTTTGTACCAATAATTTATATCTATAACATGTGTAATACTGGTCATTAATAAAGCTACCGGGTGCTTTATATAAAGCGTAAGTAACAGTAGTATCTTTATCTCCGGTTATCGTATAACCACGCGTCTGACAAGATATATTAATTCTATCAGCGGCATCATAGATAGTAGTGTTCAACTGATCTTGTCGAACGACGTCTTCTAAAAATTCAATTTCGCAATTTTCATGCTCTAAAATTTCTAATTTTACAAAACGAGGATAAACATTTGGGCCATACGCACTTTGTAATGAAAAGCCAAACAAAAACGGACTCTGCGCACTAGTGTCCTTTGGCGGCAATACCATCGTATAATAAATTGGACGGTAGGATGTAGATTGAAAAACACTGTAAATAGAACTTATTAAATCAGTACCGCCTGATCTACTAAAAACACCTTCATAGATACCTGTTTTATATGTAACTGTATTAAGAATGTGTACTGTAAGACGATACTTAATTGTCCAAGGGAGTATCGTAGCTGATAGTGCATTAATTTTTAAAAGATAAAAACTTTGAACATCAATCGACGCAGTGCTTGGAGCAATAATGTTGTTATATTCGCGCACATAACGACCATTTGGTTTAGCACTATTTAATCGTTGCGTCTGTTCCCCTAACTGTTTCCCTATTGGTGTTTGCCAAGACAACTGATAGTTAGTAATAGAGCCATGGCTGCAAAATAAGAAATTAGAATCTGTTTGTATCTGAAAAAAAGCGCGTGGTATATCGTATTGTTTATCATTATTTATAAACAGCCCTTGCATCGGTTTAATTATGCCGCCGGTGCAATTTGGAACCTGTAATCCTAGTTCGTACTTATAGGTTTGGCCGCAATAAGGTGCATATTCAGTTGCAGTAGAGCCTAATTCTATCATTGGATAAAAAATAATTTCATATTCTGTATTAGCCCTATATACAACAGAATTAGTAATAATATCCAAAACTTGCGCATTTTGTGTTAGCGTAAAGCTACTCCCGTTTGTTACTGTTTGAATGGTTCCATCTGCCAATTCTAATTCGCAACTTAAAGTTGAGAAAAAATTTGCAGGAGAAGTGGAACATGAAAAAGTGTAGGTGTGTCCAGCAGGCAACCACTGTTTAATATAAATGCGCCCAACAGTATTATTCATTCCTATACCAATTGTAGACGCTACACGTCCAGTTACCGCACCCTTTGCTTGATAATTTTTATCTACAGGATCATATGAATATACTAAGCCATGATCCGTAAAGGAAATAAGTTGGCTTAAATCAAGTAGATTTTTTCCGCAACATTGGACATATACGTCTTTATAAGTTCCTGTTGTTAATGTAGGTAAAGATATTACCAAATCCCTAATATATTCCCCGTGTCCAGTAATTTCTATCAATGCCTCATTCGTAGTTTGCGCTTCTTGCAAAATAGGCTCTACAAGCCAGTCTAAGTCATTCACTTTTGTATTTCCATCGCCGACCTTCGCGCGACTAGCGCTATATTCGGTATCACTATCATAGATAATCATTTCGCCATTTTTTGGCGTAAAGTTAGTGGCTAATTTCCAATGTTCTTCAGTATCATTTTTCAACTGAATACGAGTTTTTATGGTATTTTCTCCCATAAAATTCCTCCTTTGGTATCAATTTTCAACCAATTTTTACATATTTATCTGAAACCCAACCAATTTGATTTCCGCAATATACGGCATACCATCCATTTTCCGATACTAGCGGCTCACCGATCTTATCTTGCACTACATTTAGTTCCGTATTGCGGCCAAAGGTAGTAATGATGCTATACTTCGTGGAGTCGCCTTGACGCGCATTGACGCTAGCCGTAGTCACATATTTTGTACCATTATCAATACTCACTTGCGGCTCCTCGGTTACATCAGGCGCACAGTCAGCCAATGCCGACATGAGCGCAGTATGGGTTTGCGCGCCATAAACGCCATCAGCCGTCAGGTTATGGGTCTTTTGAAATTTAAGAACAGCTGCTTCGGTTTTAGCGCCAAAATCGCCATCTGCTTCCAAATCGCAATGTAGAATTTCATTTAAGTCTTTTTGTAGTTCGCGCACATCTTCACCTGTCATGCCCTTACGTAGAGTGCGGTTGCCCAATACTGGCATTTCCGGTGTAACCTCTTGCGCGCCAGTCAGATATTTAATGCCAGGAATTTTATACCAATTCAGCCAATTCCTATTCTTTAGCTTCGTTAGAACGCATCCATAATTGAAACCGCGTTCCTCTACAACTTCGCCATTACCAACATATACACCCACATGTCCATCATAACGAACGGCAATACCGGGAATATCGGGAATGGTATCTATTGTTCCCCAATCCATGCCTTTAGACTTAGCGTATTCAAACATACCGTTTGCGCTACGATCTGGCATACCATTGGAAGCATAAGAATTTTTAAATAATGGGGTCGGAAGACCAATGGATTCGATTACGTTTTCACCACCGTTGGTCCAAAAATAGCCTTTCAGTAGCCCGACACAATCACTGCAAATTAAATGCTTCTCAATCGCTTCCTTATACTTTGGCATACGAGTCTCGGCATAATGAGCGGGATATTGCTTTGATTTAGAATTTAGCAAAGCATTAGTACAGGCATATACACACGTGCCCTATTTTGTGATTAAAAAATCATTACCCATTAACATGTTCCATGACAAGTTTTTTAATTGTTCGTATGGTATTCGTACCAATGGAATGTTATGTGCTAGAGCATATTCATTTTTAATACGGTCTTTTAATTGACGCTCCTGAAACTCTTCTTTAGTATTATAAAAATTACTTTTTGCACTATAATGTTGCCGGCCATCAAATTCGATAATTCGATAGGGTTTATCATTATTATCTAATAATACAAAATCATATCTAGCTGGAAAACCACTTGGTAATATTAAATCCTCAAAAAATGCTAAATCATATACATAATTGACATCATGCTCTTGTAAAATATGCTCAATGATTACTTCTCCTTTAGATTTCCGCGTACCTAAACATCCGCAAGACACAATTCTATTTTGTAAAATTTCACCAGAATTAGCTGTAAAAATTTTACCACAATGACATTTACAATCCCAATAAGCATTTTTTGACCGAATATGATGGTTAATTTTATACTGTTGGTTTAATTGAAGAAATTCAATTCCATTAACAGTTTTCCCAGTTAGTTCTCTAAGATTAGAGCCTCCTATTTTTCTAGCAAATTCTTTTTGAAGACAACCACAACTTTTAACGGTGACTTTGTTTGCGTCATTTATTTTACTAGAACAAACTGCAATAATATTACCACATTCACATTGACATAACCAAAAAACTTGTTTACCATAATCATGATTTAGGATTTTTACTCGCCATAAAGCAGTTAAGCGACCGTTTTTTTGACCGGTATAATCTTTTGCTTTACCTAAATCTATTTTCTGGTATTCTTTACCTTTACAGTCGATTCCATGTTCGGCAATCATTTTTAATCCTCCTTTCTTTATGTTTCCATAAAGTATAGATCATATCATCATCCTAATTTTAGGATGTACTCCACTTCGGTTTTACCCTACTTCCATTTTGGAATGATCGTTGAACTTTCTTCTATTTGAAGCTTAGCTGCTGATTATCCATTACGCAAAACTTAGGATTTAACCTTATTTCATTTATATTTTTCTTTCTACTTTCGTCGCTATCACAAATAGCTTTATTTCATGCTTTTGTTGTAGCAAATATAACTTTAGGATTTCCCAGCAATTCGGAGTAAATTTTTCACGCAAATTACTTTACGCGGGTACTAAACTTGTGTGTATAATACCAATATGGCATCCCAACAAATTTTCGTAGAAACTCTACAAAATGTACATTACTAAATTTTTCCGCCATAAAAAAGTCCTCCTTGGGCTTGAATAGCCCGCTACCAGCAAAGTAGGCAATATCAGTAAAAAAAATTCTAGTATACGCTGTCTGGGTAAAAAAATAAAGTACCGAGTAGGCACTCGGTACTTTATATTAAATCACAGTTGTGGCTGAGCCGCAATCGAATACCAAAATAGTATTATCTGTCTGCTTCAAATTTTTGACTTCGCCGTCAAAGGCAATCGCGTCGAGAGAAGAGGATAAGGCAAAATCACCAACCAGAGGCTCCCATGCGGGCGCTCCTGTAAGTACATAAGCGCGTCCAGTAGTTGTAACGTAATAAACGCTACCAATATCAGCAGATTGAGGCAAATTGCCAACTGTACTAACTGTACCAGCATAGAACATCTTTTCTGCTAACGCATTATTTAAACCAGTCAACGCATCATAGACTGCTAAAGCAGACGGCACATAATCATTACTATAATAGTTGCGACTTTCAGTTATATCAATCGTTGTCTTTACGGTTGTGTCTGCGGCATTACCTAAGGTTTTTACGGCAGTGCCAACTACGTGTCCAAAGGCGTCTGTGGTAATGGATTTAAGGATGGATAGTGAGGTTTCGCCACCCTTTTGCCCACTTGCGGCACCACTTGGTACTGCGTGAGCAATGGTGCGGTTAGCTGCAAGAGTGCCGCCGCCAGTAAGGCCATCTCCAGCCGATATTAAAGTACTTTTAATAACGTAAGAGCCTTCGTCACCAAATAGTTCCCATGAGTTACCGTCCCAAATATATTCTTGTTGCTCATAAAGAACAACATCGCCATTCGCTTTTGTGGTGTAAATTGTGCCGCCAATAGTGGGGTCTTCTGTTCCACCATCAGTAATCGGTGTAGTAGACTTACCGATAAATTTCATTGCGCCAGATAAGCCTTCAAGAGCGGTATATAGCGCACCACTAGTAATAAGGTGGTTACTGTTTTGCGTAGCAACAGTATCAATGCCTAACGTTTGAATTGCCGCTGTACCATTTCCAACCAATACTTCATTTGCGGCAAAACTTGATGCGCCTGTGCCGCCATTAGTTACCCCAAGTACACCAGATGAAATTTTCGCCGCACTAATATTAGGAATGTCAGCAGCCGTGAGAGCGCGACTAGATATTACAAAGCCATTGGTCGAATCAAAACCAACGCTAGAAATGACTTGATTTGCGGCTGCACTTTGCGTTCCAAAAGCAGACTTAGTTAGAGCAAAGAGATCTAAATCAGTCACGGACGTCCAATTATCAGAGGAAAGATAAGGTTTGGATTGTAATGATACCACCCATCCTGTCGGTCGGCCGCTAATGGCCGGCATAATGCTGCGAAGCTGATAGTCATGACCAATGCCTTCGGGCGTCTCGGCTTTAGCCCAATCGTAGACGTCTCCAGCGATAGCCTGCAACCAATTTAGTTCACTAAAGGTATGCAAACCATCGCCAACTTTTATACCAACGTTATTAAAACCTTCGGCTGATGTGCCAGTCGCAACTTGCGCGACAGCCACTTCGCCCGCCTTTAGTTGTATTGTGCTATTATTCCAGTTGCTTTCCGTATCAAATTTTAATTGAATACGTGTTTTTAAAATGTTTTCACTCATTGTTACTTGTACCTCCATTTAAAACTAAGTTATCGTCTAAAGGCACGAATAACTTGGAGGTTGAGACATAGTTTATTTCCATCAGGCCGCTTGGTAGCACCTTCACCCTATTATCGTCATCAGAAGAACGCACACCACCAATAGTAGTAGATGTAGCCGTAGCAATGGATGCGGCTACACCTTGAAGCTCAAGCCATTCTGTAACACCATCACCAATTTTTAGAACTTTAGATGTCAAGTCATAGCCTGCTTCGCCTTTTAACAAAATTGGATTTTCAGTGGCCCATTTTTCTTGCGTTGCATTACGTAAAGTAAGGCGAGCCGCAACTTTTGTAGGGTTAGATAACATTAGGCATCGCCTCCTTCAATAAGCGTATTTTCGATAAGCAGTGCGCGAATTGGAATGTATGCGGCGGTATCTGTAACCATAATACCGCCATTCGCCGCCACAGCATCAGGATCAATTTGTGCGCCATAGTCTTTAAAAAAGAAAACGGTGCCGCTAGGCGAATCCACATACAGATTCTTTTCGTCACCATTTTCAGGAAAATCATCAACAACTACCGTACCGCTATTGAATAAAGAAATGAATTTCGTGTAGAAATCATCTTCATCTCCAATAAAACCGCGTTCTTGTACCACTTTATAGATTTCATCCGTGAGAACAGAGATTGGAATGTTTTCCCAAGGATAAATCATAGCTAAACCTGCGGCTCTTGGGCGTGGTGGCACGATAGTATAATCATATTCAAGCAATCGGTCTCTAGTACGCTTGCGCTCACGATTCCAATCAAGTCTCATCATCGCTTATCACTTCATGGGTATAACAATGGGACATTATTGCGCGCCCATCAGCTGTAATAAGAGATGCAGAATGGGATAGCAACGTTGATATAGCTGCGGCCGCAAGTACGCTATGATAGGTGCTTTCAGCCTGCAAACGAGCAACTGTCGCATCTTCATTAAAAACAGGATGCACAATATGAGCATAGGTATTAGGAGCAGATTGCTGGATTTCTAGGATATAATATTGATTCATAATCATCTCTCCTTTTATTGCGGGCCAGGTGTAAAAGTATCGTCATTTTTCGATGCAAAGAATCGTTTACTTACTTTATCATACATACCCGCAACTCCATTATATAGACAAGGGATAAAATCTCGGACAAGCCGCGATCCTAACCAAAATTTTGCATAATATATGTTAAAAACACCATTACCGCCACCTAATGATGGAACTGAATTTGTGTAAGCGGCAAAGAGAGCCATTGTTTGTTCAGGATAGGCAATAAAACTGTTCCCAGAATAGTTCTGATTTGTGATAATATCTGTGGTAAAATTTGTAACGGTAAAAATCCTATCTTTAAATGTTAGAAGCATTTCACCAGTTTTACCATTTACAAGTTTTGAGTCTCCTCTCCCATTACCATAATCTAAACGAAGTTTATCTTGATCTGCTAAAAAATTAATATTATTATATGGAGCGGCACCTACATTCTTTCTTGCCCCATACACAAACACTTCTTTTTTTGTGTTATAACAACGTATTTCAAATTCTAACTCAGCTGTTAACGCGATTCCCATATCAATGTAAGGATGCGTTCCACTAATTGTACCGATGTATTGTAATGGAATATAGGAAATAGAGGGCGTGGAGTCTAGTAAGATACGCCTGCGTAGTTCTAGCGCGCCCATATGCCAACAACTCCTCGCCCATTTAACACATTAATTTCATATATCATGTTTGCTTGTATATTTGATGGATCAAATGTGTTGGGCCATAGGATACTTGTAGAGGTGAAGACAGGAATAGTATCACCGGTAGAAAAAACGACAGAAAAGATTCCAGTAGCAGGAGGAGTGATAGAAATGGAATATATTTCACCGCACAAATAGCTGGTGTTATTTTCTGCTACAATAACGGGGTCTGTACCAGAAACTTCAATTACAGCCGGGCGCGCAAGTGTATCAACATAGGTCTTAATACCACCGCTAGTGACTGGATTGGTGCTATTTTGAGTAGGAGTTGTATCAAATGTTAGAATATCCTGCTTCCCACTTATATCCTGATGTTGGGTAAGATAACCAGCATCATTGTCCAACTCAGACACTTTTGTTGGCACCGTAGCAGTAGGCAATACAAGATTTAGAACCGGATCTTCTGCTGTTCCAGTAATTGTAGCTGCCGCTTGCGGCCCTTCTTCAACTGTGCCAATGTGCAATTGCGAAACACTACCGCTTGCCTTCACACTTGTATTAACATATTGTGATGTTTCTGCATCCCAAGCATACCAATAACCGTCATCACCAATAGTAGGATAATGGTCAACATTTGATTGTGTTTGCTGTATGGCTTGATCTAGAGCTATAAGAGCGTTAGAAATAATATCTAAATCTTGCGGCGAAATTTTAGCGCTTGCGCCATCAGGCGAAACTAAATAGTTATCAGCCGTTTCTCGAATTTCGCAAATCGGGAGAGCAAAACCCGCATAATAGGAATCCACTTCATCCCCATTAACAAGTTCATCTTCAACAAATTCTGGATTTGTATAATATTTAATATCCCAAAAGTATTTACCTGGCTTTAAATTAACGGTATCATTGTGAGAGAAGGCGATACTAAGTGTATCGCCTTCGCTTGGAACAATTTTTTGAAATAACTTTGTGCGCGTTAAGTTATCAAAAATTGTAAAAACGGCAATGTTACCGGTGACATTATTTAAAGCTGGTAAAGAAAAAGAGCCAGTGTCTCCACGCGGTATAATTAATCGCCGTCCAATCATTCTAATCATTAGTCATTATACCGCCTATCATAACGTGGCATACGTCTATATGAGTACCACTCATCGTCATCATGCTCAGGCATATCATAATTTGTATAATTGCCTTCGCCCCTGCGGCGATACTGATAATTTTCCATATTTAGACGACGAATTTTTTCTGCGTATTTTTCCTTTAGTGGCTCTTGTTGGGATAGGATATAATTCATGTCATAACCGTCGCTCTCAAGAGAAATAAGTTTCTCTTCGGCGTGTTGGAGTTCTTTATCTACGTGGTCAATTAGGTAATCCATCTTGCGGGCAGCTTCGCGCTCATTCAGTTGATTGAGCTTGTCGGTCATATTGATCAGAAATTGCTTAGTTTCTTTCTCATAGTCAATCCACTTCTTGAAACCATCTTTTACACCATTACGTTTAGTGCTGCCGTCAACATCATAGCGTGTATATTTATACCAATTTTGAGGAATGACGTTATTAGCATAATTGGTTGAACCCATAGAATTACCATTGTTGTTATTATTATTTCCCATATTACCTAAATTATACATATAGGTGGGCTGCACAAGCTGGTTATATTCTTTCATATACATATCTTTTGCTTTACGATAGGTTAGAAGCTCGCAAAGCATCTGATATTCATGACATTTCTGATAACCGGGTAGATTGAGAAAAGAATAGTAATCGGCTAGTTGCTCGTGCATTTCAACGCCCTGCTTCATTCGATTTAGTAATTCAGAATAAAGTTGCTGGGCTTCTTGATTTTGAGACATCATATTACCCCTCCTTAGCAAAGCTGCGTAACAATTACATTATAGTGCGCGTCAGCCGACGCAACATCGCTAGGATTGATTATTTGAACTGCGGTTGGCGCAGAAGTACAGTTACAAGGACAATTGGTTTGCGCGACAGTCACAAGGCAACAGGTTGAGGCACTAGCAAGGTCTCCAACAGCAACAGTAGCCATGTTGATTGCGTCAAGCCTTGGCGCGCCATTAACGGCAACTTGCACGCCAAAGTCGCCAGCGGCTTCAACACTTCCATAAGCATCGACCTTAATGAGGTATACACCACGTTTTTCAAGGAGGATAGTAGCAGGCGCGCTGTGTGATGCAGAGTTGCCTTTTGCATAAGTAACATTATTTAGTGGGACGGCTGCGCCAGCAGCAACAGTCAGCCCATCGCTATATAGTTGAAGCATTTTAAATTACCTCCATATGTATACAAAAAATAGGGCGCACATAAGTGCGCCCTATTTTAAACTAGACACACTAAATGTGTTCGATGTTTAAATTACATATTCACTCCATTGCAGCAAGTGTTGCCGCAAGTGTTGCCGCCGCAGAAGGGATTGGTTCCAGCATTATAGGTCCAACCATTGGGATAACGCATTACACCTTGTAACTGATTAGCTAGCTGTAGCTGACCAACCTGGTCACGAAGGTCTTGAATGGTGTTGCCGGTCATCATATCAATGATACGCTGGGTCTGTGCAGTAGTATTGGCATTAATAGAAGAAGTGTTCATCGCGTTCTCATAGCGCGCCTGTGCAATTTGAGCAGCTAGGTTGTTACCAACCTCATTGATGAGCATCCTCGTATCACAACCATGGTGTTATCATAAAAGCTCTTTATCTTTTATTTCTTATGGTTTCCCATAAGTTCGGACTATATCTTCACCCATAAGTGGGGTCGGGCACTCGTGGAGAGATTATTGGTAAATCTTCCTCACTCTCTAAGTCTCTGAGCCTTCCAAGATACCAGATTGATTATTCTCTTGGCTTGGCTGCTGGTTGGCATATTTACAAATATGGTTTTTATATTTAATTTGCCCATTATTATCTTTTAATTTTTTGGAAAAGCTAACATAGGAAAAATTATAATATTTTGCTGCGGCTTTAATGCTCGGAAATAAAATATCATCTACATATATTGATAAACTTTTTGATGTATTTGGATTAATAAATACAGGAAAATTTTTATTTAATTCATCTTCATATCTACAAATATTTCCATAAGCATCATATCCTTTTTTACACCAACGAATTACCGTATCTTCACAAACATGCAGTTGCCGTGCTGCTTCTAAAACTCCAATATAGCGCTGTCCGTTTATTACAACAGGACGACGCTTTTGTCCATTTACTTTTTCTGCAATTTCTGGATCTTGCATTGGATTATTTTTAGACATTCGTTCTCGTTGTTGTGATCGTTTCATTGGATTGTATTCTGATTGATATGCACGCATAGCATCTGTCCAAACAAAGTGACAACCACCTTTTCCACCATTATCTAAACTGGCTTTTGCTTGTCCTATTTTATGATAGTATTTAATTAATGCCGCTTCTTTAGCGAAAGCGTCTTGCTCTTTGTCAAAATATTCAATAATTTCTACTTCACAATTATAGTTATTGTAGTATTTTTTAAAAATTTCATTACGACCAGCAATTTGATGGCATCTATTCCCTGTTCCTTTTCCAATATAAAATACTTCATTTATATCTATAGCTATCCATCTATACACATAAAAAATTTTTTCTTCCATTGTAATTCTCCATATTTTATAATTTGGCTGTTCCAGCAATTCACCCGATTGCCATAGCAACTTACGCTGCTAAAGTGTCATTGTAGATATAACACTGATTCTGATTTGCAAGTAGCGTCATCTGATTGGTACGAACATCATTAATCTGAGAGCCGATAACCGCTTGAATATCCTTCATCACATTAATGTTATCGTACTTAGCCTGAGAAGTAGCCGCAACAGCCTGCGCAGTACCATTTGTAATGGCGGTCATGATATCACGATTCTGATCTTGTAGATCAGAGAAGTTCATGCCAGCCTGTACAAAATCCTGCGTTGCGTATTGAGGACGATAGCCGCCGCCACCGCCAAAATTGCCAAAGCCGCCGCCAAAGAGTGCGAGGATAGCAAATAGCCAAATCATACCGCCCCAGCCGCTACCACCAAAACTGTCATTATTGTTTCCACTGAGTAGAGCGACATCAGCAGCAGAAAGTCCATTTTCGCTCATAATTATTCCTCCTTAGAAAAGAAAAATTATATATATAAAAAACGTTCGTGTTTAAAACACGAACGTTCATTGCAGAGCACGCAACACATCTTCGGGATTTACGCCCGCTTGTTGCGCTAAATAATAGAACAATTGTTGCATATTAATGCCATTAGAAGAAGCCATTTTAATTAGATTCGCTAGTGTCGGATTCTGATTTATCGCTTCTGTAATAACTTGTTGCGGATTAGCACTCATTTTTACCGCACTCATCAGATTCCTAATTTGTTGAATCTGTGGATTCATCTGCGGCTGTTGCTGCGTTCCTTTGCTTCTTATTTGATTTTGAAACTCCAGAATTGGATTGCTTGGCATATAATTCCTCCAAGTGGCGTAGTCGACTATCAAGATCATTTAGATCAATAGGCGGCTGAGTTTGGTGCGGCTTCACGTCAAATGGCGCAACCGTTAGATAACCGGCTCCATCTGTTTGCGCAAGCCAGACAATAGCGCCCGATTCATCTAGCAGTAAGATACTGCTATTCGCATCCATTTGAATACTGCGCGCGCCTGCTTCACCTTTAACCTTAATGATTTCATAGTGCGGCAAAATTTGATATGGTGAGCGCATAGACATGCGTCCCATATTCATATTCATATTATTATTAATTCTATTTCCTAAGTCCATATTTATGCCTCATTCTTATATTTGCGACCACAATATGGACACCACACGCATGGCCGCATGTTGTTCGCATTATCTAGAAAAAAGAGCGGGATTTCGCGCTTCTTTTTCTGATTGTAACAGAAGCCGCATCCGATTGTTTGTGGCTCTTTCCATGAAGCATCTTTAGTAGCTTCTTCGTAGTTTTCGTATTCTTCGTATTCGTACCTAAATCGTGCCATAATGCTCCTTTATGTACCTGCGTAGTCAATAATGACTATTTTATTATTTATATAGCCGACATTCCCAAAGTGAATGTCGTCAATTTTATTTGTAGCAAGAAAATTAGATAAGCGTTCATATGCTTCACGTCCATAATCTTCATAAAAATTATTGGCTATATCAACATAAGTGTTTAGACAAGAAGGAACGGAACGTAAATAAGAACGTCTACCTGAACGTATGTAGTGATGATGTATAGAGGAAGTACGCGCACGCGGATACGCATACAAAGGAAGCCGTATATTCTTTGCTGTATATGTTCCTAGTTGATATGGTTGCGCGAAAAATTGTGAACAAGAAGCCTTTTCAGCCAATTTATAATTTTCGCACTCATGAAGACAATGAAAAACACTAGGCTGTAAATCAAATTTTACAACATATTCGCACGTATCATCAATTAGACAACCTCGAAACGCGCCGCAGGCGATGTGAAGGTGAGGATTAAACAAGTCCTCACCTTCATCTTCTTCTTCAAAACTAAGTTCATAAGGTGAAGAAAAATACTTATTCCAAAAAGATGAATTATGAATAAGCGTAGTGAGTGCGCTAGAATAGCGGTCGTAAACTTCGTTGAAATTCATCTTTACACTTCCTTTCATGTTTCTATTATACACGAAAGTGCGTAAAAAGTCAAGTATTAAAATTACTGTTCTGTAAGATAGGTAGAAAAAATTGGTTGAAAAATGTATATTATGCGCGCTTACCTTTCAACCCAACCACGATTCAAATATTGCCATCCTTTTGTATGTCCTGTTGTGTCTACCATTTGCGCGCCAAATGGAACATTAGTATCGGTAGGATATTCGGTTCCATAGGCTACACCAGAATTAAGGTATGGTGATTGTAGTGTCCATGCGCCTTCGTTGAAGCCACCTAGACGAATAGAGATATGACTAAAAGATGGGGCATTGGTATCGGCTAATTCAAGTGGAAACTCATTAAAAGGATAGAGACAGGGATAGAACTTGATTACCATTGTGTGGTAAGTTTCGTTTCCATTCTCATCCGGTAAGTCAGGAAAGCGTTTTATCATTAGTGCGTTATGTCCCATTGGTTTTCCATAATAGTTACCTACTGTCAAAGTGCCTTCATCATTAGTGATGGGCGCGCCAATGGTACGATCATAGCCATACAAATCTTCGCGCCTAATAGTAGGTGCATCGCATAAGTAAACGATTGCGCCATCATCTGGCCTCGTTGCACGATAGAATTTTGCTGAGCCACTATCCAATTCTCGTACTCCTTGAGAATTGTAAAGAAGACAATTCCACATGATACCCTCAACATCGGCGTCAATTTCGACAACATAAGATGTGTTTAAGGTAAGGGTAAGAGTAGCGAAACAATACTGGTCTTGAAAAAGATCGGCTGGCATCATGCGCAGATGGGTTAGATCATCTTGATACACTCTTGGATTATAATGCTGTTTTTTGGGATTCAAAATTTCTACTCGCGGGTGGCCGCCAGTAGCTACCAAGTTGGTTGGTAATGTGAATTTCTCTTGCGGCGTAATTAGATTAAAAATTGGAACAAACTTCCAATACTTTTTGTTTCTAAATGCGCGCACATTTGATTTCTTATCTATGGTATCCCATTTCTTTGTTACCATCAGCATAGAGTCATAGGTCTCGTCGTGCGTGCGCTCGACAATATTACTTGCGGAATCGTAGTAGGCGGTTGGAATCCAATAGCCATAGGGAAGTCCAGAATACTCAAAAGCGGATTGAGTATTAAGAATTTCGCCGCCATCCTTGTAAATAATAGCATCAAGAACGTAGTAGTATTCAACATCATTTTCTGTGCTATATATATAACCATAAGTAATAAGTTTTTGAATCCAATCGGGCAATATGTAAGCCTTATGAGTGCCTTCTTTCCAAGTGTTATTATTTATATCTGTTGGATCGCTGCCAGGATCACAAGTATACACACCATTTGGCACTTGCTGTACCAAACCTTCGTTATCATCGGGGTCCTCGGCTTGCACTTTTGCCGCAATAGAATAAAAAGGATACTCGGTATTTGTTTCATTATTAGGTAAACGTTGCCTGTTCATAAGATAAGTAGTGTCACTGTCACTTGTTGGATTAATGAAGCTAACTGTTGGCGCGCTTGTGCCTGACTTATTAATTACATATTTCCTATACTTAATTTGATCTATTAGTTCAAAATAAATGGTATCGTAAAGGAAATAATTGGGATTCAAATTTTCACCACGACAAATAAACATATTATTGCGACCATTATTAATATTAAGTGATGAAGTACTTGATTCCAATGAAACATTATAGAAATAATTGTTATTGCTCTTGTAGTCTTTTATTTTAGACCCATACAAGAAAATATGCGACACTTGCATATCATAAAATTTGTTATCATTGGTATAACCATAGGTGCCACCATTTATTTTTACAGAATCATAGAAAGTATGAGTTACGTCAGGCCATAGTTCTTCATCTGCTCCATTTAAAGAATGATATTTCAAATCTTCGGGTTGTGCTTGATAATTTTCAATAGCCATTAGCTTTAATGTATTTACATAATGACCATGAATTGTATTATAAGTACATGAGCAGTCGCGCAAAACGCTACGATCATCGCCAATAAAGTTGAGAGTGTCGATGCGGTCGAAGGTAATATCACAATGACCCATGTTAATAAAGGAAATAAATGTAGCGCGATAGATGAAAATATTGAGATATAGATATTGGCGCGCTGGGCGATCACCAATAACAACAGGAACGGCGTTTGTGTCGTCTTCAGGATCGAGTTTAGTTGTCTTTGCTCGCCATGCGCTTGAGGTCGCGTCATCTAAATCGTATTTAAACACAAGCCCAAGATTTTCAAACGTACTATTTAAATTTATACTTTTAGGAAAATTTTCAGCAGGCGTTGGAACTAATAGATCACCAACATAAGTTGATGTTAAATTTGTAGAACGTAGTGTAATTAAATATGGTGCATTTGTGCCGCTATATGTAAAAACATCACTATTACTTGTCCAGTTTAATTTATGCTGACAACAATAGCGAAAACTATTTTGTACAATAGATTCAAATTTTTGCGCGCCTGCGTCTTCTGTAAGAACAGAAGGCAGTCCACCAAAGGATTCAATACTTATGTCGGTAGATGGAACAATTTCTACGGAATATGAACCTACGTTAGATTGCCCATTAGCACTAAAGTAATTTATGGGTAGCTCTTCTTGCGGCTCCTCGATAATACGATAACGAGCTTGCCCGCCATCATTAACCTCCCTAAATCCTAGGGTTGAAAAAATGGTTCCAATCGGTAGCGTTGGTTCGTTTACAATACCCAGTAGTGTATCAAAAAGTTGTTCTTGCATATTCTCACCTCGCCTGTACAATAGCATTAACTACTTTCGATAAAATATTTGTCTTATATCTACAATAAATATGACTAGCTTCGGTCAGATATAAAGCATAATTATATTTGTTAATACCAAAATTGTTATACAAATCAACTACTGGCACATGATATTTTTTACCAATTTCCTTAATTAATTCTACATATTCTGGTAATAATGTATCAGCAATGATTTTATCTTCTGCTCCACCTGGATTGGTAGCAAAATTCCAATACGCATAGGAAGGAGTTAGTAATTTTAAAGTAAAATCAGAATTTCGTTTAGAATACAAAATTGAATCGACAGTTGATTCATAATCAGTTTTAAATTGAGAACCGAGGTTCACCGACCCATTAAAATCATACAATCCATAACCAAACCATAGTTCATCTACTTGCGGCCAAACGCTATTATTAACTCCTAGATTTAAATAATTAACAACATAATTCTGAAAAGTAGAAGTCATCGCATTGTAACTTGCAACTTGCGTAGAAAAATCTCCAGAAATTAATGCTGTAATTAATTTGGTGCCAGTAAAATCATTCATATGATTAGTGCTACGCGATTCAATATCGCTACACGAACCATAAGTGATGGTGCCATTGATAATATTGGCATGAGCCGCTAGTCGCGCTTGTTGTATAAAAGACGCAGCACCAAATAATTCTGATCCTAAAATTAAGATATTTGGTGTGGTTGCTTGAATCGCAGCTAAGGAATTAAGTGTACCATTACTTATTGGCGCTATATTATCGTTAATAATTAGCGTATCATTAATATTAATTGGCTTAATAGCTTGATAGAAAACATTTTTCCAAATGCCATATTCGCCTATATTTAATGCGATTTGCGCGCTATTAGAATCACTAGTAGCTAACAGGGGCGCAAATTGTGTTATATCAGGAACAGAACGCGCCGTTGGCACCGTCCCTAATTCATTACTTTCGGTAAATGTATCAAGGATTACGTTTAATCTTTCCAAAATATCATAAACAAGACCTTGTTTAATTGGCTTACTAGCAACTAAATTTGCTTTCATATAGTCAATCCAAGATTGTTCATTCGGCATTTTATCATCTCCTTGTGCGCATATAGCGCTCTAACAGGTAAGTGGCTACCTTTCATTAAATTACTTATGCTTTTTGCATAAAAGAAAGGAACCTTATTCAGGTTCCTTCCCAATCTTATTTTCAATATTTCTTTGTAGCGACTCTTCTTCATTGGCAATTCTATTACAGGCGCTGTCAGCAATATCAGCAACCTGATTCAGCCAATTAAATTCGCTTTCAAAAAACACATTAAGAGCGCGCACCCAAGCCTTGTCCATCTTGCGCTTCATGCGGGCAAATGCGATTTGCGCACCAATCTTTTCATCCCATTGGTCGTGAATAGAACATCTTGCAATACCCTTAAAATAATCAGGCATATAACATCCAGTAACGCCGCGATAGAGATCATAACGTCCAGATGTGTCATGCCTCTCATTATAATGATTAAGAAAATCTTGCGCCATATATTTCGTTCCTTCACAAATACACACTACCGTGCGCGTTTGCTCATTCACAAAAAAGTTACAATCATTCATCTTAATTTGCGTTGGCTTCATACAGCTTTTGTTCATTCTTGCCGTTCTCCTTCCAAAAATTACGAATTTTATGTAAAAATAAACCACAAGGGTCAAACCTTAAACTATCATCATTTTCTGCCATTAGAGCGCTTCGCAATTCGGGATGCTGACGAAACTTTTCAAACATAATATCATAAAGTATGTCGTTTTTAATAGTATCCCAATCTGGTCTAACTCTTATTTGAGAACCTAAGATGCGCGCTTGGGCCGCAGTAAGGTCACAAAAAACATCTCGACATGAGGCATCGGCAATACGCATTGAAAAGTAGGCGCTAGTGACACAACTAAAAGTTAAACCTAAGTATTTAATTTCACAGGGGAAATCATTATCAAATATAGTCATAATGTTCCTCCCAACGAACTTGATTTGCTGTTAGAATAGCTCGAGCGGCCGCGTAGCTCTCAGGCTTAGAATCGGCTGTCGCGTCTCCAACTACCACGATGCGACTTTCAGGACAATAGGTTTTAAGAAGAAGCGCATTGGTGACGACGCAAATAGAAGTCACAAGACCACAAATGACAATTTCCTCATCACTAAGCAAGTCATAATGCCGTTCCCACTGATCGTAGCCAAAACCCCATTTTTCTACGATGCGCACATTATCTCCTTGCGGCACAATTAGGTCAGGATGGAGATGCCATCCTGATGTCCCACGAAGTCCGTGTATAATAGGAAGACGCTTACCCTCTTGCGTGTCGTAGTACCACGGATAGTGGGTATCTTGTGTGAAGATAATGGCGTCATTATGCTCTACGGCACAATTAATTAGTCTGTTGCACTCCGGTATAATGGTTTTTGCAGAAGGAAAACCTAAAGCTCCCTCTATAAAGTCCTTCTGCATGTCGATAACTACTAATGTTTTCATATAGTCCTCCGATATGAATTACCAAGAAATCCAATACCCGGTTTCGGTCTTGTCTATATCATATCCTAAAGAACGTAAGAAATCAAATACGGAGCTATCTACTATTGTTGCAACAAAAAACCATCGTGTTATACCTAGGGCGTTCAGATTTTGGCAAACATTAAGAATATAAAATAATTGAATGTCGGGCGGCGGATTTTGCATTACAGTTTTATCATGCAAATTATCTGCCCGAAAGCATGGTGAGAAATAGTATTGTGGAAACATTGTTTTGTCCTTTCATAATTCTATTATAGCAGAAAAGAGAGGAAAAGTCAAGAGTTGGGCGCAAACGGAAGTTCCATCCAAAAGCTAGGCGCTTCATCCATTCTACACTCATATCCCGCATCTGCCACCGCGCGCCATTCTTCGTGTTCTTGATATATGACTCGATGCGCGACGAGCATATCCTCAGTAACAGGACAATAACATAGAACGTAGCGCTCCATTGGCGGCAACTGTTCAGTTACTTTCATCCAATCTCCCATTACCACCATTCCTCCGTATCTTCCGTAACGAGACTTTCTGCTCCATCATATTCTTCAATGCGCCACTTTACATTAATTGGCACCCATTCAATATGACAGTCACCTAAGCCACCTGTATATATATTAGTGTATCCTAGCTGCGCAAGAAAAGCGATGGCAGCAGCCTGATCAGAATTGGCATGAAATGCGCTTACGTTGGCGCGCCAACCGGCATCTTGTTCATTGGAAAGAAACCATTCAATAATGCGCTTATCATAAGCAACTTCAGGAGAATACCACGTACTCCAGCCAGCGCCAAAACCTGAAGAAACCAGAACAGCAAATTTGGTATTATCTTCGTTATAGTATAGCGGAATATTCTTATTCATAAACTTTAACCCCTTTCATAAGTCTCTTCAAATATGTCGCGACGACATGGATAGAACTCGCCACGCACTCCATGAATAATATAGTCACCGATATGCGCGGTCATGACGCCTTCAAGAGTAGGAACGAATACAACGCATGGGTCGTCGTCATCGAAGGCAACAGTATCGTTAGTAAAAATTTTTAGTTCTGTTTGATTTATGCCTGTCCACTGTACGGCAGTAACGGCAACCGGCTTTTTAATATACTTGGCAATCATAGATTTTCCCTCACAATATCTTTCGTAATGCTAGAAAGAGACCAAAACAAACCGACGTCGGTCTGTTCCGGCATAGGAATAGTGTTAATTAAGTCAGCGTCAAAATCCATTCTTCCTTCTAGTCGCATCTTGCGCGGCTCGCCCCAAATGAAAGGTGAATGGAAGAGGTCGCGTGTAAGACAATAGTCGTTTTCTTGGATAGCGGCAGCGAAATTATAGAACCAATAGGCGCGAGCCGTACCTTTAGGATCATTTTTACGCAAGCAATCTTTGATCATACCTTTAATTGCAGCAATAAAATCAGGCCACACTTGTTGTAGATGCCCTTGTGCGAGACTTGCTTCCGCAGCCATACAGAATTGCGTAAATTTTGTATCACCGTAGGAGCCAGAATGAGTAGAATACAATAGCTCTACCGCATTTGGATTACCTCTTCTTAGTTGATACTCCCAATCACGAATATCCATAGTAACATAATGTTCGCTTGCGGGAAAACCAGGCGCATGTTTCTTTCTAAGGTTTTCATTATAATAAAGTTCATCGAAAGAAGGTGTTACAATTACCTTATAATCATAGTCACTAGTAGGTAAATCAAGATGATAGTTTTGTGATCCATAAAGAAAATATCCAAGTACTTTCATTTTATTAACTCCTTAATATCAATTTACTGATTTCTTCTATTACTTTTTCCTTTTTCTATATCTATTATACTTCAAATTTAAAAAGAAGTCAAGAAAAAAAGAAGTAGATTTTCATCTACTTCAAAATCTCCATATAATCCTTTTTAGTAGAAACATACATATTCGTTAAGAAGTGCGGCTTAACCACTTGGAGTCGTCCTTCGGTTGTTTCCAATTCACTATTAGTATAGTTGAAGTGTGTAAAAACCATATTAATGGTTTTGTCGCAATTATATTGCGCGGCATCGCCATTTACGCGTCTATACAGTTTCTCCATATCAATGCGGCCAAATCGTAGTGCGCCTTGCCAATCATTGGGCTGATTAGTTGTATCTGTAATAGAGAAGTTAATATCCGATTTGTCACATTCCGCATCCATTGGACCTTTTCCGTGTCGTGTAATATACGAGCGCGATACATAATAGAGGTCTGCGCGCACTTGAAGGCTCTCAATATCACTATGAATATTATATGCGCCAGTAGAAGAGGGTGTAAGATGCGGGAAATCGCCCTTATTGGCTTGGTCTAATAGTAGACCCTGACCACCCTCATAAATAATAGTATCATATTTATTTTCTCTAACTAATTCTTCAAAAGTTATAATACGACAATTCGCCCTTACCCATTTAAGAGCAATAAGAAAATTAGATAAATTGTGGATGGCATTAGGAATATATTTATAATAGCTATCGGCCTTTTGAAAAACAGGATAGAGCGTCTTATCAGGTAATTCAAAATCCGTAACCTGAACAAGATAATCTAATTCTTTACTGCGTTTAACGGCGGCAAAAAGACCAAAACCGCAAGAGCCGTGCTGTAACTGCTTTTCGCGCGATTGCCCATAAAGAACATCACAAGGCATAATAACCCGGCATCGTGGATCAATAATTGGCGTTTCACCAGAAAGCCAAAGCATAATCGGGTCAACTACAAATTGCTGATGGTAGAAAGTGTCAGAACCATAAGGTGTGCCTGCACCAGTTAGACGACGAGCTACACCCTCAAAAGTATGACTACGCTGACTTGTGCCGTTATAGAATACAGTTAATGTCCTATTGCCACGATTCGCGGCTTCTCGCGCAAGGCATCCAGACACCAAACCCTTGCCTTCATCACCATAATTGGCACCGATTACAACTTTGACTTCCATATAAATCTCCTTTATTTACCAAGAGATACCATCATTGCTTGTAGTTACAGAAGACTCAGCCATTGTCCTGTGACTACTATTTACAATTGCGGCAATAAGCTGTGGTAGATCGGTACTTTCCGCAATAATTAGATGGTCGCCAAGTAGAGGACGCCAAGTATCTTCAATAAGATTCTTATTCCATTTATAAGAACTCTGGTCTGTAATAGCGATATGATAAATGTCAAACTTTTCAGATGCGGCAGCATACAGCTGCTTCGTATCAATGTCTCCGTCTACTTGACCACCAATAACATCCTTAATTCGCTTACCGGGGAGCATTGGATTGAGAGCTTCATCACCAATAGTAATTATAATGCCACGCTCACCGCGATCCCAGCAATCAAAGATGCAGTTATGGAGACCGAAATACCACGCAGCAGTATAGGATTCCCAATTATTGCCGCCACCGCCACCCTCAAAGTATAGTTTGAGTGTCTGTTCTAGAATACGAATGTCGGATTCAAACTGTGTAACTTGTAGAGGTGCGCTGTCGTAAATAAAGTCGCCAATGCCCATTACGCAAAACTCTACGTCGTGGTTGTTTTTGTAAAGTTCAGTCATTGTTTCATCAAGCTTCGCGGCACAGGTAGTTGCAGCGTGACCCATAGAGCCGGTAACATCCAGCCCTAGAATTACAGGCAGGCTATGTGGGTGGTCATCACTATCGCGACATTCCCGTACTACATTATAGGGATTAAGCATAGAACTAAGATGATGAGACCTATATACTGTTTGCGCACTAGCATTACTCATTGCGTCAGTAGAGGCAAAGCCGCGAGCGCTCATTACCGTCGTTGCCGCTCTTGTATCCCAGTATCCGCTACCCATAATTACTTATCCTCCGTTGCCTTCTTGTCAGTATCAAATAGGCCGTCAAACATATTAGCAAAACCACTATTATTCATGAGCATCATCATAGGCAGCATATTACCCATGTTAGAAATGCCGCCCTTCATCATTTCGGACATCATCATATACTTCATCATATTGTTCATATTGCCATCGTTAGCAATATTACCAAACATAGATACAATCTTACCATAGAAATACTGCTTTCCCATAAAGAGATGCTTTTCTACTGCGACTTCCTGGATCGCGCCATCTTCATAGCGTAGAACTTTTAGAGATGCAGGGTGTTCTTCAATTACACAACAAGGCTTTCCGCCCGCCAGAATGATGTCACCGCGCTGAACCTTATTGGTAGGAATGATAAAGAAGAAATCTTGACCAATATCAAGAGCGAAATCATCACAATTTACAAGCGCGCCAGTATCTACGTTATAAGTTTTGTAACCATTAGATGTGCGAATTGCAATTTCACCATTCATTCCAATACGGGCCATACCACTTGCTACCTTACCAAACATTCCATTAAACATACCATTCATAATTGAAAATCTCCTTTGCCTTTTCTATAAATATTATAATTCAATTTTAGGTAAAAGTCAAATAAATTTACCAAGAAATTTTCCAATGCTATTTTTCGTCCGCATCATAACCAACTTGTATATCAGATCCTAATTTTCAAGTTGGTACGATTTATCTTTCAAATGCAATAACGATGTAACTTATAAATTTATTTATTATAATCAATCAAATCAATAGTGTTCCAATCAATATAATTATAGTTATAACCTATCCAAATGCTATTCTGATAGGCGCGCCCAGTCAGCACCTTGTTATTAAACCTAGTAATTTTTTGCATCATGGTATCGGCGCTATCGTACCAATCATGTTCATACTGGTAAACAATAGCCTCACGTTCTGCTTGCAAAGAAGCATAAGAAAGAGTAGCGTAAACATGATTACTAACGCTACAACAAAACATTGCAATACAGGCAACTAATAGTACTATGCCAACAGCTAGCCGTACCGCAACATAATCATATTGAAGCCATTCTTTAATACCCCAAATAATAAGAGCAATAGCAATAACGGCAAGAATAATCAGCAGTAACATTTACTTCTTTTCCTCCTCTACGGGCGCAAGCGGCACCTCAAGTTTTGCCCTACAAACAGGACAGTAAATATATTTATTTTCATATACATCATGCGCGCCATACGCTAGCACTGCGCCGCACTTGTCACAAACACGCACGAGACCGGCAAAAACCTCAGAAAGAGTACGCACAATATCAATCCTCCATTAGAAAGTCGTAGAGAGTAAGAAGGAGACCAAGAAACAAGTCACAAAAGAGAACGAAAAAAGCCGATAGAAACAATCCATAGACTACCACATTAGCGATCATGATGCCACAGTCTCCAATATATATAAAATTGTACGATAAGACCACAAATAAATGGAAAAGCTAGACACAGGATTGCGATAATTAAGGCGAAAAGATTCATACGCTATCCTGCTCTCTTGAGGGCTTACTTGCGGCCACATCACATTCATGCAGAAGCATAACATCTGCCCACATACCCTCAGATACATATTTAGGGCGCGTAGTCGTGGTAAAGGGGAGCATATGAAGACCGATAACTGCACAATAGTAGGGTGGCAGCACAAACATGGCTTCGTATGCCGAAATGTTTTCGTGACCATAATAATGAGCTACGCCATTTTCATCAAAGGTTTGCGTAAAACACTTACCATAATCATGAAAAAGAGCAGCTACGTGAATATCGCAGCTAACATCTGCACGAATTTTAGAGTGCATATGTATTTTACATTGTAGACTGTGTTCATACAAAGATTCTGTATGATGAGGGTTGTGCTGTGAACCGAAATCTATGATTCGTTCAATCATTGCGGCTTCATCTGCGTGGCGCGAAAATGCCATACAAAGATGGTCATAACCTTCGTTATCGGTAGGAAATTGAAATTGTCGATACTGGCGCTCAATCACACTCGTGCCTACGGTTCGCGCGCGATGGGCGTCATTTTGAATACATTCAGATACAGGTCGATTGAAAATCACGTATTCCACAAAAAGAGCTTGGTGAACCGTTTTTCTCGCGGTTTCTACAACGTGCATACGATTCTTGCGCTTTAAATTGGTAGCATCATAGATAACATCTTGTCCATTATTCAACGCAAGAAGAGTACGCTTGAGCATTAAATCAAAAACCTGCGCAGGATTCTGCTGATCGTTTTCATCACCCCAAAGTTCGCCACGGATAGCGTCAGAGCTGAGATGTACGATGGAACCAGCCGGGCTAGAGGCTACCTTCTTGTCGGCCCAGGTAGACTTACCAGAACCGCTAAGACCAATGAGCATATAAAGAATTGGCATATTTTCTCCTTCCTTGTCCCTTACTCTTGGGATAGGGGACACAGCTTCTCTACTAAGTTAATTAGTGATGATGCGTGCATAACATTATGATAATAGTCGTAGGCGTTTTCTGCCTTATGCTTATGAAGGGCAAAGAGCGCGCCAGAAAGGACGGGATCTCGCTTCTGTACTTCCTGCGCAAAAAGCTTATCATCCACGATGTCTACTAGCGGTTCGTAGGTCAGTTCCGTATAGGTCATTAGCCACTTAATTACTTCGATAATAGGTAGGAGCTCAGGGATTCGTTCAGGAAAATAAGCACAATAGTCGTCAAGCTCATCGTTACGCCACATGTCCACAACAGTTCGGTAGGTGATAATGTGATTGTTAGAAAGGTAATGAAGACGAAGATATTCATCACCCTTGACCTTGACGCGCAAGTTGGAACCATTTACGCGCTCATTGCTTACAACCACATAGCCTTCTTCGTCATCACCCATTGCGTGCGCAGATTCAATGCACTCGGCTAGTGAATTGTAGAAGAAAGAACGAGGATGCCGTAACGTTTCCCATTCAATGGGCAGCTTTTCTTCTTCCATCGTAACCATATTGCGCGCGCCCAGATAATACAAAGCAGTATCTGCATACTTGATGACAATACGATTCAGGGGCGATACTAGTTCAAAGAAGTAGGTATATGCGGGGTGAAGCTGGATGAAAAAATCATGGATATTTACGTTGCCAAGAGCGCGACAAAAGAGCTGGAAATAGTTGTACATTCCACATTCTGCATTGCGCGCGTCAATAGTCTTGTTGGTGCTAATATGCCAATCGCCGCGGTCAAACCAAAGCTTTATAATGGAGCCATCTATCTTTTCTTGGATGCGCACGCCACGAGACCAATTGATAGGTGCGGCGTTAGGCTCAGACCAATTGAAGAACTTGTCAAGAGCGCGACAACAGCACCACCACTTTTTCGAGGATTCGTTATAGGTGAAAATGGAGCCACGAGCTTCGAGCGCTAGCGGATTACTGAAATCAGTCTCGCCCTGACGATAGAAAAGTAGATAGTAGGGGCCATCCTGCGTAATGGTAAGGCAATAGGGTGGCATAGACAAAAGCTCCTGCCAATTTTCTTTATGCGCGTTCATGAAATCAACAATATACATTTTATGTTACCCTCCCTTTGATGTTAATATTATAGCATGAATTTTAATGGAAGTCAAATAGAAAATTTAGGAGCGGCGCAGCCGCTCCATATTTTTATTTTATATTTATATATATTTGTTTTAATATATATTTATATATATTTATTACTGTAGTCAAAATGACTGTCCTATGTAGTCAAAATGAGTATATAGGCGCGCGAATGTAGTCAAAATGACGGTCTTATGTAGTCAAAATGAGTACATAGAGGCGTCATTTTGAAGGCAATGAGATGCGCGGCCGTCAGTGAAGGCGTCATTTTGACATTATTCAGATAGCAATTATTCTTATTTATTATTAAATTTTAATTCATAGTCAGTTTCTGTATGCTTAATAATAAAACCTTTTTCTATTAGTTCTTGAAACCCTGTAGAAATACTACGTTGGCAAATGCCGGCGTCTACGGCGATGGTTTTTGGTGAAAAAACAACTGTTGATTTATTGAATTTTAAAAAATATAAAAATAAACGAAATGCAGACTCTCGTAAATTTTTTACTAAAAATGGTATGTGTTGATGAATCAAAGAATAAGCATTATATTCTAAGTTAACATTAATGGTTTTTCTCTGGGCGGCAAAATTTTGGCCGCCAGTATTTTTATTGTAGCCATTTTTAATTGTATTAAATTTATTAATATAATATTTTTCTAATTTATTAGCTTGCTCTAACGAAAGTCCCTCATGAAGTATTTCCTTTTGTATGTTATCCCATCCATATAACACAATATCAACATACATCTCTTGATTTTTGTATCCTTCACCCGACTGCCATCTCTGCTCTGGTTTTTGACAAGTTTGTCCTATATATTGTTTTCCATTTGGAAAAGTTAGTTTATAAATATAATAAGTTTGTTCTTCCATAATTTAATTCACATCCTTATACTCGAATAGTATTTATTTGTTCACAAATTCTACGAATTTCGTTGCGCACGGCGCGCTCTGCTTCTTCTGATAGGTATAGTGATTGTCCTCTTACCCATTTGGCAATGGTGGAGGGGTCATATCCGATACGTTTAGCTAGGCGCGCAATAGGGTAGCCTAGATCTTTTAAAATTTGTAATGCTTCTTTTGTTTGCATTTTATACCTCAAACCCGCGAAAGCGGGACAAACTATAATTAAGAATAGGGTAGCCAAAATGAATTGGCTACCGCGTATAATAGTAGCTAACGGCTAGAAAGCAAGTATCAAGAAGAAGGAGAAGCAGAAAAACTGCTTCATCCATTCTTCTCCAGATTCCTTACTTCACGTTGCAGCGCGGCAATTAGCTTCATGTTGGTGGCTGGGTCACGTTCCGTTAGTAGATGAATGCGCCATAGCTTCTGCTGGGCGCGCACATAGTTTGAAAACATAGTTCCTTTTCTCCTTTCCTTAGTCCCAAAGATCATAAAAATGTTCACCTAGCTCGTTCCATGCCTGCTTAAAACAGGTATGAGCATCCTGCGATATGCGTTCGGCTTCTGCCCAATACTTATCACTTAGGTCTCGGTCTACGTTATGCCAGTTCTTGTCTAGTTCCTGCATATATTTTTCGCGGTATCGGTTGCGCGCTTCCTGTTTATCTTCCTGTATCTGTTCGAGAGCATTGGCTATATGGTATAACCATGTTTCCCACTTTTCCTTGGTTTCAAACGGTGAATGACCTGGATATGCGTATCCTTTTTCTGCCATTTGCCTAAGCATAGGTGGAAAAATTGCGGTGATCCAATCGCCCATGTTCCAAACATCGCAACCGATGAATCCATAGCGGGCGCGCCGGAAAATGTTTTGTATTAGAAGCCAAAAGTCCTTGAACCAAAGCCAAGGATGCAGTAGATAGTAGCGTGGAGCATAGGTAAATGAATAATTAATTACGGATAGAGGATACTTCTTGCGGGACATCTGGTCTTTCTCCTTTCTTCAATTCTCGTACAAATTGTAAGGCTTCATCTAGAGTTTCATAGATGTGAAAATGGGTGAAATCGTCTTCAATGTCTTTTTCGGTAAAGATTGGAGTGCCCCATTCTAGTTGAACTTGACGCACGCACCATTGTAGACCATGATAGCGAAAAATGTAGCGGACATCGGCATTGTTGTGATATGGGTTATAGGCGTCCAAGATATAAACTACATTCCCCACAATAGCTCAACCAGATAGTCGGGCTCTAGGCCAAGCCAATCAGCGACGGTTTCTTCGTAATCTTGTAAGCCATAGAGACTACCTTGTTCTAGCATCGAAGCTAATTCTTGCTGACATTGTTCAACCAAATTTTCTGCTTCGTTGCGGCTGATCCCGTCTCTGCGCATCAGAATTTCCACAATATTTTCCATTAGGTGCTATCTCTCCTTTTGCTACTAGGCGCGCATAGGCATCCTCATTTTCAATATCCATATGGCGGTCAAGGTTGGCTTTGACAAAATCATCCCAAAATTGTGCGTCCCGTAGCCTTACTCCCATCCCCATATCTTATACCACACTTCCTCTCCGTCGGTGTGATCAACTTCAATTGCATAGCCCCTATTTTTGCACCATTGGCGCGCGAAGGTTTCATCTTGGGTACTCTTGAAGGTGCGGTAGGCCGCCTTCTTGCCTAGGGTGCGCGCCAACCTTACATCATCCTCAAGCTCTTCCGTTAGCTTGCTCTCCTTCTTTTTCTTATTCCACCACAGCATAGGTTTCGTTTCCTCCTTTGTTCCAAATCCTCATACAAACATAGTTGGGATTAGCATCAAAATTACAAAATTCCGCTTTCCATCCATTCATCTGGCACCAATATTGAAGAGTTGGTAAATCAATGAGGGCGCAAGTAAAAGGGAAAGCGGGGGATCCATGTTCTTGCGACCATCGACTCTCGGAATCTAGGTCGCGCGCAAGATTTGAATTTGAAATTTCCGTCACTTTTTTTCAGCCGCCTCATAAGTAGGCAGGCTGAAACACCTCCTCAACATATCCATTTTCTACTGTATATGCTATCTTTCGGATACCAAGATCGCGCAAGGCTTGCGCGCAAGAAGCGCATGGGCGCGCAAGAGCCAAACTCCCATCCTTCAATTCCCTGTACACATAAACCTCTACGTCACGAAAATCGACATCCAGAAACCGAATTTTGCGGTAAATCTCTATCTCGGCATGGGTGCGCGCCGGTTTAGTTAGAATGTCGTGTTTGCTTATGGTGCGATAGCGGTTGTAGTGCTGCTGGGTAGGGGTGGTTTTGCGGGTATTGTGACCTACCGCTAGTACGTACCGGTTTTTTAGAACGGCTACGGCACCTAAATGCGCGCCATCGTAATCGGAAAGCTGGGATTCGGCTTTTGCCCTATCAAAAAATTTCTGCTTCATCGTGGATGTTTCTCTCTCCCTTTCATTACCTCTATTATAGCACAAAAATTGGGGAAAGTCAAGGGGAAGGGGAGGGTGAAAAGGGCACGTTACGGCAGGTCTCGGCAGGCTTTGGTTCGTTTCCTTTTTTTTTAAAAAAATCGCGAAAGTGGCCGAGGTAGCAGTAAATTTGAGCCGCGAAGCGGCTCATAATTTACGCGTCGGCCACTTTCGCACCTGTAAATTGCGAAAGCTGCGAAGCGACCGCAGGTCGCGTAGCGGCTTGAGAAATTTACAGGCTGGGCAGGCGAGATTGCGCAAGGAAGCGAAGGGGAGAAACGAAAGGATTACCTCGAGGATACCTTTGGTTGGCGAAGGGAAGGAAACGAAGGCAGCCGCAAGGTAGGGAACCGAGGGGTAGGTAACAAGGGGAGGGATAGGCAAGGAAGGGGAAGGGAAGGGGAGGGATTGGAATTGAAATTGGGAATCATTTTTTTATATTTAAAATTAGATGGAAGGGCGCAATCAAAAAATTGTACAAAATTTTTTTGATTTATTGTACGAGGAGGGGTACTGCTGCAAAAATTTTTTCTATTTTTTTTTGCCATTTGTGAGGACGTTTTTTAATTCGATTTTTCATTTCTTTCATGGAAAAATGGCTGTTTTTCCCCCTGAGCAGACGCAGGTTCCTTATATAGAAAAGTGCGTCTGCTCAGGGGGAAATTTTAGCTAAAGTGCTTGTACTGTAAAGCGCCGGTAGCTGGTGATGGTAATATCTTGTTTTTCCCTTTTCCCGATTGAAATGGAAACTCTAATTATGCTTTTGCCTGCCTTTTGCTTAATCAGAGGACAGGCGGCCTGCAGGCTGGCCTGTCTACTGTGGAAAAATGTTCTTGTTTCCACTTGAAGCCTTGAGGGAATTTTCCAGGGAAAAATAGGGGTAGGTTTGGGGTTGGGTTTCGGGCTATTTTTACCTTAAATTGGGATTCAAATTTAGATTGAAATTGAAATTGAAATTGCGTTCCGGTTTATAAACCTGTGGGTAAGCGGCCTGCAGGCTGGCCTGCAGGCGGCCTGTCTACTAGGGAAAAATAGTTTAATCTAGGATGCAGGCTGGCCTGCAGGCTAGTATATTAACGGGAAAAAATGGCTTATGTTAAGGCCAAGTATTTTTTTTATAATAATAAGGGGGGGGGGGGGGTTAGGGAAAAAACTACGCTGGTTTTCAAAATAAGCCAAAAATTGGTTTAAAAAAA